TACTATTCCGGTAGCTCAGGCTACGGCAGATGCGAAAGCAGAAGCCTCTCCAGCCGGTAATTCAGGTGGTGGTAAACCGGCAGCTACTACTAATAAAGTTAAACCAACTAATAAAGCTAAGACAAAGACAAAAGCCGGTAGTGTACCTGACTTTTCCGAGTTTGCCGCTTTAAATATTAAATACGAGTTTAGCGGTCTTAGGAAGGACGTAATGACTGTAGTCGGTCTTTATCACGCCGGAGAGACGAGCAATAAAGTCTCCATGGAACTGGCCGGTTGTCTAGCACAGACTAAGAAGAATTTCATGTATACTATAGAATCATATCTTGGCCCGGATATTAAATTCAAAGCTGAGAATTACTTTGATAATCTTCTTCATCGTCTAAATACAATGGTTATTGAATCTCTAAGACAAATAGAATCTCCTATGAATTGCTTAAACACTATAGCAAGTTTCTTCGACCTTTATGATAGTTCTGATTGGGATGCTTTTGTAGCATGGTTAGTCGGAGATGACGATTTAGAATCAATTACTAAATCAAATGAAGAAGGGTAGGTGAAAAGGTGGCATTACTTTCTGTTGTTGAAGCAACACATAACATTACTACCAAGAATCTAAATACCTACCAAGCGGATTACTTTCCGACTTCCGTAAAGTCATGGAAAAAGCCATATAAGAAACCTGTATTACTTAATCACAACTCTTATAGTGGAACTCCTGTAGGTAGGATACAAAAGGCGGAGCATACCGATAGTGTTATTAAAAAGAATCTGCAAACGCAGCGACTTATCATTAAAACAACTGATGAACTAGTTGCTAGTAGAATTCTTGATAGTACCTATACAACCCTGTCTATTGGTGGTTCTGCTGATTCAGCCATCTGCTCAATTTGCGGAGCAGATATATTAGATACCGGATGGTGTGGACATTTAAAGGGCAGGAAGTACGATGGTAAGGTTTGTACCTGGCTTATAGGAGTTATGGAGTATGAAGAAATATCCTGGGTTAACGTTCCGGCAGATCCTTATGCTCAGGTAATTATACCCGACCTTGAAGCGGCAGCTAATGGTAATGATGAATCTGCCGCATTTGCAAGACAACTACTAAAGGAATATCTCGAAGATGAGCCAGGAAGGAGGACTGAGTTCGTGAGTAAGACAGCAGCCGAATTAGCAAAGGAAATAAACGATCAGATTAATAGTCTTAATACACCTCCAGCAGACACGGATAGCGGAAATGTAGGAGGTACAGAAGGCTCTTCTCAGCAAGAAAACTCCAATAATGAAAATCGCGTTCAGAATATAGCAACCTTTACTACAACAGTCGAATCTTTAACTACTGAACTCGGTGGTATTAAAGGTGAAGTTACAGATGAAGTGATTTCTAAGGCTATTGGTGTAGTTGAACTTGTTGTTAAGGCAATTAGCGGTCAAATTAAACCAGAGGAGTTTATGGCAACCTTTACAGCTCCTGCAAATAAAGAATCTCTCGAGCAAGTAGAGCAAAGAGCCGTTACCGCCGAGACTGCTTTAATAGCTGCTGATGCTACTATCGTTGAATTAAAGGACAAGCTTAATAAGGCAGAGCAACAGACCGAGCCATTAAAGCACCAAGCTGAACAAAGTAATAAATTAGCTCAGCAAGTCGCGAAACTGGCTAGAATGGTAGCCATAGATCGTGTTGTAGATCTAACTATCGTTGTAGAAGGAAAGAGTCCTAACGATCGCAATACTATTGCGGAATCTCTTGCATCTAAACAGATTTCCGATCTCGTAGCCGATGGACAATCACTGGCTGAGAAATTACCAATCCCTCAAAGACAACAAGGGACTGCTCATAAAGATGGCGCTGGCGAAGAAGAAGAAATCGAAACACCAGGCGGTGGCAAGAATGAAGCTATTTCAACTGAAGCTATCGCATCATCCATGGTAGCTATGTTTTCAGGTAAGAATTTAAAGAGTTAAGTAATTAGTTATAAGGAGGAACTACGAATGGCACTATTTGATGGTATGAAAGCAAAAGCTAACTCTCGTACAGATATGCGCCGATTCTTCGTGTCCGAAGGTGTTTCACCTAGTGAAGAATGGCAGCTTGATCAGACACTTCCTGTCTTATTTTCAAATCCCTTTGGTAAGCCTGGCCAAACCGAGGTTGTTATTGGTAAAGGTATGGCTTGTGCATTAAAACCAACTTTAGTCAAGTCTTTTAAGTATGGTACACATTTACCTGTAATGACCTTGGCTGACGGTGCTAATGCTTTTATCGGGGCCGCTCCGTATAATCTTTGCGTTGGGCGTTTAGATCGCTTTGAAGGTAACGATCCTAACATCTTACGTCGTCAGTATGTTGAGATCCCCTGGTTTCGTCGTAAAGAAGATGCGGCTCAGGTTAATTACGGTTGTTGCTGGGGCGATATTAAGCCTGGCGATATCTTAAAGGTTAGTAAAGATATACTCACTTTAAATGGCCGCAATATGCTGCTTGGTAAATATGACAAATTCGATAAGACTGCAGACGATTACTGGCAAGTACTTGGCCAAATCATGGGCGTTGAAATGGATGTTGAACCATGGGGATGGTTCAAATGGGTCATGTGGGATGAAGCAGCTAAGCGCCAAGATGATGTTTATGTCAACTATGGTGGTAAAGAACTTCAGCCCAATACCATACAAACTGTTAACGGTAGTGATTATGCATATCCATTCGATCCTGAATACCGTGATGGTCGTTTCGATATCAATGGTTATATGAATCAGTATACAAGATTTCCAAATGGAATTCCTGGTCTAACTGATGGCGGTAATCGTGAAAACCAAAGTTATGACGGTATTATACCTGCCGGTACATTAACCGGTGCTCAAGTTATTTGGACGATGCCGTATAAAGCTATTATTCAAGACAGTGTAAAGGTTACTGTTGGTAATAATGTAATGGATTTGTCAACATATACAGTCGATCATGATCTTGGTATTGTGACCTTTACTGCAGATAAAGACTATGACGCTCTGACCTCTGTACTGGTTGAGTTTAAGAAGAAGTTCCCCGGTACTCCAACTAGTTGGGATACAGTGGGCTTTTCTGGTATGGTACGTCTATTACTCCGATAATAATCGTTTAAATTGACACAAGGAGGAACTTCGAATGGCACAAATCTTTACTGAAGCCGAACTTACAGAACTCAAGGGAAAGGTTACCGAGAAAGACCTTGAGTTAGCAAAGCAGTACGAAGCCTGGCAAAAGGGCGAGATTTCAAGTCCGCCTCATGTTAAAGAATATCTATCCAGTCCATCTGCTACAATATTAATTCCTAAGACTATTGTAATGGCAGCTCGTCTTGCAGGCGAACCTGTAGCCGTAGCTTCCCAGTTTATGAAAACCGTGAATATGCCAAACTCCGGCGCTCTGTATGTATTCCCTACATATGGCCCGATGAAAGCTAACGATATTGCAGAAGGTCAAGAATGGCCGACAGCCACCATTGATAGCGAACAATTCGAAGGAGTCGAAATCCGTATCGGTAAGTCTGGTATCAGGATTCAGTACACCGACGAAGTTGTAAAAGACTCTCAGTGGGAAGTTATTCAAATGATGATTGAGCAAGCCGGTCGCGCAATGACACGACATAAGGAGCAGAAATGTTTCCGTCAGTTTACATTGCACGGTCATACGGTATTTGATAACGATCCGGTTGTTAAAACGGTTACCGGTGGTTTATCTGCAACTTCCGGTCTTGATGTAGATGGTAACGTAAATGATACTTTCAGTGTAGAGGATTTCCTCGACCTGATTATCGCTGTTATGTTAAATGAAATGGATCCAAATACCATCTTGATGCATCCATTAACCTGGATTACTTTTGCTAAGCAGGAGTTAATGAATCAGGTAATGGGCGGCATGAATCTGTATCCGGCTACAGATCAACCCAGTGCCTTTAAACTTGGCCCTGGCAGCTTACAAGGACGTATTCCATTTGCCTTTGATTTAATGCTAAGTCCGTTTATCCCTCTTGACTGGAATCGTAAACGGTACGATATGTACTGTATTGATAAGAACAATATCGGTATAATTCTCCAGAAAGAGGGCTTATCTACCGAGAAATTTAACGATCCAACCAGGGATATTTACAATATCAAGTTGAAAGAGAAATACGGTATTGGTATCTTCCATCAAGGTCGTGGTATCGCGGTAGCCAGAAATATCAAACTCGATGTTAGCTACCTGCAACCGAGACTTATTCGTGCTCGTATTGAAGGTCAACCTATTCAGACTGTACAAGCTCCCTAAATAAACGGAGGTATCAGAAATGGAACATCGTTTAAGATTGAACGTAGCTAATGCTGACCAGTTCTGGTGCCCTATTAATAAGTTCGCCTTAGCACCTGGTTTTCGTCTAGAGGGTACTCTCCCTCTAGACGCTAACTTAAAGTACATTCTTCGGGGTGTGAAATCAGGTAAACTTATTGATGTAAATGGTACCGTATTAGGTGGTGTTAAAAAACAAGATGGCGAATTCATCGACAACGGAGAAAAAGAAGAAGACACAGAAAACTACAATTCAGAGGGGAGCTCAAACTCGGACAATCCCGACCCCGGTAATGACGGTACTTCCGAAAGTAAACCCCCTGAACAGAGCGACAAACAAGAGGAAGTAAAACCTGTAGAGCCAGTGGTTAAATCCTCGACAAAAGCTTCGACAAAACCCGCTGCTCAAGAAGATAAGAATAAGAAGTAAGAGGGAGATATCATGGGTATTGCTATGTTGCCCTATGTAGTAAGTACAGATCCTCCCAACGGCGTAGCTGAAATCCCAACTAGTCAAGTTGTTAGAATTGTATTTAATACGGATATAGATATTAGTACACTTATTTCGATATTTGCTAACGAGCAAGCTACTGGAAATCGGATACCTATAAATGTAGATTACAAAGATATGGTGGCTACAATTCGTCCTGAACCAATGTGGACTCCTAATACAGTTTACCGAATTACTATAGCAGGTGATGATGTATTAGACCCGGAAAAGAAGTTTACCGGTATTCAGTCTATCCTTGGATATCCTATGGCGGGAAGTTTTACAGTCACCTTTCGGACGGTATTTAATCCGACGTTACTAGCTCCGGATATCAGTTTAGTTTCTCCTACCGATGAGAGTGTTGTTACCGGAGAGACTATAACCTTTACGTGGCCCGTAGTGGCAAATGCGGAAAGATACGAATTCGAAATCTCTCAATTTAACAACCTAGATCCGTATACTTGGAGAGGTATTGTAACCAAACCAGAGGTTACGCCCGACATTGTATTAGAAGATAAGACCTACTATTGGCGTGTTAGGGCTATAGATGCAGCTGGTAATACTGGAGATTGGTGTGGGATATGTACCTTTGGTGTAAAGAATACACCAGACAATCCAGTAACACCAGAGGATCTGTATAATGATGAGGTCTTAGTATTACCTGAAGAGATTGTCACATTTCCAGATCCCGATTGGGTTAACGTAGCTCTAAACTTACGTACTATTACAGCAATTGTCCCGGCAGGCGTACTAGTAGATGAAGCATTACTTAGTAGTGCTATCAAGATTACTACACAAGATGCCTTTAATGAAATAGCCCCTGTTGAAGAAGTCGACCAGACTAAGTATAATGTGGCAACTCAAGCCATGAATGATGGTAGTACTATGATTATTATAACTTTGGGAGAGGTGATTTAAATGGCTGGCGATTTTATGGTTGCATACGTGGTTGACGGTATGGTATCTATCAAAGACGCCGGCCAGCTCCGTCTTCCAGAACATATCTTTGGTACTAAGATTAAACGGTATACTAAAGGCTTTAGGCTCGAAGTACCAGCTCTTGAAGGTACTTATGAATTCTCTTACACACCGGAGATGGATGTAGACTTGTTTCAAATTAATGTAGGCTGCTCCGGTTATTCGGATAGTGACTACTGGCAACTCTGGGTTGGTGATGAAACTATACCTACCTGTGAGACCATATATACGAAAGAACTACACGAAGGAGTAAGTATAGCTGCAATTCCGGTAATAGCTGGTACGGTAATTAAGTTTGAATTCTTAAACAATTCTTGTACTAGTAAGATCGTTTACGTAGACCTCGTTATGAGAAAGTAAAGGAGGTAATGTAGTTGACATGGACTGAAGGGTTTAGCAACTCTAATTATATCCTTAAAGCTATTGGTAAGGCGATATGCAAACCAGTGGATGATAAGGGTATATTCCATGATGAAGATAAATGGGAGTTAGTTTATCCCGATCCTACTAAGTTCGCCAAAGTAACTGATATTACTGAGGCTTTATTTTCAACAGATCAGATAAATTACAAAACTAGCAAACGCCCGATTAAAGAAGATACCACTCCTATCTTAAAGATAAATAACGTAGTTCCGGAAATCGGTACTTACATTATTGACTATATTAGCGGTATTGTCACATTTTATTCTAAGCATTCGCCAGGTGACGTAGTTATCATGACTTACGACTGGGATGATGACGGTGTAGAAGGGGCGTTAAATGCTATTGGTACCGGCATTGACCAGGATAATGAACGAGTGATCTTCAAAACAACAACCTATCCGGTAATTATAACTCCGGAGGCGAAACTTCAAAATGATATAATCGATCCGTCTCTTAATACGGAAAAAATTACTATGTACGTTGAACTTTATAAACCAAAGTATCTTATTAATCCTGAAACCGGTCTTGCTTCTTATAAAGATGAAAATGGTACTGTTATTTCTACCAGTCGTAATCAACATCATATAATGTGTCGCATTTTTGACAATTATACCGATATTGTACACATATTGGGAGAAGTCGCTAAACCGCTTGATACACAGTATCAAGTTTATAGTCTATTTCATAATAACCTGATGCATACTACAGAAAATTCGCCCGTAGTTAAATTAAACGGACAGTTACTGGGCGAAGGTGCTGGAGATATTATAATCGTTAATGGAGTAGAGTATAAGTCCGGGATAGATTTCTTTACAGGTATTGATGCGGCAACGACTGTCACCGCCTTGGCACAGGCTATAGCAGCTGACGGATTATTTACTCAATCTGTAAGTGAAAATACTGTTATACTTACTCAAGTAACGCCATCTACAGATATGCTCACGGTAACTCTAAGTGAGGGTTCGATTGGTGTTATATCTGCTGTTACAAATAATGTAGTTTACAATGCAGGTCATCCGGTTATAAGTCCTATTAAGACTGCAATTAATACTCCTGGTCTTAACGTTAACTACGGTGTGACTTACAGTGGTCAGAACCTTACTCTGAATGAAAGATCTATACCTATGACTTCTACATTAACTCTGAATGGTTCAGTTACGGCTCTTACGATTACACAGATTAAAACTGCCTTACAAAATGATATTAATGCTGTATATACAGGGGCCGATAGTGGTGAGACATTTGTTGTAGGAGATGATGGTACAAAACTGACAATCACTTCAGCTCGGGCTGGCGCTACTGCTACTGTTAATCTTAACGGTTCGAGTCCTGGACTTTCTGGTGCTCTCGGATTTACAGATATAAGTCCCGTATACGGACAAGATGAGGTTTTGCCGACTCCGGCAGAATTTAGGTTTACTATAACAGAAAACTTAGCACCTGGCGATTATACGATAGGAGCAATGAATGGTACTATCACTTTTCCAAAAGTAAACCTTCCTACAGATAAGGTTACCGTAGACTATGATTATATTCATAACGGCCCTGTACCCGATGTTATAGATAGTTACGGTAATGTTGTTACTCGGGGAGCTCATGTATCCGACTGGGCTAAATTCTCATGGTTCCGCGACTGGGAAGAGATTAATATTGGACTGAAGAACTTTACCGGTGGTATAGCTAACTTAGCTGGCGGCTTGTTGCTTAATCAAATCCAGATACCAAACTTAATTGATGGTATCCCAATTCAATTCTGGTTATCTGTTAATAAGAATAGATTGGTATTGATACTTATGGGCGAACCGTCAATTGATACCGAAAATTATCTTTGCTCATTTGGATATTTCGGTAAACTCGAAGCTTTACCTAAGAGCGTTAATGATACTGCAGGTAACTTTGCCATGAGCGTAGGCTCTTCTACAATACCTGCTAAGCTTGGTACCATTCCTAAAGAGAAAGTCATTATTAATAGTATTACCGCAAGAATAGATGTTGGTGGTAATCATGAAGGCGGGACGACCTACTCTTATATAGTTACATTCATGGATGATGGTGGAGAATCTCCTGCCTCAAGTCCGATGGCTATATATGCAGATGGAAGTCCGGCTACTGCTAATGTGTCTATATTTATAGAATTTAAGACACCTCTTTATTCAAAAGGTTGGCGTATTTATCGTTATAAAGTCGAAGGTGATAAAACTACAGATCCAAGTATCAATGCTCTTGCTAATTACAAATTGGTGGGTAGGTCTACTGACATTGGTGGCATCGTCTCTTGGATTGATTCAGATGTGACAATATTACCTACTGATAGTATTCCAAGCTATTATGGTACTCCAACTCCAGGTGTAGTAAGAGATCCATTATTCGGACTCGTTACGGATATTAAGTATCCAGATAAATGGGGTCTTGATACTGCTACCGGAGTAGGTGATGTTGCTATGTTTAAAACTCGCGGAGGAGCTTTCTTTCAGCGACATAGAATAGCCTTCACCACGCCGGAAGAATTCATGAGTAAGAATGCTTTTAATCCGTCCCGTTGGACTGGTCATTTTCATCTATCATTAGTAAATGTTTTACATTTATTCGATGGTCATCGCGGAGCGCTAGATGGAGTATTAGCTGTGGATAGTATCTCTATCGCACCGCTTGACGAATTAACGGTAGATAAAGGTAAGGTAGAAGTAATTGAGAAAGTAATCAAAGGTGTATCTTTATCTACTGGCGTATCTGAAATGGTCTTTAATGATTTCTCTACAGAAGCTCAAACTATGAAGATTGTAGGTAAATTACCGGCAGCGACAGCGCAAGCTTCTAGCGAATCTGAACAAATAGGGACATTGATCGACCCTCCGTTTAATAAAGTCACCTTACGGACATCGGACGGTCAACCTGTAAAGGACGTTCAGACCAGAGAAATATACGGTAGGATGAGTTGGGATTCTAGTAACAACTGTTTTAGGATCGATCTTAAAACTATTGACCAGAGTTCGGCCGAGATCGATGGAGTTGTAGCTGTTGACATGGATGATGTGCAACTTACTTACAGCGCACGGGAAAGTGTTGAGAAATATTATAAATATTTCACTATTAATGCGCCGCACAGTATGTTAACTAACAGTCCAAATTCAATGTACGGTCTCGCTATTAAGAAAAGTTAAATAACCTCCGGGGGTGTCTATATTGTACTCATTAGCTTTCTACCCGGATTTAAAGATTGCTAATTGCATACTTACTTTCTCAGATAACCCAAGCACTACTTACATGGTGCTTGGGTATATTCCTATCTCTATATACGAAGCTATTATAGATGAAGCTATCTGTGGAATTATTCCTACAAGTAATGGCATATCTGATAGTTTACCATTTGGTATAACCGATAGGGCGGGACTTACAATAAATCAATCTAACCTAGGTGATAGTATTTATACATCTATGTTCGTTATAGACCGGCCATATACTGGTCATCTAGATAACGTTGGTGTAAATCTGAGTAATGATGTAGCCGCTGATAGAGAAAGTCAAGCTATAGCATTTCAGGATAAAATGTATGTAGGGATTGCTGAGAGATTTGGTCAATATATTAGTAAAGCCTTTAGTGGTATTAGAAGAATATCTCTTAAAGGTCTTACGACAAAAGGAACTATTGGAACGTTATCCTGGATAAATGGGATAATTATTAAAGAACCCAATAATCTCAAATCTCCTAAAATTGGTACTGATAATCTCGAAATATATGCTACACAATGTTTCAACAATGGCAATATAGACGATACGATATATTCAATTAGAATAAATATAAATAGTTCTGTTATTAAATCAATATCTTCTATCAAAATTATTAAGGAGTTTATATATAACAATCAGGATATTATACTTGAGAAATGGATGACATTTGGAGAACTGGTTTTAGAGAATAATGGCTTCATAAAACCCATGTCAGCATTCGAAATAAAACCAGATATCCAATTAAAGAATACGTCTAAGTTACTAGACGTAGCAAACGATCTTGACAGTATTCGTAAAAACAGATCTGCTGCTTCGGATAAAGTAATTAAGATTATGTTTAGAAAAAGACTTAATGGAAATGTAGATTTGATGAGAATCTTTGGCAATAAGAATATTACTAACATTCTTATTGCCAAAGAATTAATGTTAAGCAGGAAACACAAATATAGAATGACTTATACATATCCAGATATCCAGGGGAAAAGAGATATTTATGGAACTATTAATATTAAAAATGAGACTTGCGGAACTAGAAAACAATTTCATGAATCACATGTAGAAAAACGATTTGTACTCTGGAAAATAATTAATAAAATACAGCAGTTAAGCGATATTCATGGTTTTAGGATATCTAGAAAGATAAACCATCCTAATTCTACTATTAACGGGATACGAACCGAGGAGAACGAATATAACGGACTTGTTGAGGTTGTAGATATCTTTTGTAAGAAAAATGACGGTCGTGTTATTAGTATGTCAGAGATAATATCCCATAAAGATAAAAGACTATTTAATAAACTTACTAATGCACAAGATGCAGTTAAATCAGATTTCATAACGTTTATTGGCAAAACACTTCTTTATTTATATAAGTTTGTAAGAAATCTTTCAGCTTCAGATGATATCAAGACAGCTTTAAAGTCTGACAATCCTATGGAGATAAACAAGGAACTATTGGTTAATACTGAAAATATTAATGTTTTAATTGACGATGATAATGAAATATTAACCAAGGTTTCTGGGAATGTAGAATTAGATAAAATCGAGATTACTAATAAAAGTCCTGTTGAAGTTGTTATTGGACAATTAATCGATACTGACAAGGTTGGTTACGATAGTTTAGAAGATAAAGTCAAAGTAGGTTTGCCAAAAACTAATGAAGGTGTCGTTATATCTACTCCAGGTATTACAGTGAAACTCAATAAAATGGTTAAAGTATTCACTCAAGTTATTGGCAACTCGGTATCCGAAAGAGGTAATATCTTTAATGAATGGCCTCTGGGTGTATACAAGTCTATACCAATAACATTATCTAATATACTCCAGGGGGTCTACAAACTACTTGGATACATATTTGATAGTAAAGTTTTAAATATGCTTAAAATTCCCAATATTGGTCATAAACAGTATGATATTTCCGGAACGAAAAGTGAGGAAATCGGTATAACCAAACCGGAGACGGTTGCAAAGTCAATTCAATCTTCTTTAATTAAAGAAGATTTACCTCCCGTTGGAGATGTTAAGGTTAATCGTCTTGGTATTATAACAGAAGAATTACAGGGTCATTGGGATGATACATGGCTTGAAATATGGAAACTTCATGGTAAGGGACTTGATAAACTTCAAATTCCTGATAAAGATTATTACTATGCTAAAGATATTGCTGAAATCCTAAATCACAATACAGGAGAAATATATCAGGCTTTATCACCTGTCAATACTCCAATGGTTAAAGTTGCTAAATGTATCGAGCATCCATTACCGGAATTTTCAGAAGTTGGTCGAGAAGATCATAATATGAAAAAGTTAGTTATCAAAGCTTCTGTATTAGTAGATATGATGCTCTTGATTAGACAATTAACTAGGGTTCATTGGCAGAAATATATGTTAATGACATCTCAAGCAACCTTAATGCATTTACTTGAGAATCTTTACGGTATAATCGAAGAAACTCTTTATGGTAGTAGAGAGTATAGGAAAGCATTCCAGATGGTTCGCTGGTATGCTGAAGCTATAGCTCTTTATGATTCTAATTTCTATATAAATAGACATTACGAACAATGGCTATCAAAAGAATATCATGGTTATATCGGAGAGCCTGGGGAAGTTGTAAACAACGGATGGAGTATTAACAGCAACTCGATTATATATACCAATCAAAGTGAATCGTCACTTACATTAAATCTAACAAACTGGGTAGATGGCTACCTAGCCTTTTCCACATATACAGATAATATCGAAGCTAAGATAGATCTCTATATTGATGATATCAAAGTATTAACTACCGGTACCGTAAATCAAGTAAGACAATGGGTACTAATGGGTCAACATAATATAAAGTTTGTATTTAGTGGGCCGGTCAATACAACTGGTTACCTTTCCGGTATAAGCCTAGAGGGATGTAAATTCACCAATGCTGAGATGATAGTCAAGGCCAAAGATGATAAACCAAAAGGTAAGATAAGTTCCGACATCCTTTTAAGTAAGCTATTGAAGTATTATGCAGATCATCACTTCGATAAAACAAAAGGTACCAGAGAACAATGGATTGAAAGTATTACCCAGATTAAAATTGACGATTAGGAGGGTAAGATATGAAGACGGTTAAGTATAGTGTTATGTATAGACCGCTCCATCCGGAAACAGGACAACCTTTGTTAAACACGGACGTAGTTCAACCGATACTTGATAAGTATCTTGTTTACGATGCTAATACTTTAAAGGACTATAAAACGTTTCCCGATGCACAGAAAATGCCAGTTATCTTAGAACAAGTTCCTAACTGTATTTGTGCTATTAGCAGGCAAATTATGGAGACTAAATTTACTTATTCTCCTAGCTCAACTCCAGTTAATGTATTTGGATATGCGCTTAAGCCGCTCAAAGTAAACGTTCCGAATGTATGGGTAATTTACAATACGTTTAGCAGCATCGATGATTGTGTTAAAGCAGTCGAGAGCTTGGCAAAAGTATATGGTGTGGAGAATCTAAAGATTGTTAAAGAAATCGATCATAGATTAACATTTAGACTTGGATAATAAGGTAAAAGGGGTTGCTGGGAAATGTTATTGGAGCGTACACAACTCGGCAAAATTATAACGTTATACTTTGACAAGACTATATTAGAATCCGCCTGGTACGTTTCCCCCAATCTACCAGAAAGACTGGATCTTATTTCTCGGCCAGGGTGGCTGCGTATTTTACCAGGAAATGTTGAAGTCTATATAATAAGAGATATCCCAGTTGTAGACTTCGTTTGTGAGTGTAAAATAGATTTTACACCTTCTGTAGAAGGTGATTGTGCTGGTATATGCTTCTTTAATAGCGAAGATGTAGTTATCAAACTCGTTAGTTATTACAATGAAATGGATACAGCTATATATGATAAATTACGGTTCATTAAAAAAGGCGAATACATCGAATCCTGGGCGAGGAAAGATGACGGCAAGTGGCAGATCGTGGGAGGTACTAAATATATAGATGGCGCTAAAATAGGTTTTTTTCTAGACAAAAGTAGTACTCGTCCGTTAGAGGTAAATCAATTTATCTTTACTAAATCTAATATTATTCAAATAGATAACCTCCCCGAAGATTCTAGAGTGCTACTGGTTAAAGATGGAGCAGTTCTTTTTGATAGTGTCGAGACTAACTATCAAGTTCGGGTAAATCTCGATCCGTTTAAAGAACTTATTATAAAGGCTCAAATACTGGTATTAGATAAGGATGGTACGGCTATAGCTGATACAGGAATTATTGAGATAACCGGTGGCGATATATTCTGGTATAGCTATATTAATCTTGATGTTTACTATAATGGAAAGTTACTCTCTACTAACGTAGATAATATGCTTGGCAATTTGTACAACGGGAAATTAGAAATACAGCTACTTGCTCATAACCCAGAAAAGTATATACCGCTTACTAGTGCTACTGTCGTTATCGAACCGGAACCCGGATATTACGGTTACGATTGGGTACAGGTATCTCCAGATGTAAATGGAAATCCAGGAGTTTGGGGGAAGGAGGCGGTACTTGGTGCAATCGATGCCGACGGTTATGGTCTATTCTGGATCAGGGTAGTTAAACGTCCAACATTAATCTTAGCTCCAAATATGCATAAGTTTCGCATTAAGGTAATAGGGGGTGCTGGAGGTGTCAGTTAAACTTCTAATCCCCATAATTAAAGAAAGTGATAAGATATCTACCAAGGTATATGAAAATATTTCAGCCGGTGTTAATAGATTTATCTGTGATACCTATGTGCCTGGTAGTAATCAAGTTGAAGTATACGTTAATGGACAGTATCAATACTTAGGTATCGATTTCATTGAAATATCAGGAAATGAAATACAACTCACAGAACCTTGTTCAGAGCAGGACGATGTCTTGATTAAAGTGAGGCGATAAGAATGGCTATACAATATTATGGCAGTACTCACTTAAGTCCTAATATTAAGTATACAGTTACTATAGATCTGCCTGGTGTTTATAAAGAATGGTCATTCATATCGCAAGTTACTACAGACATTAACCAGCAACCGGTGTATTGCGGAATGAATGAAGTTCGTCAAGAACTTGGTACGTTTACTACAGCTTTCACGAACTGGGATATACTCTTTGCTATCAAAGATAGTAGTAACCGTCTTGAAGACTTTCTTCTTATTCAAGAGATTGATTATTCAAGCCTGTACGATGCTGAATTAAGGGCAGTCAACCTTGCTATCAAGATGTATGTAAGATATAAGGCTAGTTTAGATTTAGCTAACCAAATATTCTACGAGTTAGTAAATGCCGGAGGACGGGAATCTAAACGTTTAGGTAACTTGCAAATTGACAAACAAGGCCCATCATTACTTATCGATTTAGCTAAGGTTAGACAACACTTAGCTGAACAATTTGCCTATTGGGAAGGTAGATTGATTTATGTTAACACAGGGGCTGTTAAACCAGTTCCGAAAGTCGTGGTACGTGGAAATAACGTAAGTCCTTATTCGCTTGCAACTAGGACTTTTTAAGGTGATGATATGATCGATTTACGGCAGGGGTTAAGCGAGATATTAAGAGATTATGGTCATCCTATTCTTTATCAAAGAAGTAATAGAAAGATACGATGTAAATGCTGGGATAATAGATGGAGAGAGGCAGATCCTCGTTGTCCAATATGTCTAGGGTCTGGATGGCTTATCAGACTAGAAAGACATATAGTACGGGGTAATAATGCTATGCAAACAGTAACATATCCTAATCTTCATGAAGAATCTCCTATAGGTAACTCATGGGTTCCCGCCGATGTGTTATATGTAAAATATAGTGTACATCCCCGAGTAGGAGATGTTGTTATTGAAGTAGGTTGGAAAGGGTTAAGACCTACCAACGTCCGTTATGTATACGAAGTGAATCACATACAGCCGAATCGAGGAGATAACGGAAGGATCGAGTTCTATGAAATGTATATAAAGTCGATACCTTTTGATAGCAGTAAATATAAGATAGCCCTTAAGAAATATGGCAGTGTAATAACTTACGAGATCCCGGGGAGTTGATAATATGTACGGATATCATCGGCCAGATGGTGTAGTCGAGAAGGAAATACCATACCTTAACAGCGTATTTCTTTTAGGAACAGGAAATGACGGGCCTGTTAATCAGCCAAAGCAGATAACTTCACCAGAACAAGCCGTGAATGTATTCGGAACTGAAGGAACTTTATATAAGGGATTTCTTCAGGGATATAGCAAGTACCCGGATCTTAATTATTTCCTAGTTAAAGTAAGTGGTAGCTACGCAAAACTTACTTATTACGCTTTAGACGAAGCTACTAGTCAGATGTGTAAATGTCTCATCTTAAGAAGCAAAGGCGCTGCTGTTAAATATAACGAAATCAAGATTGTCATAGAAAATCTCTCTGATAATAAAGAAATTGTTAAATGGGCTTTAGTATTTTATCCACAGCAGCAAATAGGCGAACCTATAGCGTATTATCTTGATATATTCCCAACTTTTATACAACTAGTTCAAGCTATCAACAGAGATACTGATGCTGGTAATAACTTTGTATATGCAAATACTCTTACGCCATTTATGAATTCAATATCCATGGTTGGTATGAATTTACCCGAGCAATACCTATCCGGCGGAAATGATGGTACATCTTTAATTAAAGATGATTTGTATCTAGCTTTACACACTACCTATGAGATACTAGGAGGTAGAGGGATTAATCTAATTGTTCCACTAGGTGTTTATTTCGATGATGTATACGATCCGAGCTATTATGGCTCTGGAATATACGGAGAATCCGGATATACTTCTAATGATGATGTATTGATGCTATACGACACGGTTGAACAAAAGAGATGTAGCTTTCATGAGCAATTAATTGATTTCTGTAGGAATCAGGAAACATCGGGATTTGTAACTCATGGTGTTATTGGGCTTAGACCGTTTAAAGAAGAGTTATTAAACAGGATGCAGGATCTTGGATACTTCTATACATCTCGACTTCTACAAGTAACTGCATTTAACGATAGATTAGGATTATCAGAAGTTAAAGGTTCTAGATTAAAAGATAAGGGTTGGTATATCTCTATATTTGCTGGTGACTTCTTATTTCAGGAGGGGTTTGAAAATGAGTATTGGGATAATGGAGCTGTTATATATGCAGGCATGTTAGCCAAGAGTAGTATGACGAACCACACAACTAATATGCCAGTACCATCTGATTTTGTATTAAATAGGGATGGTACTAAGAAAGTACCTAAATACCGGCCGGTATATGAGACAGAAGAACTTAAGATCCTATCTACAATGGGTGTAGTTGCGTGTAGAGTGTCTCCTAAATACAATCTCGTTATACACAATGGAGTAACACCTTCGCTACCGAGTAGTGATATGCACGATGTAATAAATGTGAAGATGGTTCAATATACCTTATGGTTTCTAAACAACTTCTTTAAAAGATATAAGGGTCGTACTATACCAAGGGATTGGGCGGTACTTCACAAAGAGATTACAGAGGGTTCAACTAAAGTATTGGAAGAGTTAAAGAAAGCCAATGCAATATTAAACGGTTCCCTTTTGTTAGACAGAACAACCGCTACCTGGTGGAGAGCTTCGTTGAAGTTGGCAGGAAAGTATACTACACAAGATATTGAAGTTCCAATGGAGGTGAACCTGGCCAGTGGATCAACTTAAAACCAAGGTTACCTTCGATCCCTTTACACTTGACGATTCCGGCAACGATTGTGCTACTCTTGATGGGTTTAGCAATGCTCTTCATAAGATATTAAATGCAGCATGGGGTAATAACTGGGGTATTTATTCTGAAGAGGAGCCTACCGGTAACGATCCTGAAACTCAACCAGCTCCTCATATTACATTCGAGTTAAGAGAAAGAAAAAGGGCAGAACAATTCAAAAGCTTTAGAAGTCATGTTATGCATGTTATGGATGACCCGGATAATCCGGGATTTCACTTAACTATAAAGCAAAGAATCTTCAAATGTAATGTTGCATGGAAATGTTATCACAAAACAAATCGTGCAAGTAGAGTCATGGCTGGTAAACTTGAATACTTTCTGGAGAATTATGTTGGGTACTTTAAAGAGCATGGTCTTCTTCAGTTAGAATTCGAAAAGGAAGAAAAACCTAAGATTGAAAAATCAAGTAGGCAGAAATTGTGCGAAACGACATTAATCTATAATGCCTATGTCGTTGAAACAATGGTAGAGCGCACACGAACTCTACACGAGCTACAAATACTAGCCGAAGTAATAAATCCAACTAATATTATAGAATCCTAAAGGAGGAAGGCACATGGCGTTCAAAGATATGTATCCATATTTACCGGGCCATCTTGTAGAATTTAAAGATGGCGGTTTTGCGGCATTACAACCTGAGCAAAACCCTCCAAAGACTGAATCCGTATTAATTATGGGTACATCTACCGATGGGCCAATGTACACACCGGTAGCTGTAGATCCGGCTACTGCCAGCATGTTCGGTAAAGTGGTTGATGATACTGGTATTCCTAATGGAGCGAGTTTGCTGCGAGGTTTTGAAGAAGTTTGGCAATCTGGTTGTCGAGATGTCCGTTTAATGCGAGTGTCCGGTCATGGCGCTTCATTAAAAATAGAAGCCAACCCTATTCTATACAAAGACCCAACTCCCTACGAGCAGGTCTTTACTACCAAGGGTAATAACGAAGTTACTTTCGTACTTGGACATGCACCTGTAGCTAAAATTGTTGAAGTTAAGGCCGATGCAGATGCTTTACTTGCTGCAGCTTATGAGTTGAACAAGGCTAGTACGGCCACCGTACAGCCCGATGTTCCGTTTGGCGGAGAAGATGATGGTATTGAATCTATAATCTACTCTAACTTACTTGCAGCTCCTGTTGGCGCTAATCAAGAAGCAGACTTCAAAATTAATACTATTGCTAATGTAAATGCGGACGAAGATGTTAAAATTAGAATTACTCTTACAGATATTAGTAAGGCGGCTGATATAACTCTTAAATATCGTGATGATGCAGGCGTGTACCAACCAATGCCCTTTACCAACGGAGTCGCTATATATGGCGGTACTACTGGATTCGTTCTTGATGATGAATCCAAAGAGTTTAGTGCTAAATTCTCTAAAGGCGGACTATACGAATACAAGATTGCATTAATAAAAGTATCTGATAGTAGCGTTTTAGCAGAGATAACAGAGTCGGTATTTGTAAACGCTACGGTTACAATTAAGGCCGATGTGTGTAAAGCTAACTCACTGATTACTGTTAAATACGCTGTTGATTTAGTTGGTGATGGAAACGAATCCGACATGGTTACCTATACCGAAAACTATACCTCTAAAGTGGACGGTACGGTTATCGACTGGATTGCTAAAGGTAGCGATACTGTATACGACCTGACTCACGTTCCTATGTTAGAAACAACTCGTTTGCTTGTTAAGGGAACGGCCATTGTTGCCAATCTGTTCTCTGTAGATCTTGAGACCAAGAAACTTACTGTTAAAGCAGAAGCTCGCTTAGAGCCCGGTATCGATCTCGTAACATTGTATACTTACGAACTAACCAGTACCGTAACTCCGGAGATAACTTTGGAAACCCCCTGGGGTGGTGATGTATATAATCAAACCTCAGCATGGGTTGAAAATGTATTAAATGTGGCTGGACAAGTAGTAGGTAAGAAACTGATTATCCAAATGCCGGTAGCTAAGGTCGGCCCGAGTACCAAACCGTTAGAGTACAGTTCTTTAAAATACCCGACTTTTAATAGCATGGTACAAGCTATTAATGTTGATTTAGATACCGGTAATGGTATCGTTAAAGCTCGTACTAAAACCCATTTCAATAACTTGCTAACCAAGACCATGGCAAGTATGGCTAAGAGTTATTTCGAGGGTGGGAATAGTGGTATAGACATTTCCAAGCAGGCACTATTCGAGGCTATGGGTGGTAAGAAAGATCCGGTTACTGGTGAATACCTAACTCTTGGTGCATACCAGCTGTTAGAGAACTATAAGGTCGATATGATCGTTCCAATGGATGTTTTCACAGATGATGAGTTACCGAATCCTGAGAATAACTTCGGTTACCAGCTTGGTATGGCCTGCGCCGTTATCTCTTTTAGAAGCCGGGTAGTTCATGGTATCATTGCCACTAACTCTCCCGAGGATACATCCTTACTGGATATCTACAATCATGCTAATCACTTAATAAATGATTGTCCGAATAACTACTTTATGAAGGATACTGCTGGTAATGTTATATATGACGACGAGGGTCAACTTTTCGACCTTGGTAGGTATATGTCCGTACTTGCTGGCCCGGATGTAACATTTAAGCACCAAGTGCTCGGAAGGTACAATGTTAACTCCGCCGCTATTTATGCAGGTATGATCTCTGCTACGCCTGTAAGTTCAAGTCCTCTTGGTAAGAAAGTTCCTGGTATTGTCGGATTACGTTATACTTACGGTAATCAACAGTTGAATGCTTTAACTGCTGCTCGGTTTGTTACTTATGGAGTTGAAGATAATGGCCGTACCGTAACTGTAACTGACAGTATGACAGCTGCCCAACCAGGTAGTGATTATGCTAACTTAGTTAACTGGCGGTCTGTTAAGAAGTGCGTTGACGAACTTAGGGTAGCATGTCGTCCGTATATTGGTGAAGCTCCTTCTGTAACGAATCAAAATGCCATGGGTACCGCTATTGAAAAACGTTTTAGTGCTCTTAAACCGGTACCGGTTGGTGACGGCAGTGTTACAGATGTTAAGTTCGAGATTATTGCTAGTAATCTTGACAGGGTTCTTGGTAGATCTAAGGTTAAACTAACCGTAATTCCGCCTGGAACTTTAAAACAAATCACCACCATTGTTAATGTACAACCATATTAATTGATATCACCAATACGAGTAAATAAGTACTCGTATTGGTGAACTATAAAGGAGGTAGACCTAATGGCAGATCATGCTGGGTACGGTATATTAGCTGGCGGTTCAGTAGCTTCGCTAAGTGCCTTTAGCGGTGCTGATTTACAAGTTAGCTTTGGTAAACGTATTATTGGCGAACTGCAGCAAATATCCTGGGCTGTACAACGTGAAAAATCCCCTGTATTTACTCTTGGCAGTGCAGACGCCAGAGCTGTTTCTCGTAATAAACGTGGTATCGGTGGTTCGGTAGTTCTTGCCGTATTCGACCGTGACGCTCTTATGGAAGAGATTAAGATGCAGTGGAAGGATATTGCTCCTGAACGCATGTTTACAGCCGGTGGCAATATGCTCTATATCGAACCAAACGCAAATCAATGGGGAGATAATACCCCAACGGCTATGCGTGGTCGTAGTTTTGAAGATTATCTTGACATGGCTGGGTGGAATAATTCTGGCAATGCTCTTGCAAACGTAGAGGGAGCCGCTGGTGCAGATCAATGGTCTGATGGTAGTGCTGTTGCCTCTGGTAAAGAGCTATATTTACCACCAGGCTTTGAATTAATGCATATTGAAAACGTAGTTTACATCGATCAGTTACCACCGATTGATGTAACTCTTACTTTCGCCAATGAGTATGGTAATGCAGCGTTCCAAAAGATATATGACATGGATTTCCTTAACGAAGGTTCTGGAGTTTCTGTTGATACTATAATCATGGAACGCAGGATCACCTGGCTTGCAAGAAAGCTTTCTCCGATTATGCAAGGCGTATTCCAGGGTGATGCTAAATACGGCAATAGGGATTACACCAAAACTGCATAAAGTATAAATATACCTAACAAAGGGGCCTTTTACGGCCCCTTTGTTATAAAGTGGGTGATCTAGTGGAATTAGAATCACTACCCGGCTATGGTACATTCTCAGGGACAGACATGGTTATATCCATGGTATTTCCAGGTTGTAAGCCAATTACTCTTGGTCAAGCTACAACAGTTAGCTACTCCGTACTTCGCGATAAAAATGAAGTAAGAACCATAGGTCGAATTACTGCTAAAGGATTTACTAAAGGTGGGCGTAGAGTTGCCGGACAAATAATATTTACAGTATTCAATAGACATATTATTGAAGATATAAAAGAGCAGATTGATTATCTTAAAGATATTCCAAGAATACTTATGGACGAATTACCACCTTTCGATCTTATTATAACTTTGGCAAACGAATACGGGAGCTCGGCTTTTCTTGTTATCTATGGTATCACTACACTACATGAAGGTAAAGTATTCTCAGTTGAAGATATGATGACAGAGAATACATTTCAATATCTAGCTAGAGATATCAAACCATTAGGAGCTGGTTTTGGTGGTGTTAATTTCGTAGCTAGGACAGAATTCAGAGCAATGGATGAAATGCTGGCTAAGTTTAAAGTAGAAAATCTAGCTCCCGAGATTGCGGCTGCAGAATGGGAAAGGAAAGCGGCTGAGATGCAAGCAATCATTGATGCACAAATATCTCAGATTCCTCCTGCATCTAGTTCTACAACAACAGTTTCGCCAGTACAATCACAGACTTCAGAGAGTTCTGGATATAAGATAGGTAGTGTAAAGCTTAAAGTGTTTGTTAGAGACGAAGATAGTCATCCTCTAAATCTAGCCAAAGTTCGGATATGGGTAGCGAAGAAAAACAGAGCTTTTCCTTCAGAACCTAATTTCTATACATGTGGTGATGATCATATGGTCGAATTTGACCTCGAGGATATGCCTATATACGATACTCCTGGTGGGAATCATGCCGACGATCTAGTTAGGATTAGAGCAGTATGTGATGGATATTCTGATGATGTTCAGACAATTTATCTTTCAGACGAATTAGAAAATGGCGTAGCTGATAAAACTATGGTTTTGAAGTATTCTACAGGTTCTTTTACAATGATCCGAATACGGCCCGAACAAGCTGTAATCGAAGAAGATATGAATTACAGAGAGATCTTTGCTGCCAGGCTCTTTTCTAATGGATACAAATTAAGTGATGAGCCTGTTACATGGATGTGGTGGGTTGATTGTATTGAGAATACAATCAACCCAAATTCAATTAAAGAACTACATCAAAAAGGAGATACTACCGGTAGTGACGGAGTTACTACATTCGATGCTATAAATGAGATTAAGAAACTATATCCTCAATTTGATCTTGTAAACGGAGTGCAAATAAGACTCTCGTGTGTAGCTAATCGTGGAGGAACAATTCCTTGTGCATGGATAATTAAGAGTAGGTGATGATATGGCTGAAGATAAGGTGCCTATAAAGAGTAAATCTGAAATTATAGCTCCTCGTGGGGTAACTTACATTGGAGATGAATCTTATGAATATCAATTGTTTCCGGAAGAATACTTCTCCGGTGCCGATCTATCTATCTACTTTGGAGATGTATGGATAGATGAACTTATAAGTTTACAGTTTACGTTATTAGAACAGGTTCGTCCTGTTTATGGTTATGCTAGTCGTACGTGGGATTGGATAGCTAGAGGTAATCGTATAGTAGCAGGTCAGTTTAAGATTGCCTTTAAAGAGGCTGGATATCTTACTACCATATTAAGTCACCTAGGAATGCTTGAAGATGGCGATAACCCAATTGCCCCTAAACTTGCTTACTACATGCATGGCGATCAGGATGCTCCTCAGTGGTACGGTTCGTGTCAAGAACGTATTGAAGATCTACTTGATAGATATCATAACGGTGATAATTCAAATACTTCTGACGAGACAGATCCTGCCATAGTTCCAGCAGGTATTAAGATTCTAAATACGGACAGACCTAGTACCAGTCTTAAATACGGAGATACAGATGGTACTACAGGAGGATGGGTAAGTAAAGCTCAAACGGCTATCAAAAATAGGTACACTTTTACTGCACTATCGGCAATGAGCGTTTCCGGGTGGCCTACTTTAAGGGTAGGGTCTACTGGGAATTATGTAAGACAATTGCAACAACGTCTAAAAGATTACTGGTGCGACCCGGGGATAATTGATGGCAATTTCGGTCAGAAGACAAGAGAGGCTGTAATTAGTTTTCAAACTAGGGCTAAATTATCACCTGATGGGATCGTAGGAGATAATACGAAGGATATATTATCAAGAGCTTTTACTATCGATGGCGATTTCGGCTCTGTTACAAGACTCGCTGTGTATATGATACAGGCTCAAGAAAAGATACAAATAGATGGAATTATAGGCCCCCAAACTGCAGCTAAATTATGGCCAGGTGTTAGTGAATCACAGCCTGTTGGTAGCATTGCTATTTGTCCTCCGGAAATTCAGATTGAAAATGGTAAAGCTTATGCGGCTACAAGAACCCTTACTAATAAGATGGGTATTCCCGATTCTCAGATATCTTACGATTCGAGTACTCAGAATGTAACCATATCGGGGAAGGTATTTAAAGCATGGAAGATTATAAATGACCGTGCCTGGTTATGGACAAGGCAAGTTGGAGAAGCCTTTGGATGGACAGTATCTTTTAATAATGCCACTGGTTGTGTGGAGATGGCTAAAGGTACATCTGAGGAGGAAGGTACCGGTAGTGGAAGTGATTCTGGTAGTTCTGATGGTAATAGCGCTCTTGCATCCGAACCTAGAATGACTCAATTTGAGCAGGAGATATGGGGTCGGAGATTTAGTCCAAATGCAGAGGAATATAACAAACGCGAATCGTATTTCTATAGAGGAAAGTATCCAAGTAAATTGCGCCAGACCGGGTTTGACATATACAGTGTATATGGCCCGCTTGCTCAATATGCAATTAATAAGAAAGAGCAGTATACGGATAATAACGAATATGGAGATTCTCAACTTGGATTTATGGCTAATTTTAATACTACTGTAAAGGCTGTTAGAAATATTCAGATTAAATCATGTGGTCAAGTATTAGATGCTAGTGGTACTCCTATTGAAGAAGTGTATACTTTCATAGCACAAGATCTTGATTAACTAACTAGCATATAGGAGGGGTAATATGTTTTCTAACCAGGAGAATGTCGATAAGCTTAGTAATATCCTCAATAGATATCAAAGACAAGAGTCAGAACACGAGACTGGAGAAAATGTAGATACAAAGATATTACAGCCAAATGATAATTACGAAGAAGAGGGAAACTTCCCTAATGGCCTTCCCGATATTGACGATTATCATATCTGGCCAGAAGGCCCACTAAAATCTCAGATAGAAGCATGGATTAATATATTTAAAACAGCCGGACTTGATGTTGGGTTATCTGAGTTTCCTAGTGGTGAAAGGTTTATCTGGCGAAGTATTAGTCGTACAGAGTACAAGGCCATCACGAGCGCACCGAATACTACAGGCTTAATTCGTGAAGAAATGATTACCGAATTATGTACCTTATGGCCAGAGGTGTACGATTACGAAGTACAGGCAAGTGCTAAAGGTGGTATACCAGGAGCCTTGGCTAAAACTATTATGCAATCCTCGGGTTTTGTAGAGCCGAAGACTACGCTCCTATAAGGGGGCTTAATATGCAAAGGATTATTGCGGAACTTAAGAAGATACACAACCCATTATTCTGTACGCAGATCGGTAATGAATATTACATCTGGAGACTTCTAACAAGAAAAGAAAATAAGTTTATAGCTGGATTAGGGTTATCCGAAATGGATATGGAAGATGTAGTCTGTTCTACTTGCGTACTTTACCCGGTAGTAAATTGGAGTGTGTATAAAGCTGGTGTGGCTAAAGCACTCTTTCCTTTAATATACGATGAGTCTGGATATAGAGATCCTAATCAAAGTCGGTACCTTTATGAATTCTATCGACAAGAGATAGAAGATAATAAAGTACATCAAGCCGAACTTATGATAAGTACAGCTTTCCCAGAGATTAGTATAGAAGAAATGAGCGACTGGGATGCCGCAAAGCTATGGAAAAAGGTAGCTGAAGCTGAGTATAAACTAAATCTTATCAATAAGGTATACTCTATACCCGGGTATAGTCTTAGCGTTACATTTAATGACGAAGAGAAATCATCTAAGAAAGAAATGACTGAGAAAATGAGAGCAGCGGGTATAGATCCGATGCTAACGATAGATAAATCACGTTGGGATAAGAACTATTTAAAATTCCCATTCATTGTTGGTCAAAGGGATTTTATAAACGGTATAGAGTGGGAAAATCCTACGGAAAATGAGGAGTTATTCAATGCCGTCCAACGACAACTTTTGGAAAGAAAGTATAGACGGAAATCCTGAACATCATAAATACCTAAACCCAGATCATTACTACGAGAATAAAGGTTCGCCATTGCGAACCTTTTTGACTACTACGGGTATAGGTACTGCTTTATTCCTTGGAGGTAGACATGCTTTTAGAAGAGGTGCTTTTAACGATATCTCTAAAAGCTTTATTAAAGCTATGGGAAGGTTTAGGCCTACCGAAGCTGATGCTATACTATCTTCTGTTAAAGAGTGGGCTAAAGGGCCATTACCATGGGATCAATATAGTACTCTTAAAGATAAACTCCTTGGTAGTCACGGTATACTCGGGGCCGGCTGGGAAGAAAGTATGACAGAGTTATCCAATAAGATTGCTGCTAAAAGAGCTAATTTAATGCAAAGAGGCGTTACTGGTGGTAAGCTTATTACAGACGATCTTGATATAGAACGGCGGCTCAGAGAAACTGAACGAGTAATGGAGCATGCTCGCACGGTCGATACTAGAAGACAACGTATTGTTCAGGATAAAACTAAACAGTTTCTTTCTAGTTATAACGAGTACACACAAGAGATGCGTGAAACAGATCTTAGAAAGTACGGTATGCGTCGGGCTACCGTAGGCGATCTTTGGAATCACCAAAATAGTAAAGGTGCTTTATTCAATAGAAACCGATTAAATAGTCGTGACATAATCTCTAAGTACAGAGTAGAACTGGGTGAACAAAATCTATTTAATAAAATGGCAGACCCTTGGGTTTTTATCGACGAGGCAAGTAAATTACACGATTTGCGTTATTGGCCTAAGGTAGGAAAGTCGGTACTCAATTCTATGGAAACTGATTTCGGGTTACCGTTTGTAAACTTTAATCCGCTGGCAATGTTTCACGTTGGAGATATGTTAAATGTTAGAGATAGACCAATGATTCATCTTATGAGTCCGGATGAAATACAACCTGTATTATCCGGTAGAGAATCTACAAAGAAACTTTATCTAATGCTTGATGATATGCTTCATGATGTAGAAGATGCAAGTAAAGCACCCATCAAAGGTTATTTAATAAATGCGAAGGTCGGCCCTGGGCGGACATTCTTACAAGGAATTAGCGGTGCCGGATTACCAAAACCTGAAGATTACCAATATCCTACTAGTGGATGGCGTAAACATTGGGCCTGGTTCACTAGGAAACTTGATATAGGTCACCAGCAAAAAGATGATTATAATCGAGAATTTGATATAACGAATGCTCTAACAGATATTATAGCAAAGCCAGCTGATATGTTTTGGAAGCACATGCTTCCGTACGAGAATCGTGGTCTTTTCTCCGGTAGACCTTTCGGTTCCACCTGGGGTAGAGCCGGACAAGAAGAAAGTGAAACAAACTGGCTTTTTATGCGTAGCATTCGCTATGAAAATCCTATAGATATTACAAAGCAATTCTTCGCTCATAGAGATCGTCCAGAAGATACAACTACACTGTCAGTGCCGTTTTATTATTTCTTTTCTAGGTTAGATGCAGCCTTGGCTACATTTCGTTTAGGTTTATCTGCCGAGCATAGGAAAAGTGGGGCTGATATATTTCTTAACATGGTATTGCGTAGAGCTGTACCTGTATGGGCCGGACTTGAAGCTTGGGATTATATGAATTATGAAACTGAGAATCTTACAGGGATTCGCCCGGATGATATGATAGCTGAAGGTTATTCAGAGGTAAGTACGGGTATAGCCAAAGTTAAAGATGTACTTGGTATAACAGACATGGCTAAACAAGTTAAGAACCTTTTACCCGGTGGCGAGCAGATTGCAGAATTTCCATTGATAGGTAGATTCTTCGATCTTGACGATACCGAGGAAGAAACCGAGGAGTTCTGGGAAAAAGGAGAAGTTCCGATAAGAAAAGGTCGTTGGTGGTTTATGGGAAATACGCCACTAACCGGCAGCCGGACGATGTATTACTCACCAAATTGGGTAAGACGTACTAAATCTCATTATGAATATACTGATACTCAGTACGGGAGTGAGGGTGAATACTTTGCTAACGCACCTTATCCTACTCCTCGATACCCATTAGCTCCTTTACGTCATTTCGTAACTGAACCATATCACTTTGAAGAAAAACATTATAAAGATAGACCATACCTATTAACCGGTGGAACACCTGAACTTGAGGAGTTTCCATTGATAGGCCCACTACTTAATGCAACTATTGGCCAACTATTAAAACCACAAAGACCAATGCATCCCGAAGTATGGCGGAAGATAGAGGGCGAGGATGATACCACAGTAGCTACTGAGCCAAAGAGTTACGAAACCCCTAATGATGAATATTACAACCAACAATGGGGCTATAAGAAAATCGGGGCCGGGCCTGCCATTGGTACTGTAATGAAAGATTCTCATAAAGAAAGTATTGTAGCTGTTATTGATAGTGGTGTGGATAAAGATCATCCAGATCTTAAGGGTAAGATACTACCTGGAAAAAGCTTTGCTAAGAGGTATAAAGACTTTCAACATACCGAGGTTAGTTACGCTCCGTGGGATGAAGATACGATCGGACATGGTACCCACGTTACAGGTACTATAGCGGCTATTGGCGATAATAAAGAGGGTGTGGCCGGTGTAGCTTGGCCCTCGGTTAAGATATTGCCTATTAAGGTATTTGATAGTGGAGGAGCTCCTACTGAAGATGTTGTTAAAGGAATTGATTATGCGATAAAGTGGAGAGGAGCTAATGGTCAGAAGGTAGATGTCATTAACATGAGCCTTGGTAGCCCTAACATTAACCCAGGTTATAGTGATGCAATTAAACGAGCGTACAACTCTGGTATCGTAGTAGTTGCGGCCTCTGGTAATGAGTATCAGACCGAACATGTAGGAAGTCCTGCTATATATCCGGAAGCTATCGCGGTAGGCGCCGTTGGGCCTAATATGAAAAAAGCAGATTTCTCTAATAGCGGTGCAGGTCTTGATGTGGTGGCGCCCGGTGTCGATATTGCAAGTACGCTACCAGAAGATTCTCAAATGGGTAGTATGTACGGAGTGTCAAGTGGTACTTCAATGGCTACTCCTCATGTAGCTGCTACTGCGGCGCTTCTAAAAACACAACGTCCCGACCTTACCCCGGCGGAAATTAAGTTCCTAATTCAATCTACGGCTGTAGATTTAGAGGAAGATGGATGGGATAAAGAGACTGGTCACGGCCTTGTTAATGCTTATACGGCAACGTCTATCTTATCAGGAATGAGTGATGAAGAGCGGGAACTTATCCGTAAAGGTGGCTCACTTGAAAGTGAGCAGATTAATAAAGAACGTATTGCTCTTATTAATGCAATACGCGAAAGTGGTATAACTAAAGCCGCATTTGAAACAGTAGGTAAGTCTTTAGTTGATAAATATAATAGAGAAATTAAGAACCCTGTTGATACAGATATGGCTATACTCCAAACCTGGGAGAATGTTAAAGAGTTCGGTGGCTTTTATGGCTTTAGTACAGAACTTCTTTATGATACAGGTAAGGGTATAGAACCTCAAATTGCCACAGCTCGTGCTATGAGTTCTTATAGAAGAGAATTCTGGGATACGGAACTCGGTGGCATTCCGGGCGATATTAACGAAATTGCCCGTCGCTTTATTGGACACCGTGAGAAATGGGAGAATCGATATAATCCTGTACCAAATACTATGCCGGATTGGCTGCCCGGTGAAGAATACTTCACGGATTTTAAAACTGGCGACCCTTATGTAAAAATACGTCGTGGAGAAATGCGATTACCAGGAGAGGCGTACGAATCTCTCCATCCCGATACGGCAGCCGAGGTTGAAAAGGCTTTAGAAGATCCTGAAATAAGAAGGAAATTAGAAGCCGGAGAGATTCATAGAGGAGAGTTATACGGCCCTATATCAAGGTTTAGAATTTTGGCAGATGTGGCTCCTTGGTCTACACAGTATGACGAAGCCTCTAAGTTCGTTACAGAAATGAAGAAAACCAAAGAGCAAGAACAAGAGGTTAAAGAGATAAGAAAACAAGTAAAAGACCGTAACGATCCGATACGCCTATACCCGTATAGGTTTAAAGATAAAGAGACTAAGAGTGAGACTGTTACTGTAACCAAGGTACTTGATGATTGGGAAGATAGTCATGATTACTTCTTCTATACCAAAGAGTATCCAGACAATCCTATCAAACTTGCCGGCCTACGTGTACCAATGAGTAAGGAGAAGGCGGGAGCTCGTCAATTCCTTAACAAGTATATCAAACCGGGTGAACAAGTGACTATCGAGTATACGGCAGACGATGTAACTAAAATCAACGATGACACATATAAGACTATCTCAGCGGTAGTATATACGGGTAATGAGAATCTAAATAGGCAACTATTAGAGCAAGACTTAGCTAATGAAAAAGATAACGATTTTACTCCGGCTGGAATAGTTGCTAGGTTTACGCCGAGTGAGCGAGCAATGGGTCAAGCATGGGAGAAATTCGCTCACCTGGATACGCCATTTCATACAAAGCTTTTGCAGGTACGTTCTCCTATCGAAAGCTACAAACGTCGTGATTTGTACGGCAAAGACTGGCAGATGTGGCAAGATCCCTGGGAAGATTATGTTGTTCCGACTTATCAATCGATAATGTCTAAAGGGATGATAGTAGGAGGACTGTTTGGCGGATTTATGGGATACTTAGCCGGACGTAAACGGTTTGGTAAGATTATAGCTACAGGTCTGGGTGCCGTACTGGGTGGTACTGGCGGTGCATATTTCACTGGACACGAATTCGTAACAGGTGAAACCTGGGTACCAGAACGTCGTAAGAAAGAATGGGAAACCCATGAGTATTACGATATGTTAAAGTATTTGAAGAATGTCTCTCTTTATAATAAGTATGCTCAAGAAGCGCTTGATACAGAGAAGTTCGATGTTAAGAAGTACCTTCAAGAGAAAGATGAGCAGAAGAAGATTGACAGTAAACGTACTAATGAATTAGAAAGTGCTAAACGTGATATTAAAGGTACTACTGATAATGTTGACGTTAATGAATGGATTACCAAGCTAAATCTTACAGGTAACCCCAGGGATGAGCGCGAACTTATCAAACTGATTAACCAAGAATTAACCAAGTTAAAAGCTCCAAAGAAAGAAGAGAAACTAACACCACTGGCTCAAAAGGCTCTTGATTATTACAATGAAAGTAAAAGTACTATGTACGGTCATAAGCCACAAGATCCTCTAAAGGATCTGTTACGAGCTATACCAAAGAAAGAGCGACAATACTTAGAAGGCTTTATTAATGCTACCCCGGATGAAAGAGAAGAGCTACGTGATATAATGTCTCCATATATGAAACGTATTGTTCAGGAAGCCTGGGGAGAGAAAGCGTCTGAAAAGCAAAGTCTTCTTGAATACTTCAAAGCTCACTTCTTACCTGACCCGGAGTGGGGCGGCTGGCGAGAAGATGTAAATCTTAATAACGTAAAGGTTAAATATATTAAAGCTGAAAGTATGGATCCGTCTGAATTTGATATATGGCCAGATGATGAGATTGCTGCTAATGAACCAAATGTTCCGCCGGCGCCAAAGATTAATATACATGAGACGGCCAATACTATTAAGAGTAAATTACAATCTATTCTAGGTGGCGCCGGAATAGATGCTGAAATACAGATAGAACCAAACGATACGGGACAATTATCAGTAGAGGTTGAGACACAAAGAGATATTAGACAAGATATAGCCAATTGTATGAATAACTATAGTAGTTTGGTATTAGGTTAGGGGTGAATAATATGTCTGATATTAAGGGCAATTTTACTATAGAAAGTAGAAGACGCGACCTTCGTGATAAGCTTATCACGAAGGTAGGGGAAGGAAAGTACAAAGAGCGTACTATATATAATATTATAGCCGCAGCCGACTTTGAAGCTCTTGTTCCTATGACACTGGATAGACGTAATCGACCACTGCCTGTTCATTTCGATGAATCTGTATTTAAGGCTATGCATGAGCGACAAATTGATGGTGTACGGTTTTCTGACCTATGGGCGGCCGAGATGGAGCAATACCTTGGGGAAGATACGCAGCTATCAAAAGCTGTTCAGACGAATCTGAGACTGGCTAATAAGACCATTGGTATAGACATTCCTAAAACTAATGAGCAAGACTCTGTTAAAAGCACTATTCCTGTAAAGGAAATAAAGAGTAGTAAACCAGGAGTTACAATGACAGAAGCGGTATCTGCTATTCTTAATATACCGGAACAGGATGCTAAAGAACTTCTTAAGAAAACTCCATGGCAAATTGAAGAGGCGTTAAGAGAAACTAGTATTGATAGCATTATAGAGACTCTAGATGAAGGCGAACCTACCCATGCAAAGGTTCGTGCTAATATTCTTGAGAATATGATAGAGACAGGACACGATACTAACACTCTTGCAAATATGGTACATAAATACCAGAGTCTTAATCTATCTGAAGAACTACGAAAGAAGTGGTTATCAGGAATAGATTCTGTAGATTTTACGAAGTTAGCCTCCGATACTCGTAAGATTGAGGGGGCTGGCAAGGAACTTTACGGCAATATTCGAACGGAGATTAATCAAATCAAGCATTACAAAACCAAGATGAAAGACTTATATGTTAGGGCTAAAGATATCGGTACCCAGATTATCGAAGTACAAGCTCGGATAGATCTTTTACCTGAAGAGAAATCTGCCATGATTATAGAATCGTATGCTGATAGCTTTGATAAAGTCGCTTTTGAAGTAGCTAATTTGCAGAAAGAGGCTGCTAGGACTATAAGACATATACCCGTAACTACAGAAAATGGTGAGATCTTACGTACACCTATCGGGCAGGCTGTCAATGCTTTCATTGAATCTAATAAAGATGTACTACCAAGTGATACAGTATCATTAATTAGAAAAGAATTAGACAATTACTATGGTGATGATAAGCTCATCTATAATGCTAGGAACGAGGTACCTGCCGGGATATATGATATTGAAAAGCCAGGGAGCTTAACGGGTTTTGCTTGGGGAGAACACTCTATTGTCAAGGACGATCCTCGTCTTACACAGTTAGAAAGAATAGCTTTACAATTAGATACGATGGTTAATGGACAACCTGTAGAACGTATCGAGTATGAAAATCAACCAGGAGTTAAAGAGACATCTGCTCGTCGATACGATGACTGGAGAGAAAAAGCCAATAGAGATATAGCTGAATATATCAGCGAGGATGCTAAGGCAACTCAAATGGGTACTAATGTTGGTCAGCGCACACAGAATGTAATAGCTCAACAACAGATAGAAGGTATTGCAAAAGAGCTTAATATAGAGGCACCAAAGATTCCAAAAACCTGGTGGACTTATACTGGAGATAAAGATAACTCCGTTTTAACACCGATTGAACTGGCAGAGAATATGGAGTTTGAGGATAATCTAAAGATGCTTCTAGAAGCATCTAGAGAATCTGGTGATAAATTTGGACGGGAAGGTTCTCCTTTAGAGAATTTCCGTAGAGCTGTTACTGAGAATATCTTAGTCAAATCCGGAGTAGACCAATACGTTCCGGTAGAAGGTTTGACAGAAGATATTATCAACAAGAACCTTACCGATTGGAGTCGTTATGTCGGTAAGGATAAGTACCTATATAGGTTCGGTGGTGATAAACTTGCTTATAAACTAAAAGAGGTAAACGGAATTCGTGGTATCTTTGTATCAGAGGCTATAGATCCTTCTAAGACTAAAATAGAATTTGATATTGCAAACAATTTTGACATTAAAGGCTGGGTTGAAGAATTCAATGATAAGAACTTATCCAAAGCTGTAAGGGATAAGGATGCTTTTATCAGTAACTTGTTACAATCTAATTGGTCTTATATCGAAGATGGTAAGTATGCTGATAATCAAAATATCGTAAGCCAGGTATTAGCCCAGCATACTATAACAGAGGGCCCTCATGGTCAAGGTATATTAAAAGTTGTATCAGAAGTGGAAAAACTGCTACAAGGGCGCCTCGGCTATACTTACGATCGTAATCCCGAACTTTACCTGGATGCTACACAAGATCTTACTATAGCTGTTATGCAGGCTCAGGAAACTAGCAAGAGTGGTATCGCTTCTTCTGAAGAGATATTGAGGCACTATTATCAATTACAAGCAGACCCTAGCGCATACGCTATGGACACTTCCAGCTGGATAGAACCTGGTGATGAATTCTATAGGAGTGAAAGAGTATGGCATACCGGGCGAATGGCTACTGTTGAGATAATTAAAGAGATGGAGAAGGCCGGTATCGATACTAGTAATCATCGAGATATAGTATCACGTCTTGTTGGTGTGAGAGAATATATTACTAATAATGCCGGTAAAGAAGGCACAGTCCACTGGGGTAAGATGGGTTATCTTAACACAATTCGAGCTATATCTAAAAAGGAGCTTGAGCAAATCGCCAAAGATTATATTCATGGCGGTAAGATGGTTCAAGATAATGCAACTCGTAAAGAGTTTAGGGAACTTAGTTTCGAAAGTATTGTAGAATCTTATACAGACCAAGAGACTGGTCAAGTAATAGGTGGACGTACTTACGAAGAGGCATTACTTCAAAACATGGCGGAAGATTATCAAGAAAAGACCGGACGAAAATGGAATAAGGTAAAACGTAAAGAAGATATTGAAAACATCTTTAAAGCTATTAGAGATGGTAAGGATGATTACGATAAGGCTTATGATAGTTTAGCCCAGCGTATGGATTTAAGTAGTATGAATGCAGAAGAAGTAGATGCTCTTATTAGTAAAGAACGTAATGCTATTGTAGATAAAAGATTAAGGCAGGTAGTTATCTCTCGTCTAGATGGTAGAAAGGTAAGTAAGGAAGAGCTAACCACTCTTGTTGAGAAAGAGCGTAAAACTGATATTAATAGACAGAATCGTATTCTTTCTTTAATGGATGTAAACGATAGCGGTTCAATTGGACGCACAGAACAAGAGATGCTTGCTACTGAATATACGGCTATTATAAAAAGTCAGAATCCTGAGATGGGATATCTTGATCTATTAGAGAAAACTGCTTCTGTTACAGGCACTCATAATATACAGGCAGCGTTTAACCCTACTGAGTTTATAGAATCTCTACTGGATGAAGAGGGACGAAATGCATTAAACCGCGAACATACCGGTAGCTATGTAGTTTTACAATCTATGGCTATGATGAATAAAGAAGACGGTTTTAATTTTACAGTTACGGATGAACATGGACGACAGTTCGTTCCCGTATTTGGTGAAGATGGAGATCTTCTAGCACAATATGACGATCATAGTAAACTTATTAGTCGCACCGGCAGAGGGGTTACAAGAGCTGAAGATTTAGGACATGTACGCCCGGTTGCATTCGTACGTTCTAATATAGAAGAGACCAGTTCTACAGTTATCGATAGTCAAGATAAGTACGTTAAATCTCTTGGTGCTCAATATGACGCTCTTGTTCGAATGAGAGATAACTCCTGGTTAAAACAAAATCCGGCAGATACGTTTATGAATTTAGAAGCCGTACTAGCCGGACATAAGGCAGTAGTTCTTGACTTTGAAACTACCGGTCTTTTAGACCATCCAGATTTGCAGATTCTTGAGATCGCCACCATGGATATTGAAGCTCCCGATGGTAAACCAAAGTACGGGGAAGCTGAATCTATACTTATTAAGCCATTGCAAAAAACACTTGATAGAATGAATAAGATTACGGATAGTATATACTTGCAGAAAGAGATTATGAACAACACGGCAAGAGTTCCGAAAGTTGGAGCTTATGAGCATATTGGTCAATTTGCAACTAAGGCTAGAGAATTACAGGTTAAGATAGAGAATACTCCTCTTGATAGTGTAGAACGGGCTGAAAGTATCGATGCTTTAAAGAAACTTCAGAAAGTAGTTACCACCGATGATGTAATGTTTATGCGTAATATAGCAAAGTTTTCTGACCCGGAGTGGGCAAGAAAAGATGTGAAGAATCTTGATAAAACGTACACAGTCGACAAGCTGTTTAATGATACTAAAAGAGCTATACAAAGATTAGATAGCGAAGGTGTCGATTTAGAAGAAGGTCTCTCTATACTTAAAGAGAGGTTAGATGATAAAGCTATAGTTGGGCATAACGTTGCCAGTTTTGATATACCAATGCTTACTAAAGCTATAGATGATTTACCACACGATATCATTAACCGGGAAATCGATAAAACTAAAAACCTGCTAGAGGATACTACCGATAAAGATGAGATCAAGCGTTATCAGAATCGTATTAAAGCGCTTGACGATCTTCTTACAATTCAGGATGTAGGTGAAGTTAAGGCAAGAATCGATACTAATGCCGAGGTTGTTAAAAATGACGCTAGGTCATTTAACATAAGAGAAGGTAGTACTAGGTTTAACTTTACCAAACTAGCAGAACCTCAAATTAATCCATGGTATACCGAGGGTACTTTTAACCGGGTAGCTGGAGTGTTAGGTGTTACGGATATTCAGTTTAATAATTTATTAAACAGTGACAATGGTGTTGAAGAAATTAGAAATAGACTGAGTACAGTAGATTACGATTCACTTAAAACAGGATTGCAATCTACGATAGATAGTCAGGATACAACATCATACGCTAAAGGAATAGCACGTCGCCGCCTTAAAATAGTAAATGGATTATCCGAGGCCGGAGTGGCCCCGACCGATATGGTAATTGACCGAGTCCCTTTACCGCCAGATGATATACCTGTAAGGACTAATGAATTTCAAAAGGCCTATAATAAATTACACAGCGTTAATTACCGGTTAACCGGTAGCTTAGGATCTGGTGATAGCACTATAATAGAAAGAGATAGAGTTAGCTTACGTAATAGCTTTAACGAGCTGATGCGAATTGCTACTCCGCCAGATACATCTAGCAATAACCGGTGGGTAACTTCCGCATCCGGAATACCGAGTGAGTGGGATATTGTAGGCGAGAACGAAATCCTAGACAACTATTCTAAAACCCTAACCGGATTTGCAGATGAAGCTAACTATTGGGACGATCTTAAATCCAGGATGCAGAATGTTGATGATATTACAGAACACTCTAAAAACCTACCACTTATAGATACGCTACCGTTATTTAGATGGACAAAACCAGGCAGCGGTCATAGTATTGAAAAGGTACAAGAGCACTATGGAGCGGCTATGGAGAAGGAAGGATGGGTTCCAGGGACACATCACATTGGTAAAGAAGATGTGCAGACGGAAGGATACGGTCTTATCCAGATGATTAATGACTATAAAGGCTCCAAAGGACAAATAGATAATTTCTTAGAACCTTGGCAACAAGGTGATATGTTTGCCGTTATAAGTCAAGAAGGAACTAACAATATCCCTATTGGTGAGTACGAGTTTGTGAAACAAGAGGGCCCAAAAGTCATAGCTAAAGAGTTAGATACGGGTAATGTCGTAAATATCGATTTCGATAATCAAGCCAAGGGGCAGAGATGGTTTACGCAGAATGTTAAAGAGATTAACACTCCCGGAGAGTTTAACGAGCAGCTACTTTTAGATGACGTAAACAGGGCCATTCAAAAGGGTCTTAATAAAGGTATCGCAGGTATCGATTATTTAAAGTTCCAGTCAGGTGACGATAGTGTTGATAGCTGGAATAAAGCTTACAATAGGCTAAATCAAATCCAGGGCGAACTTGATACGGTTGATCGATATGTACAAGAATCTATGACAGACGTATCTGGTGTGGAAAAAGATGAGTTACGTAGACAGGCTGGACAAATGAAACAAGAGTATATACAAAGCTTATCTCCAGACGATCAAGCTCTCTTGTTAAATCGGCATAAGTTTAATGAGATTCAAAGTGATATTATTAACGACACAAAGCTGAGCCCTCGGCAGCTAAGAAAAGTCGAGAGTATAGCATCAATACTTGATAGCGATTTATTCCGTGATGTAATAACCCCTAAGATGCAAGAAATCGAGGATACTGTTGGTTCAGGTAAGATTACCAGGAATGACGCAGAGGAAATGGTTAGAGATATAAACAATGCTATTAAAGAGAATGTTCCAAAGCGAAAAGTCGAACATCTAAGTAACCTTGGTAACATCACCTACAAGGGTAAGAGAGTTGGACAAATGCACCTAGACCTGGCTAACGAAGCTACTATTATGCGAAGTCTTTATAGTTCGGCTGAAATAATCGGGGAAGAGCTTTTCCCAACACATGCCGAAAACGATGCAAAAGCTAAAGCTATAAACGAGGTATTACTACCATGGATGAAAAGAAATGGTTTTAGTAGCGCCGAACGGCTTGAGGATGTAGCAAATTATATAATGCGTAATAAAGATAAGCTAAGTCTCTCGGCAGCCGAGATTACCGATTGGTCGATACCTGTAGGGAAAGGTACTCAAGTATATGTCGATTCTGAAATAGCAATTAATAAAGCTTTCAATGAAAGACTTTCATCAATTCATAAGAGACAAATTGATCAAGGTATTGAATTGCACGAAGGTCATGATTTAGCCGAGCGGGTCATTAGAAATACCAGAGAGATGACCCAAGCTGAGTACGGTGTTATACCTGGTATGAGATATAACATAGGTACCCGTGGTGAAGATGTGAATGTTGTTATGCAGAAGATTGGCCGGCCGTTAAACGGTGTCGATGGAATGTCCTTAGAAGAGATACATGAGAATTTCCTACGACATCAAGAGACCGTAGAAGGACTTACTGATGAGTTGCTTGAGACAACACGCGAAATGGATATCGCTAGACAAGAACGCATACCTCACTTTAATGTACGGCAGGCTGCTAAAAACCGGCGTGAGATCTTTAACAATCTTATAGAAGCTCAAAAGGAAAGAAATCCTTATCTAAATGCTCTATCGACCGTAGCAGACTTAGACGCTGGCTTAGATAGTGTAAGCGATTTAACATTAAGAGCTAGAGAAATGTTAGGTCAGGTAAGAGTCGACCAGCCGACTGGGGAAGAGCGAATTACTAAATGGGATTACAGCGCAGTACCGGAAGGTTCTAAAGCTTCTGTTAATTATACAGGTTTTAGACTTACAGATATACCGGATGAAGCGCTGACTGATTATATTAAGTATCAAAATATCGGTGGCCATGAGCGCGAACGAGGAATGGTAGGAAATTATCTACAGCAAAAAGGGTACAAAGCTTATGATGAAGCTGGTCAAGAAATGAGCAACTGGAATGACTGGCGCCGGCAGCCGCCTCCCGACGCCGGAGATTACACAATACAACGGCCAGAGCAATTAAGCGAGGGTGACGAACAAGTTCGTCAATTAAACGAAGAGGCTAAACAAGGTAAAGTGACTAGGGCCGATAGTCCTAAAGAACTTGTTGCGGCTATGAATGAAGAGAGTAAAAGAGCTGTACCAGAGAGCGTACCAACCGATGATAAAGGGTTCTTCAGAACATTATTCGACGAGGCTAAAACTAACGGTAGACTTAAATGGCTAATGGGTTTGGCGGGTGGACTTGCTGTAGCCGGTTTTAGTTTACGTCAGTTATCTAATCAAAGACCTTTTGAACCGGAAGAGGAAGGTAATACTGAAAGTCGAGATATGTCATCTAATACCGGCCCCATGATTGATAAGAATACTTATATGGAGCATCCGGATAATACCGGAGGAGCTCAAATTAAGATTAAAACAAAACCAGGCAACATACCGCACGATCAGATCGGTAATATTGTAAGTGAGACAATAAATAGCGAATTGCCAGGTGTTGATATCAATGTAAATCTAACTGATAATACTTCGAACATTAGTACCGAATATGTAAGAAGTATCTTGAACCAATACGTCTCACATGGTTATGTTGTTAATCGAGGTGAATAAATAATGAGTGGCTATACTATTACTGAAGCATTTTTAAGTCCTTGTAGGAATAGACCTGGTGATAAAAGAACTCCTCAAGGGATCGTTATCCATAGGACGGGTGTGAATCAACCCGACCCTAATATTATACGAAGAAATATGCAAAACGATAATCCTTATCCGGCTAGTTCTCATTACGTTATAGGTTCTAATCAAATACTTTATATTATCCCGGATGATGAGCGGGCTCATCATACCGTAGGTGGTAATAATTGTATTGGTATTGAAACTTGCGAACCTATTACAGCCGGCTCGTTAGCGAGATTGGTGTGGCTATGTGCTTACTTATGCGATAAATGGAGATTTCCTAAAACAGAGCAAAGTATTAAACCTCATAGCTACTACGATTCCAATACACGACCACACGATCCATTTAGCTGGAGTCTCTATAAGGCCGGTAAGGCAGATCCTAATGGAGTGATCGATCCTTTTGCTTTCTATAGAGCTATTAATCAATCTACTTCCGGTGGAGGTACTGCTGTAGTACCTCCACCATCATCGACGCCCGTTGGTATATCGACGGATGCCGTTAGCGGTATACAACCATTCAATACGGATTTCATAAAATGGGATGCAATCGATCTATTCGGACTAGATACAGATATCGTTCCCGGGTGGCGTAACAGAGCAACACCATTTCATTTGCGTATTGGTGATAGCGTATTCTTTGTTCCACCAACTTCTATTAAAGTTAAAACTGTTGGAAATGTGTCTACTATGAAATCCATGAGATCTAAAAGTAGTATTAAGACTAAGAGTGGATATACCCAAACAGAGATACGTTTAACTCTGTACTTTGGTGATATCGAGCAGATTAATGGATTCCCGGTAGCGGGGCCGGCCGGTGAGATTTACAGCATGGATGGATTAAGACCACTTCTGGCACAATTCATGAGAACGCCAATCATACCTGTAGTTAATGAACGACTTAATGACGTGTTTGGTATATATAATGTATGCCTATCGTCTATAACTGGATATACGGATAAGGACTTCCCCGATACATTGTCTGTAGAACTTATTATGCATAAGACAACAGTAATGCCATATATCCAAAGGCATGATGCCGATCTTGACCGTATGATTTGTTATCCATTATTCCGTTGGTATTATCAGCAAGTACTTCAGCCTACAGCATTGGGACGGGTGAATCAATCATGGTTACAGCCGATTGTTAATTATATGAATGGCTCATTTAAGTTTTATATTATTGATAGTAGTTTTCTTGAAACTAACGATGTAGTCTCTATTGCGGCCGGCATTGCTATGGTAGAGGTAGATATACCAAATGATGAAGTAATAATCAATTCCATGTCTTTAACTACTCATAATTTATTTAGTGCGGTACATTTACAAATGCATACCGATCCGTCTCACCAATACATGGGATCGTTAGATACTAATATCTTTATTCAGCTAGAGACAGAGAATAGAGATATTGTTAAACAATTTGTTGACTTGCAAAAACTTACAGAAGAATATGCTATCAACTATCGTGATAAATTAGTTTCAGGCTTTGTAAAGTTAGAGAATGAACTGGTTCAGTTATTCGGAGTAGAGTATGTAATGATTCATGCTATAGAAATTGATACCGTAGAAAATGAGCCAGGCATGACACGAATTGCTATAGCTTGTGTCAGTTACGACCCGAGTCAGAAAGATAATGAAGCTGTTGACGGTTTCCTGCCGTTTCATGATAAAACCAATCTAGTAGGTAATGTACAAAGCGTACTGTTAAATAGTATGGCAGATGCGCCTACCGAGTACTTACAGACTATGGTTGCTGAAGAGGTTGTAAATAACTTAGACCTATACCCGGATCTCGAATTGCCATCGTATAATCAAGTGGCACAAGCTCTGCTCGATATAAACGCGCAGAGAAGGCAACGTAATTTAAAGGATCTTGATTTTAATGTGTTTGTCTCTCCGGCATTAAGAGGTAAGAATTATTCAGGCTTTAGAGTCGATCCTGACTTTTATGTTAAATACGATTATTTACATCTTGGCGGAATGGTTAATCCAGCTATAGTAAATGGAGGTACAATCAATAGTAGCTATCCTGCAGGTATTGGTATAGATCCTAACGCACCTACACCAGTCTCGACAACCACCGTTACGACTAATACTACAACTTCAGTTCCGGGAGAACAAAGGACATTCGAGATAACAGCGTATTGCGCTTGTCAAAAGTGTTGTGGCAAGTCTCCGGGGAGTCCTGGTTACGGTGTTACAGCAAGTGGAGTTATGGTTAAAGAGTGGCATACCATTGCTGTAGATAGGAATGTTATACCAATGGGTAGCTGGGTATATATTCCTTACTTTAAGAACAAACCTAATGGAGGCTGGTTTAAAGCCGAAGATACCGGCGGGGCCATTAAGGGTAATAGGATAGATGTTTATTACAAGAGCCACCAGGAGGCATTAAACTTCGGAAGACAAAGATTGCCTGTCATAATAAGTAAAGAAAAGGGAGCGACTCCTCCCAGCGGAACTGCCGGAACTACAATGTCTGTTAATCCTACAGCTAACTCTTCTAAAACAAAAACAGAGTTCATAGCACTGGTTAAGGCTCAAGTAGGTAAACCTTATGTTGTTACTACAGAGGGGCCTGATACTTTCGATTGCTCTGGTCTTGTACAATGGACATTCGCTCAGTTTGGAGTTAATATAACTCGCCTTACTTATACTCAATGGAAACAGTGTCAAGAAATAACCAAAGGTGATTTGACTGTAGGTGATTTGATTTATACAAGATGGGGAGATGGCCCAGATCCGGTCAATCCAGACCATGTTGGTATATACTTAGGCGATAATACTATTGTTCATGCTAAGGGTAAAGCTTATGGAGTAGTTCAAATTAGTGGTAACAGTCTTGGTGCAGATTCTCGCTACTTTAGATACTTACCGATGGCCGAGGTTTTACAGACAGGAGCAGTAAGTTCGTCCTCGGGTATATATAACTCAACAGATAGTACAGGCCTTAATTGGAAAGATGAAAAACTTCCAGATTGGATTTATGCACAAACACCGCCGGTAATGACTAAACCTTACGGAGAGAGAGTTCAAGCTCCGGACATATCTAAGCCCGAAGGTATTGACGAGTTGGCTAGACAGATGTGCCATGATTGGCTTACTTATTCTTGGGATGGAAGATTCGTTAAAGCATTTCCAACCTTTGCTATGGTGATATTAGACGAAGGTATGTGGATAAGTGGTAGAAGAACGTGGACAAACTTTTATACCTACCATTCTGTGTTGAATATAACTACTGTCAAAGATCGAGACAATCCTGTAGACCTTGCTATTATATCTCTTACGAATATCTATGGTAGCCTAAATGCCAAACTTAGATATAAAGCTAAGGGAGGAGATACCTGGGCTAATAATATCTTTCCTCGGATAGATATGTCAATTCTAAAACAAAGAGCCGAAGTGCTAAAGAACATTAGTCTAAAGACCGGTGCTAGGGTGCATCTCAAAATGGGATATGGTTCTGTTGCAGAATGTTTACCTACAGCTTTTAATGGTGTGATAGCAGACATAGATTCCAGGGAGAATATGACTATTATATGTCAAGGTGATGGTATAGAGCTGGTCGATCCTATATTAGAGTGGGATGAGAATCAAAGAACCAGTATCTTTAATTTAACCAGTACCCCGTGGACAATGTTTTACATGATACTAGCCCACCGTGGACTCATGTTTCACTGGGGTAATAGTATGGTCGTTCAGGAGTTTATTAAAGGATTGAAAAGTACTATCGATCTTGCAGAGACGTTTGCAGACTGGGTTAGTAGTATGATAGAAAAAGGAAAACTGGAGAAAGCACCAGAGAAGCTATCAAATGCTATTAAAAGTGTAACAATGGTAAATCCCGCAGGAGAGACTGGAACAGATGAAGAGCATTTTGATATAGCATGTGTAAATGCCGGTATTTATGCAAGTTATATGACAGTCGATCAAGTCAAACCCGAACAATGGCAAAGGTGTATAGAAATATACAAAGAAAGAACTGGTAAATCTATTACAGTCGAACAGGCTAAACAAATGTTCGTTGGTGGCCAGGAAAAGGTAGAAGCCGCTACAGGGGAAATGATGCCAGAATCCTTAGACGGTTATATCTTTGGAGATGCCAACCCTTATGGTATTGAACACTTCGGTTATGTATATAAGAAAGAAGATGACATATCCTGGGGTGGCGACCCGGAAAGAAGTACCGATATAGACAGTGGTAAGAAGATAAGCGCCTATGATACTATGAAGAATATCTATGATAGGAACCCGGCTTTTCCTAACGACCCTGACCCGGGTGTTAACTGGCTATGTCAGTTATTAGGCTTTATCGGATACGATGAAGATGCCGGCAAGGGCGGTATTCAAATGTATATAGGTGGTAAGAGTCCCTGGGATATCTTTAGGACAATATCCTTTGCAGAACGGGATAAGATAGTAGCCATTCACCACTACCATTTTAGAAGTACCTTGTTTTACGGGATGCCACATTGGCCGGTAAAATATGCATTAAGACTTAAGAGCGGGGATGGTACCAAGAAGGAAGATTATGAAGAGCTATATAAACCGTTTAGTCAATTCTGGCTTTATAATAGTTACTATCATATTATTGATAATGGTATCCGCGCTAGTAATACGGATTTAGTAACTAATTGTGCAGCTATCTATTCTATTGAAGGTAAACCAGTTACCAGTAAAGTAGTAAAGGCTGATAAGTATATTAAAAGAGAGCTTCAAAAGACAGAGATCTTTGATAGTACTACTATACAAGATAGCTTTATCCCTAATGCCATTCCCGCTATGGAAACTATACTACCTTTCCTTGGTTTTGCTACGGGCGAAAGTCGGGCTGTAGAGATGTGCCGCAGCCATTTAAGAGAGAAATTTAGAGGTATGTATCAGGGAGAACTTTTAATATTAGGACAAGTACCTAAGCAACATGATCAGTTTTATCTCGACGATGCTTATACCAAGATGAATGGTATGGCCGATATAGGGCGAGTCGTTATTCATATGGGATTTGATACAGGATTTATTACCTCTATTAAACCGGATTTACAGGTAGCTATTGCTGGGAGTGAAAGAAATAAAGCCCTTTTGGGTATATCGAGACGGGCCTTACAATTTGCTAAATACTCTGCTAACGGATTCTTATTCCTGCTTGCTTCTGGAGCATTTGTAGTCGGCGTTAAGAATGCGAAGTTAGCCGGTACGGTATGGACTGCTGTCAGAAGTATAAAGAACATAAGGACAGCTATCTCAGGATTAGGAACCATAGCCGGAGGGTTGGCGTTAACTGCCGGAGCCACCGCAGCTGCTATAGGAAGTATGTTAGGTGGTCTTGTTGTTACCATCTTTGGAGTTTTAGTATTAAATGGTATGTGTGAACTATATGATAAATACACTAATCGCTATCAGCAGGAGATTAAGATATACCCATTATGGTATAAAGGGATGCCATATACTGCTGGTATAGACGGTCACCAAACGTTAATTCCGGGTTTAAAAGATCCGTTTTATTATCCAGACCCTATTATAAAATGGGAGAATACCGGTGACAATGGTGCCACTTCTAAAGATGGTTCTCAGCCCGGGACTGGGAACGACGATTTGACAGATATTCTACAAAGACTTGGTTTTGTCTATGACGAATTTACTCCGGCTACAACCGGTCAACTTTCAGTACCTGGTACTGGTACAAATAGCGAATATAAGCCAAACGATCTTATGGATATATCCAGGGCTCGTTACTTTAGATGGCCTACAATGAGCCGTAAGATTACCGAAATTTCAATAGGACGGATGGATAACAACGGTAAAAATTCTCACGTAAAAGGTATCGATATCGCAGGTAATCAAGACGATCCTGTATTCGTTGCTTGCTCTGGTATTGTTAATAAAATAGGTAACGATCCGAGCCCGGGTGGTCTCGGTCAGCATGTTATAGTCTCTCATCCCGGTGGAAGTCAAACAGTATACGGGAATCTTGGAGAAGTTAAAGTAAGCCATGGTGAAAAACTCGACTGTCGTACTCTTAATAATAGTATCTGTATAATCGGGACTATTGGTACCAGTGCGAAGAAAGCTGACGGATGCGACCAGGAAGAGCCACATTTACATTTCGATATTCTTGGTATCCCGGCGGATAAGACAATATTTCATTATTTAGAGTAGGTGAAATCATGAATCTTAATAACGGTATCTTACAGACGATTTACAAAAAGGTAGTAGCGCCGGCTATAGCTAACGTTACTAAAGACGTTAGAGGGACTGTTACAGAATACTATCCAGAACAAAAGAGATGTAAGGTAAGATTTAGAGACCCTAATAGCCGTGGTATATGTGAATTGGTAGTACCTATACAAATCCAGGGTGGAATTAATCACCCTGGCCCATTTCCGGGAGAAGATGTACAAATCGTATTCCCGGGCGGTAATTATACCTTCGGTTATATAAGTGGGGTTCTAGATCTTAATTATAGCTCATCTACAAGGGGTAGAAGACAAACCCATAGACGGAAGGGTTCTTTTATACCAGATATGATAGGTGAAAGGACTGGTGAGTTGTAATGGCGTACGGGGGTCAATCATTACGTTTAAATGAATATGCGAATAAACCAACAGATAACCCGTTACTCGAACTAAAACAAAGTGCGGAAAATGTAAGGTTTCCATCCGGTTCCGAACCAGCTTTAACACATCCTTTTAATACAAGTATTGTTAAGATACGAGACAATGGTTGTATTGATATTTTCTGTGGTACTAATGTCGGTATTAGATTAGATCCTAACCTAGCTAACATATCGCTAATTACCGATGGAGAACGTCATCACACCGGATATTTAAGAGAATGGATACAAAAGGATGTAGAAAGACATGTTGGCCGTAACATTTTAACCAAGATAGGTGGTAATATCTATTTAGAAGCGCAGGGAAATTGTACTGTTAATATTGGTGGCAATGCCGACCTTAACATCGGCGGGAATGCTGACATAGAAATAGGCGGAAATGTAAAGATTGATAATGAAGGTACCGTAGAATGGATGTCTGGTGGGAATATGTATTTCGCGGCACCTAACTACTTCTTCTCATAAATTAACTCAAGCTTTGTACAGAGGTGATAAAATGCCAGCAGCTTGTAGAATAGGTGATAGAATGAATGGCAGCGTCGGACACCACAATGGTCATGGTTGTCCAGATAACTGATGTGGTGGCCACTCGGTTACGGGTGGCCAAGTGACCGGGAGTCACAATATGTTTATTAACGGTAAGTCCGCAGCAAGACTAAGCGATACAGGTTATACAACCTGCCCATGTTGTGGAGCAGGATATACGAATGTACAGGCTAGTACTAGTTTATTTGTAAACGGTCGGGGTATTGTAAGAGTTGGAGATGGAGTGAATATTCATCTCCAAGGGGCCGGAAATATGGTAAGCGGTTCTAATAACTTCTTTGTTGCGAGGTGAGATGATGCGAGTAGCTAAAGATATTGCAATATCTCCGGACGGTGATTTTATCATTCGAGATCACGATCTGGCCGTAGCTAAAGAAGGGGAATTTCAGTTACAGTCTATTATTAATAGGATAAAAGCTGTAAGGATTAATTGGAGATTAGATCATATCGGGGCGGATATGGAAGATATCATAGGAATGCCTAATAGTCCCGATACGGCTCAGCTTACTATTGATAAGATTACCTTTGCACTAACTGAAGACGATCTTATAGATAAGAAAGATATCTATATCAGACCAGTCCCTATATCGAAAACTACGATATTGTTCTTCTTATTTGTTAACAGTCCTTATTTTGCACAACCTATTAGTTTAGAAATTGGTTTAGATCTTTCCTCCGGGGTTATCAAAGTAATGGAGGTTTAAATATGCTCCTAAAGATCAACAAGGATTTTGAAACCATAATGACAAATGCTATGAATAGATTAGCAAATTCTGAGGAATTATCAGAGATTAGTCGTGGCGGAGTAACTAGACTTCTACTGGCTATCTTTAACGAGGAATTTGCTAAGAGTTCAGAAAGTAATGTTGATGGTTTTTATGACACATTAAAGAAAGAACTGGTTCAAGCTTTCTTGTCTTATGCAGGAGAAGACGCACTTGATGCGATAGGATATATGATGTACTGTAAACGATACGTTGATGAAAAGGATGAACCGTATCGTTATCGAATTAGTCAACAACTGTTAAGTATGGCTACCTCTAATGAAACGGCCGTACGTCTTGCTTGTCTGTCGGTACCCGGAGTAGATGATGTTATTATGAAAGCGTATACTCACGGCACCGGTTCCGGCTCTATATATGTTATTAATAAAGATCCGGCTGAGTTACCAAATCTTATTAAACAAGTAACCACTGCAGCTAGAATGGTCGGCGGTTGGGGAACTAGAATTGACGTATTTCAACCTCGGTTCCTTAATGTGGAGATTCGTATACGTATAATCTTTTACAAGGATGTATCAGAACTAGATCAGAACCTTATTAGAGGTACCGCAAAGATTAGTACAGAAGATTACCTAGCGAGTCGTAATGCTGGGGAACCCTTGGATGTTAAATATATAGAAGAGATTGTATCTAAGATCAGTTTAGAAATCTCTGAAGTACAGATATATTACTTAACTGTAAATGAGGAAACGGTACTGTTGGTAAAGCAGCTTTGCGCCTGGAATGAGCGTTTTATCCCCACTCGTAAAGGAAATGCGGTAATTATTAGTTAGGGGAGAGGATATGAGAAAGCTAAAAGATCATCAGCTAAATAGTGGTAGAGTAACTGCCATAGAAAATGAAATATCAGAGGCTCGAGGTTCTTACGATAGGCTTAAGAAATATATCGATACCAGAGGTTATACCGATTTTAGATTAAACGAAGCTGTTTGGACTGGTAGTGCTATTTATGTCCCTATAAATCAAGGTACTGCATTTATCATGGGTTACGTTGTTCAGTATTCAGATATGATTAATATTTATATTCCAGGAGCTATGCCTGAAACTACTTATTATTTCTTTATTAATACAAATGGTACTATCATTTATAGGAATACTCCAGAGGAATTAGAGACCGACATGATTATCGGTTCGGTTTCTACAGGTACTCAAGTAGATCAACTAATAACTAAAGACTTGCGTCATATCTTAAGAAAAGATGGTATTTACGAAGAAGTAGTAAAAGCCCGAGGTTCTTATGATAATCTTAAAAACTATATTGACAGTAAGAAATATCTTGAGCTTACCCTTGGTAAACCCGAAGTAGATGGCGTGAATGTTAAAGTTCCTATTTACGGTGGTCGTTCTTATATACTTGAACAGCTAATTGAAAAAGAAGATCAGGTATTTACATTATTAAACCCTAACTTAAATACTACATATTATTTCTTCTTAGACCAACATGGTACTATCGTTTATGATACGATATTATCAGAATCTCGCTCTAAAATGATACTTGGTACCCTTGTTATAGGTGAGACGCTAGATCAACTAATAACTAAAGACTTGCGTCGTATCTTAGATAAGGATGGAGTTAAAGAAGAAGTAATCGAAGCTAGGGGAGAGTATCCAACTTTAAAGGAACGTTTAGATACCGAATTTGATATAACTACAAATATCGGTAACAAACGATCTGCTATTATCTGCATTAAGGATATATTATTTCCACACACAATAGGCTTAATTCAGGTTATTATTCCAGAACATTTTGTAATGTCTAAGGTTATGATACGTGCTAATAATGCACCCATTGGCTCTGATTTAGTACTAGATATTAATAAGAATGATATTAGTATTTTTACAGATCAAAGTACAAGACCACGCATTTCCGATGGACAAAATAGCGTTGTGGTCGAATCTATTAACGTGGATTTCTACGAGGGAGATATATTCTCTATTGATATAGATGAAACGGGTTTGATTACTCCAGGTGGTAAAGATTTGATGATAACCGTTAAGTTCGATCAGACCGGCGATAGGGGTTAATATAGTATTGGTCAAGAATTACTTTAAAGTGGGAGGTTGGAGTTATGTATTTTACTGGTACAAGTCTTTACCCAGATGGTTTACTAGCTGATATCGCTGCTGCTGTAGTTAGTATTCCACAAGGTAAAACAGATCCCTATTGGGATAATATTACGTCAGATTCGCCAGTTGCTACAAATCTCTATAAACAAGTATTTAAATCTAGGGCTAAGGTAAATAGTCCAGACAGTAGAAACCTTTTCTGTGTAATCGGAGCTCTTGCTACGACTAGTGCGTTTAATAGCACCGCTAGTATTAGTGGTTATGCTCAAAATACTATCAATTCTAATTCTGGTCTTACATTAGGCGGGGCTCAGAATTATGTACCAGGAACTACCGGAGTAGCTGGTACGTTCGAAAATTTGATTGAACAATCTCTATTCTTAAGAGCGGGTGTATTACCGACTAATTTTGGTATAGGTAATGTGAACTGGCACTTAATCGTAGAACCAACATCCATCGTATTGGCTATTGAAATTAACGGAGACTCTAATGCAAGAGCGGTTGGTTTCTTCGGAACTGTCGATCCTCTCGAAGACCATCCGGATGGCATGCCTATCATCTGTCAGAGTACTACGCAAAGTCCTACTTTTGATAGGGCTTTAACTGCCGTATCGGGCCCTTATAATTACGTCAATCAAGATTATTATTGGTGTCAAGGTTCTTACGATCCATATATGGACATCGGATATACAAGAAAGTTATTCTTAAGATCTGTTCCCGCTTATTACCATGATGGTGTTAATACCATGAATACAGTACCGCTTGGTGTCTTAACAAATATCTATACTTCAAGATTCGATAGAAGTAATATCCGAATTCTTGGTACAACAGGTTTCGCTGCCACGGTAGATACGGGTGAGAATAAATACCTTGTAGTATTTCCTTATCCAGTAGCCTCAATCTATACTCCACAGTCTGGCGTAGGTACCCCCTTAGACGGGTTTAGAGCTAGAAAAACTATTAATATAACTGAGAAAGATTATGCTATTGTGATTAAATATACTCCTTAAGGAGGTTTCATTAAAAAAATGACTATTTATGCAACAAGATGTCAAATTAAAGATTTAGCATCGAACGTATGGAAACAGCTTGAAGCCGAAGGCTGGGAGAGTGTAATGTCTCGTCCTGAAGACGGTGTTATGAAGAAGCAACTTCCCACCGGCCCTCTCTTTATACGTATAACTCCGGTCATTGCAAATAGCGACCGTTTTACATTAGGCCCTGCTGAAAACTATCAGCCTGGTACCACGGGCGTAGGATTATCTATCGACAGAACTACACCAGGCTTAGATCCTAATATGGAATCCTTTGAGATTAGTGTAGCTGATTTACCCACCTATGATGGTAATACTACCTTAACCATAGGAACTACTCCTGTTATCATTCCGGTATATAGCGGTAGTGTTAGGGTGGTAGCTGAGAAAATTCGCGATACGTTACTGAGCGACTCGGCAATAGCTATGGCTTACGATGTAATTGTAGACGTTAATGGTAAAGTTATAATTACAGCCAAAGATTCAAGGGCTATTGACTTTAATATGAGTATAACTGATACCATTACCGGTGTTACCGCAAGTGATATAGAAACGATACCTGGTATTACACCGGTTAATGAAGAACGCACTATTATTGTAAATAGTGGTGCTACTGTTTCTGGTACGCTTAATATTAACTTTGATGACGGTACTATTATTAAGCCCGGTATTAAGTTTCCAGTAGTCGGTAACGATACAGCTGCTCAAGTTGCTGGTAAAATTAAGACAGCTTTAACTAGCGATAACGATATTAATACAGCATATACAATAACTAATGTGATAGATACTAATATAATAACCATAGCTTCTAAAACTGGTGGCCCTAAAAGTATTACTATTACCATTACCGAAGTTCCTAACGGAGTTGTCAAGACAATTGCAGAAACTCAAATAGGTGTTACATCTGTAGCTGAAGTATTTGACTTAACGGTAACAGGTTCTCCTATTACCAGTGGGAATGTTAGCTTAATCTTAAATAATACTCCGGTAAATGTAACTGTAAGTAATGGTGACAATACTACGGAAGAAGTCGCGGCCAAGATTAGAAATGTACTAGCCACTGACACGGATGTTTCCGTCTCGTATACAATTTCCGGCTCTGGTAATCAGGTTATTATTACTAAGAATGATGTAGGCGCTGTAGATTTAACCATAGCTGTTGCTGGAAATAATACCGGCATTGGTGCCACCTTCGTTGAAACAACTCCCGGGGATGTTTCAATACAAGAGGTTAATACAATTACTGTTAACTCCGCTTGTACTGCTAATGGTACGATAAATGTATTCTTTGGTGATGGTGTAATTAATAAGACTATTGACGTAAACGTAGTAACAGCTGATAGTCTTCAAGAAGTGGCCTCAGCTATACAATTTGCAGTAGATGCTTTAGCAGATTATGTCGCTATCGTTAACGATAATGTCGTAACCATTGCCGCCGCTTCCGCAGAGAGTCAAGTAGATGCTACTTTTAACCCTAATGATACTGGCACTACAGTTACTATTAATATAACTCAACAGGGTATTACCGGCGTAAAAGAGATTAATACACTTACGATTACAAACGTATCTAATATCTCACAAACCGGTGTAATTAACTTTAATGATGGAATAATTAATAAGTCAGTTAACTTTGATATTCTATCTACAGATACGATAGATACCTTGGCTGTTAAGATTGCTATTTTGTTAGAAAACGATGGTCAAATTGGTTCTAGTTATACAATAACCAGTACAAATAATAACGTAATAATCTCACGAGACGCTACCGGCGCTGTTGATACTGTTGTTACATTAGGTGTAGTAGCTATCGAAGTAAATTGTTCTATAACTCAGTCTGTAGTCGGTGTAACAGGCGTCGCTGAAGTAAATACACTAACAGTCTTAACAGGTGCGATAAACGATGGTACTATTAGTATTAATTTAAGTGATGGTATCTTAAATAAAACCTTAATCGCGACTTTAAATGGAGCTGATAGTTTCACATCTATAGTTAATAGGATTCGTACCGTTGCCGATGCTTTAGATAATTGGAATGCTACTGTAGTGGATAATGTCGTAACTATTTCATCTACACTAATGGTTGACAATCCAGATCCTACTTTCGACGCTAACGATACAGGTACCGTTTTGACCATTAGTGTATTAGCTCAAGGAGGTAGTGGTTCTAAAGAAGAAAATACTATCAAAGTGCTTTCCAATTGTACGACAACCGGGCTATTACAAATCTTTGTTAGCAATGGCATTATTAATAAGGAGATTCAGGTGTCGGTTACGAGTGGACAAACTGTATCACAAGTAGCCACTGCTATAAAGAACAAACTTACAGCTGAAGCCGAGGTAACCAATACTTACGATGTAACTATAAATGTTAGTAATATCGATTCAATCTTAGTAACACGTAAGACAATTGGCCCATTTAATACCACAATTAAACTCGGATATCTTACCGGATTGGCCGGTACTTTTACTAACGATCAAAGTAAATCTGTATTCTTTGCCTCGGCTGTAATCGTAAAGACTTCACCATTTAACTATAAGCTCTATACATTCGATGATCATATTGTCTTATCTATAATAGCAGAAGTAGCTATAGCTGGTGCTGTCAATGCATTGCATTATGTAGGACGGCTTAAGCTATTTGGAGTTGAACCTAATAATACAGCTGTCGTATTAGCTTCGACAAATATTGAAGGAAATTCTAAAATCTATCCACTTAAAGATAAAGCTAATACTGTTAATGGGCCTGCTTACGATTTCTATTCAGCTTTGCCGCCATCTAACCCTGGCGGCGGCGGGTTGTATTATATGGCTCCTATCGAGGTTGGTAGTATTAGTGATGGTATTCGTGGAGAGATTGATCATGTTTATGCGATTCCGTTGTCGGGTGTAATCCAGGATGATACCATTACCGTAGGTAGTCAGGTGTATGATATTCATACAGCAGGTTCGATCGGATATAGTAGTTTAGCAGGAACTAGAGCAGTTGCTGTATATAATCGCGGATAAGTTGGTGATCACATGGCAAAGGACTCTTTGCAATTTAATATCTATGATAAAGAGTCATTTGTCATCCCAAATATTGACGGCATCGATTTTCTAGTTGATGCCGTCACTTTACATAAAACAGTACATGAGTATGTAAAGGACGGGCTATTAATCGATTTGATTGCTGCCCGAGCTACAGAGGATGACAAACATGGCTCTAATCCATTATCTACATGGATTAATCTCGCTGCAAGCGGAGATTGGAAGTTGACCGAGCTTTCTGACTTTAACTTTATTTCGGACGGCTGGATAGGGGATGGAACTAATGCAAATCCCTATGCTCTTTTATTTAACGGTATAAATAGTAAATGCACTCTTAGCTATAATCCTGTTTATGATACCTTTACCCTGGAAGCGTGGGTTCAGACCGATCAATTACACCAGATTGATAATGAGATAAATACAGGTTCTTCTCCAGGATTAGATGGTCAAAAGTATTTGTTTTATCCTTCTAAATATATAGATACTAGAGTTGGTGCAGGGGTATCTATAGGTTCTAACGGAGTTAGTGTTTACGAATACGGAGATGCTCATTTTCCCGCAGTGGCCGTTTATAGCGGTGAGGTTACGGGAATAACCCATGTCATTGTAGAGTATATAGATAGGCAACCGTTTATTTATATTAATGGAGTATTGGTACGTATTGGACTTAAGTCTAATATGACACGAGTATGGTCACCAATTATTATGGGCGCAGGCCCTTATGGAGCCTTTGATGGTTGTGTTATTATGGCCAGAATATATAATAGAGTACTTAGTCAAGAAGAGAAACAAATCAACTATCAGGCTGGATTTGTATTATTCTCTTATCCTATAATCCCTTATCACATTACTACCGGAGATAATCAGATAGATTGTAGCGAAGTTAAAAAGATCCTTAATATAATGGCTGTACAAATAGAACCCGAGGGTACTTTGTTAAGATACTTGGTAAGCTTTGATAATAAAGGTAGCTGGCTAACTTATAATACCGTATGGCAAGAAGCGTCACTTGACGATATAGATAGAGTAGGTATGACAGCAGACGAACTAAATACTGTAGATTGGAACTATTTTCAACCGGGCGTACATGGAAATTTAAATATAGCAGTTGCTCTTGCTACCATAGATATAAGTATTACACCATCTGTAAGTAAACTTTTAATAGAATACGTCGGAAACTTACTAGGCGTAATTACTAGGACAACTATAGCATGTTATATAAATAACGTATCAGAAGTTACCTTTACTCATCCTTCTGATGAAGTAGAGAATATACCAACAATAGTATCTAGCGGAGCTGCTATAGATACAATAGCTGGTACTATAAGCAATACCTGTAGAATTAATGGTATTAAAGAAAGAATGGATAATAGTATAAATATTCCTATCTTATCGCGAGCTGGAGCTTTAATTGCGAGTCATTTAGTAGGAGTTTATAAAAGTAGTCATAATAACGAGGAAGATAAGATAGACTTTTTAATTATTAATGATCTAATTAGTATCGATCCCGTTATACCTAAACTTTCTGGTAATGTTTTAGAGTATTTAAAAGGTCTTCATATACCGTCTTACTACAGTACTAAACCTTTAGATTTGATATGTGAGACTGTTGACATTGAAACATTAAAGTCGATTCAAATATTGGATAAAACACCTTCTATATTTACTTCTATATGTAGCGATCGACCGATTAATATAACCGTTACTACAGATGATTATACAAGGATAGATACATCTAATATAGTAACAATTAAAGACATAAATAAGGACTATTACAGTAATGGAAATGAAAGATTCTTATTTAGCTTTGACAATAGAAATACTTGGTATTCTTATGATTATAGTACCAACCAATGGGTTATTGTAAGTTTAGATGATATTCAGGAGAAAGGAATGACATTTTGGCAAGTTAGTTCTATTCCTGAAGAAACTTGGAGTACAAAGTTGTCAGAATGGTTAGACATGGCTATTAGATTAATAGCCTATCCTAGCGATAGTAATGAAACAATATACGATTTCACTTATACCGGCAATTACATAACATGGATAGCACCTTTTACAGGCGATTACCGATTAGAAGTATGGGGTGCTGAAGGTGGATTGCCGGGAGGAAGTTCAATAACCGGTGGTCTCGGAGGTTATACTAAAGGTACGATTACTTTAACCCAGGGTGATATTTTATACATCTGTATTGGTGGATATCCGGGTCGTGCTAAAGCAGGAGGTTGGAATGGTGGAGGTAATGGAGGTACCGATACCAGTAGTAGTGTTCGTTATGGTGGTGGCGGTGGTGGCGCTACTGATATAAGAGTTGGCGATACTTCTCTTTCTAATAGAATTATTATTGCTGGCGGTGGCGGTGGCGGTGGCGAGTATGGAAATTCTCGTTACGGCGCTGGCGGCGAAATACAAGCACAATCGGGCGCTGGTCAATTAACTACCAATCCAGCACGAACGGGTGCTGGTTATCAATGGTCTTGGGGTGGTGGAGGAGGTTCTCAAACACAAGGAGGTGTAGGAGCCGGAACGTATGTAAAAGGTGGGAATGGGACGCTATATCAAGGCGGCGCAGGAGATACTGGTTGTTGCTCTGGTTCAGGCGGTGGCGGTGGCGGTTATTATGGCGGCGCGGCCGGTGGTAACGATTCGCCACATGGTTCTGGATATTCAGCAAATGGCGGCGGTGGTTCTAGTTATACAGACGGAGTATCGGACGGTACTATGCAGATTGGAGTTCAAGCCGGGAATGGTAAGGCTAGAATAACCTTATTAAATACGACAATGTATACTGTTAATGGATTCACTTTCAGAACAATTGTTAATAAATTCGATGTCTACCAGATACCCATGTTAACGGGGTTTAAATTAGATATTCCTATTCACGAGGTTTTAGAAGAGAAAGATTCTCCTGTATTAATACCTTTTCGTACCTTAAAGAACTTTGATGGAAATGCTATAAGTATAATCACAGGACTTCTTACTAATAACTCAAGTCATTATATCACAGGAATATTGGAATCTGGAGATTTAGATAAACTGTTCACTATTGATATTCCAAAGAGCTTTACAGGACTTAAATCGGAAATAGTCTGTAATTTCTTAATAAGTAAATCGAGTTATACCGAACCAGATGTTGATGATATCTTATATATACAAGATTTGCCTAAAGAACAGGTAAAGAGCGATACTATCTATTATGACAAAGAAGAACAGTTTGCAATGCTCAATATTATTGATAATCGTGAAGATACAGAATTTATAGTTATGACAAATGACTATAATAGAATTGACACAAGACAAGCCGTTGCTATTCAAGATATTGTGGCCGATTATCAAGAGATCGATGGTATACAAATTAGATTCTTATTAAGCTTTAATAATCGAGAAACCTGGTACATTTACGACCACGATACTAGTTCTTGGATACAGAAGGGTATAGATAACATTCACAATACAGGAATGACATTCTGGCAACTTAAATCCATACCGCGAGATGCTTGGCATAAAGCTTTAACTAACTGGTTAAATGTTTGTGTAGGATTTAAAACCTTTAGTGACAACTGGATTTACGGATAGGAGGTAGTGTGGTGGATTTACAAGTATTTAATTTTAACTATACCGGTAGTCAACAAGAAGTAACACTACCTCCCGGTATATATAAGCTTGAAACATGGGGCGCTCAGGGTGGTAATAATGGAGCTCCCGGTGGTTACGCCTCTGGTATTTTAAACTTAGGGGATACTGAAACTCTTTATATATATATTGGAGGAATAGGAGCTCCTAATTCTACTGGTTGGAATGGAGGCGGTTTTGCTAGTCCTTATGGCGGCGGCGGTGGTGGTACCGATATACGAAGAGGAGGACAAACTCTTAATGACCGTATCCTGGTTGCTGGCGGCGGAGCTGGACACTCTCATACAGCTCAAGGTGGCGCTGGTGGTGGATTAATTGGTATTGGTGGAACTACTGGCAGTGGAGGTACACAAACACAAGGAGGTAGTTCAGGAGGAGTAAGTGGAACATATGGTAGCTTTGGTTACGGTAGTAATGGAATAAGTCATGGTTCTGGTGGCGGAGGTGGATGGTACGGTGGCGGAGGTGGATATACTTGAGGTAGTTCCGGTGGAGGAGGTTCCTCCTATTATGGTGGAGTTCTAAACGGTATCACTACCCCTGGAATTCGTACTGGATATGGTAAGGTTGCTATAACTTTACTTGCCTTACTGGGTATAGAAGAAGCTGTTGAAACTGCGGTATTTAATAGTTCTGGTAATTATCAGACCTTTATTGTACCAACTACAGGAATTTATCAATTAGATCTTTTCGGTGCTGTAGGTGGTGCTTATTCTTACCCTGGTGGTTCTGGTAGTCATGTTCGTGGTCAAATGTTATTAGATTCCGGTCAAGAGTTATATATATTTGTCGGCGGGGATGGAACGGGCTTTATTGGCGAAGGTGGAGGATGGAATGGCGGTGGTAATGCCGGGCCGCTAGGGCCTGGTGCAGGTGGTGGCGGTGCTACCGATATTAGAAGAGGCGGTATAGAATTAGAAAATAGAATTATCGTTGCTGGTGGCGGTGGCGGCGGTGGGAATTTAAGCGCCGGTAGTTCCGGTGGAGAAACTTTGCATTTAACTACAATATTAGGCAATGGTCAAAACCATCCAGAGATTGGCGGTGGTGGCGGTGGTGGCTACTACGGTGGTATGGCCGGTGATATAAATAGGGGCGGATATGGCGGTTCTTCGTATGCTGGTAATTTACGTAACCCTATTATTAATACAAATATATGGTATAATGCAGGTTTGGTTATTATATCAAGATTGCCTACGTATACCTCGTTTATAAATTCATTAACGTTTAAGACTATCGTTAGTTCTTTCGAAATTATTAAGCTGACCTTCTTAATGGGCGATTTAAAATCTAGTAAGCCCGTCGATATAGAAATAGAAATACTATCATCCGATAGACAAGAGACTATACCTGAAGAGCAAATCGATACTGAAAAACTATATTGTATTGATAGTCAACAAATTACGATAACTGATGATAATAACCGAATTGATACAAGCGATACTATTACGATTGAAGATATAGAGATTGACCCTAATCAGTTATACGATATTAAGATCTTATTAAGTTTTGACAATAGAAATACCTGGTTAGCTTATGATCATAATAGTCATACTTGGATAGAATATAATACTAACGATGTTAGTATATATGGCATGGCCTTCTGGCAACTTAAATCTATACCAGAAGAAGTCTGGAGTGAGAAACTTTCTATCTGGTTAAATCTTTGTATATGGGTTCAGACAGGAGATGTATAGTAATGATCGATATATACGTTAACTCCATAACCGGTAGCGATAGTAACGATGGTTCTATTGGACATCCTTATCTGACAATAAACAAAGCATGGTCTATGGCAGATCCTATAGAAAGTACTATCCATCTTGCCATAGGAGTTTATACCCTTACTCAACTTGCCTATTCCGCCTATAATATTACAATTGTAGGTGAAGGAATTAATACTATTCTAATCTTTGATCCAGGCTATAAACGCTGTACCGGCGGATGGGGTTACTTTGACTTTAACAGCAATTGCAAATTTAGTAATCTTATATTCGAAACCAGAGGAACAGAATCCTATGCTAACTACTTCTATCTAGGTAATGATAGTAAGATAGAATTCGATTTTGTTGTCTTTAGAAACTTCTTCAATATTGTTTATTCCGATTTTATTATCATAAGCGGATGGTTACGATTTACTAACTGTTTATTCGACTTAATGGTAAATACAATAGAATGTTTTAATCCGTACGATATTAATCGTATAGTTTTTAAGAATTGCTATGGTGATATTAAACTAGTAGCTCCTTCTAGTCCTTCGGTTTTTATGGAGAATACGGTAATTACTTCGACTCCTAAATTCGATGCTACGTATCACATACTTGAAACCGTTGACTATAAGATAGGGATATATTTTAATCAGAACTTTATCATGAGTAAACTAGATTTATCTAATGGTAACGGAGGTCGTAGCGGGGAACGGACTTATATAGCACCAAATGGTGTTACGGTAAATAGTACAGCAAGAGTATGGATAAATAATGGTTTTTATTATATGGGGAATATGTTTAATGGCAGTATTCTTTCCTATAGTGATGGATATCATTACTGGCTTAGTGAAGGGGCCGCAACATTAACTTTCGATTTCGGAGCAATAATAAACTGGTTAAGATATAACCCTATAAAAACTATTGTTATATATCCAAAGGCGAGAGACGAAGCTTCATCGAACTATCAGATATCTGTTTCGGAAGACGGTATCAATTGGACTATTATTGTACCATGGGTCATATACAATAATCCTCCATACGGAATGGGATTCTCATACGAAATTAATACGAGTAAACGTTATCTCAGAATTCAACTAAGCCAGAATGGTAACTGGGGATCTATTTTAGACGAGATAGAGTTTTATACAAAGCGCATATATCTACAGATTACCTTTAAGAAACGTATTAAAACCTCCAAAGGATATCTTTCAGACATTCTTTGCGGGAATTTATCTAAAGTCGTCATGGATATTACATCTGTAGTAGAAAATCTTAACAATATTATACAGACAGGTGGTAACCTAGCTTTTGATGGTATGATAACTCCTGGCTTACTACTCGGAGATTGGCAACCTATCTGTAAAGTAATAACCCAGTTATTACTGGAAAGTGCCAGTATAATTGATTTACCGGTTAATGATATACTTTTACCAGGTCTTAAACTATCAGTATTAACTAGCGGTAAACTTCAATATATAGCTGGTATGTCGTGTGATGATTGGCTAGATGGTGATATACAGTTACCCAGTTTCGAGAAGTACGAGTATACAGGCCTTATCGAGACAATAATCTTTGGAGATCTTAAACCTAATGATTATACCGATGATGTTATTGAGGAAGTACACGAGGAGATAATCATACCTTATAGTCATTACCTATCTGAAGGTACTATACTAGATCTAGTAATAGGTACTACCATAGAAGATCCATGTATAGGTATTGTTGAAGAGGATGTATATTCAGACAAGGTACCTAATTATAAACGAGATATCTTTGGTAATGTACAGAGAATGCTTGCCGGTAGACGAGCGAGATACACTTCGTTAATAATAGCCTGGTTATAGTCAATTACTACCCGATTAGTGGTAGTATCTTTATAAATAGAGACAAAGCGAATATTACTATTTATTACAGTCCATTATAATGGACTGTTTCTATATGGGGGTCTTTATATGGCAGAGAGATTTGCTAAAGCTACTTCGAATATCGTGGGAAAACTTCCCTACTGGTGGAAGATTAAAAAGAAACCTCAAGAATCTATTGGCGCCTACTTCTTAAACATTGTAGGCATGGAAATCGACGAAGCTGAATACGTTTTAAATTACGCATTGAGGCAAATTCATGTCTTGACGGCAGATATAGGCCAGGCCGATATTTGTTACAGAACTACATTGCCGGCATCATTAAATAAAGATTTCTTGATCACAATAGCATCGGTAGATGCTATTCAACTCGAACCCGCTAAGACTTTAGATGAGTTCTTCTCAGGATTTAGTACAGAATCTACATTTACACCAGAGTTATTACTTCAGAATACCTATTACATCGATTGGGAAACTAAGATTATATACACCAGACATACTTACAATATAGATGATAACCATCCAGAAGGACAAGTACAGATTGCTATATACTCGCAAAACGGTGAAAGACTAGCTAATGAAAACCTAAAACTTTCTCTTCATCACGTATGGAACTTCTTTGACGAATTTGGTTTACTCTTATCCTGTCCTCGTATTTACGGGGAAAGGAATGCCTCTTATAAAGAACGTATTCTAGATGTGATGAGGTTTCCTGGAAGTGCTAATAAATATGGAATGATTAACGGATTAGCCAGGGAATTACTTTTAAAGTATAAGGAAGTGTGGCATAATGGCGGCAAAGATTTAATACTCCGTCGCCCGTATTTAGCAGAGCATACTATAATGATTGACGACCGGTTAATAGAATCTTACGAATATGAAATAGATTCTGGAGGTCGAGTAATACTTCTTGGAGATCCATTATTTGAAGGATATAAAAGAGTAGTTACTTATGCAGCAGGTATAGACTTAAGGTTATTCTGGGATATGTCTGATAGAGAGTTTATGAATGAGCTATTCATACCAGATGGCGATGCTACTAAAAGACTTCGTTATTACGTGCAGCTTGTGAAAGATCGAGTTCCCATAGAATGGGGACAATTCAGGTGGAACCAGGGAGTATGGGATTCTTTCGATCCGAGTAATTCTGGAACTGCCTGTATACCTAGCTTTTGTGATGGTTCTGTTAAGGGTTGGGAGAATTACGGGGGTGAATAATAAGTGAACTACTTCGTAGCTCATATATATGCCGAAATTACACCCGGGAGTATTTACATTACCGTAGAGCTACCTGCGCAGGTAGATAATACGGTAACAGAATTATCTAAGATTAAGCTTAGTAATTTAACCGTAGGTGAACTTTTAAAACCGGCTATAGATGAATTTGCCACTAAGCATAAACTAAATGCTGAAAACATTAATGTTAATCAATATTACATCCATTTGACCGATAGTATGGTACCTGTCGCGGTCTGTTTTTCTGATGGACAAATAGCAACAGCTAAAAGTAACGAGTATATTTATGGATACTACACTCCTATTGTCGCACCGCCTCTCGCGCCGGCAAACTTTACCGGAGTGCTGCTACCGGATTATAGCGGTGTTAGGTGGACATGGTCTGATATATTAAACGAGCAAAAGTATTGTATCCTAGATGAGAATAATACGATATTAAAGGAACTTCCCAAGAATAGTAGCGAGTGGATAGAACCGGTGACTTGTAATGGACGGACGATTAAAAGAAAAGTTGCCGGGTATAATTCTGCCGGTATGGGAATTGCCAGTACTTTTGCTGATATAACATTACCTTCTATATCAGATAGCTCTCCTTACGGTTTAAAGGGACGTTGTCTTAGTTTATCGGGTATTCTGTGGAGTTGGAATTACACGGGCCCTAAAGGTCACTACAACTTATATGATGGTATAACCGACGAATTGTTAAAATCATTTGATAGCGATAATTGTAGTTGTACAGAGATAGAACTCGTGCCAGGTATTTATAGCAGAAGGTTAAGAGTGGTTACGGATGAGCAGACAAGTGAATTTACTAATGAGGCAGTCGTAGTTATTCCTGATACTGTACATGAATTAAAGCCAAGTAAGCCAAGTCTTAACGGGTCTGCATCCGGGCCTAACTCCATTGTTTATCAATGGATTGATAATGGTAATGTAGATGAATTTTATATTTGTGATGAAGATGGCACAATACTTCATAATATACCTGGCGGCGTTGGGTATTTCAGCGAAGAGAATCTTGATACCGATATTACTTATAGAAGACGTCTCCAGGCTTATAACGAGTTCGGAGTAAGTGAACTATCGGATATCGTATTTATCCAATTAGTATCTATGACATTTAAACCAATTGTTGAGTGTCCAATTGAACATAATGCTCACTATATACCACAAGGACGTATTAAAGCTTTCAAAAGTGGTGTAGGTGATGGTCTTGATCTATTTGTAAAGGGAATTCTTACAAAGGCTAATAGTGCCCCTATTATTGATACGATGGAGCAATATCTCTCTGACGAAGCTCAGTTACCTGTATCCGCTATGGCAAGTAGTACTGATTGGTATGTAACAGATTCGTGGGTTAAGCAATATGTTGATAATCTTGGTCACAACTGTATCTCTAGTTATACAGCATTTGAAATTGTATTAGATGTAGAAAGAAAAGTATTAAAAGGGTTTAATTATTACCCTGTTAAAATACTACCTTATCAGTTTTACACACAAGGTAATTATTATAATTACGACCCCGGTCAGCTCAAACTAATACTAAAGGCAATACCGGAAGCACGAGCTGTCATAGATGTTTGTGGTCAAGTTACTGATAAAATATCTGCTAATATTAAAGTAACTTCCGACGTTTTCTATCAGAGTTGTGATTCAAGTGATATTGATTATACTGTCAATATTAACTTTGATAGTATAGGTGTCCAAAGAATTGTCGATGATGTATTAGCAAGTGGGATAAATTGGGAAATGATAGTAGATGATTTCGCTCTTGTCTCATATACCTTAAAGGTAGATACGGGTAATAAAAGTTACGAGATTACCGACAGAGAAGGGATTATGTATTTATGGCTGCCTACTATTACAGGTACGCCACAAATAGCTCATGTTCAAATTGGTAATGACTTATATATTAATTTAACACTTGGTGAAATTCTGTCGCGTTATATCGATCATGGCGGTACCATAGTACCAAGTAATATCTTGTCTATATTAAATAGCGCCAAGATTACTATTTATGATGATAACTTTACCGTTACCTGGACGGGACTAACCGATATCACAACAGATATTAGCTCCCGGCTTGAAACTCTATTTGATACTACACCTATAGCTACACAACTCGGCTCCTATATATTTGATAACCCTGTACGTCTTAGTATATCTAACGATCAGGATAATAAGTTACTTGTTTACTCATTATCTAAGCTGCTAAAGAATATTAATACTGGACAGCGACTTGAAATAATAGAAGAGTATAGCGACGGTAGTTCTCGTAATATAAACCATCTTGTCGAGTTTACCAGTAGTCATCCTAACATAGCTATCGTCACTAGTGATGGTGTTGTATACGGTATGAGTCCGGGAGAGACTAATATAGCAGTTGGCAAGCCGGGCCAGGGTACGCTTTTATGGGTTCATGTAACTATTAATGAATATGGTACTGTAACGATTTCTACAGCTGCAGAATCTATAATAGAACCGGTATCTATAGATATAATAAAAGAACCCATATTCAGTAGCAAAGCTAATGAAATCTTACCATTAAGTGAACTAGAAGAAGGGGATCAATTCATATTCTCAGGTAGAGTATGGATACTTCTCGAAGAGGTTACTACATATGATAGGGTTATATTAAAAACTCCATTAGCCCCTATGGCATTTGATAATGATGTAAATGACAAATATTATAATCCAGATGATTCTGATAATATAGCTTACTATCTTAACCATACTTTCTATAATACGTTTACAGTAGAGGAAAAAGGTTTACTTATTAATCCTACATTTTGTTCTAAAGTAGAACTACCTAGTGCTGCTAGTTATAAAGAACTTTTTGATAATGTTTATAAGAACATACCTTCACTTTGGAGTTGGAGTTACGGTATAGGTGGAAGATATGCTTATTATCCAGGTAGTCCAGGCGAGAATATATATACTAATGTTACTTCACCGTGTCATGTTGTTCCGCAAATTTACTTGAACAAGACTATGCTTGTAGAGAAAGTAGATACCAGTATCGTTTTGGTAGATAGTATAACTCTTAATATAAGTAGTTTATATTTAGAAATAGGTAGATACTCTAGTCCTGGATATGAAATGTTACCTACTAATCCTACAGATAGGAGTGTTACATGGAGTAGTTCTAATACTAGTATAGCTACTGTAGATAGTATTACCGGAAGAATAAAAGCTGTAGGTGTAGGTACTTGTAATATTACTATTACGGCCAATGATGCCTCACATGCAAGTGATAGCATGAGTGTTACTGTAATACAAGGGCCGCCCGGATACGTACGTATAACCGATTTTAGAGCAGGAGATGAATTTATATTCTCTGGTAGATCATGGATATTCGTTAATCATCCCGATTCTACTAGTTGTGAGGCTATGTTAAAAACTCCGTTACCTCCTATGGCATTTGATAAAAGTCCAGGTGACGAGGTGGAGTATATTCCAACCGATCCTGACAATGTAGCTTACTATCTCAATAATAATTTCTATAATACATTTACTACTGATGAACAAAATCTAATCTTAATTGCTGATGATTACGATGCTGATTATAAGATAACAATTCCAGACGACGGTAGCGATTTAATGAATCTTGTTTTTAAAGACATACCTTCGTTATGGATAATGAGCGGTAGAACTACAACACAGGGTATTTTCTGTCCTAGCACTTCTTATGGTGAGGAGTATTATGTCAATGTTGATGAACTACATCATGTAGTTCCAGTTATAAAACTACCAAATACCTTATTTGTTGAACCAGTAATTGTTCCACCGGTTCTTCCAAGAAATATAGTTTTAAACGTTTATGAACTTTCTTTAAGAATTAACGAGGTATTTACATTAGAATACGATGTATATCCAATTTATACTACGGATAAAAGCATTACTTGGTATAATGCAAATCCCGATATCGTTAATATTGATCAAAATAGAGTAATAACAGCTATACATGCTGGGAGTGGTTATATTAGTCTTACATGTAATGCTGATACGAACGTAAACACCGGTATTTACGTTACGGTATTACCACCCGATCCGGTTGCGATTCCTATAACCAACATGTATTTAAATCAAGAGATGCAATCTTTAAGAATTGATCAGACACATACGTTAATGCATACTATATTACCCGTTGACGCTACTAACAAGATTCTCGCATGGAGTAGTGATAATACAAATGTCGCTACTGTAGATAGTAACGGAGTAGTACGAGGTGTAAGTATAGGTACCTGTATCATTACGGCAAGAACTAGTGACGGATCTTATTTAAATGATACTTGTATTATTACCGTAACGACAGCAGTTATAAGTTTTAGTCTTAATTTATCTTCATATACATTCGGTGTTTACCCTGCCAACTTGGGTATTGATACGATGAATGTATATTATTCCATAACTCCGAGTGATGCTACAAATAAGAATATTATATGGAGTTCTAGTGACGAATCGATAGCTACGGTAGCTCCTTGTGAAACGAATTATAGTCGTGTTACGGCAAGGAATTATGGTCAATGTATTATTACAGGTACAACAGAAGATGGAGGACTTACTGATTCAATAGTTGTAACAATTGTAGACCCTACAATACATGTTACAAATGTATGGATTAATCCGGAATACGTAGATACGGTATCGAATCAATCCTATATTACGTTAAGCTTAGGAATACTTCCTTTTAATGCTGCTGATAGAAGTGTTACATGGTCGACTAGTAACTCTAATGTAGCAGTTCCGGATCCTAACGTATCAGGACGAATTAATATTATAGGCCCTGGTGAATGTACTATTACTGTAAGAACTAATGATGGTGGACTTACTGATTCGTCAATCATAACGGTTACTCCTGCTATTTATGTAACCGGTATAACTCTTACACCAGATCGTATCGATACCAATATTGGTCAATCATCTGTTATGTTAACGGCGACCGTATCGCCCTCTAATGCTACAAACAAAAGCATTACATGGTCGACTAGTAATTCTAACGTAGTAGTTCCGGATTCTGCCGTTTCGGGAAAAGTTAATATTACGGGCCCAGGTGAATGCCTGGTTACTGTAAGAACCGATGATGGAGGATTTACTGATAGCTCTCTTATTAATGTTGATAGTAGGATTCCTGTCACCTGGATTAGTGTAGCACCGGGTATTGCTACCTTATCTAGATTTGAAACACAAGCATTAACTGCAACAATATATCCTACTAATGCTACAAATAAGAATGTCAGATGGTCTAGTGATAATCCAATCGTAGCCACTGTTGATGATAATGGAATAGTAACTGGAGCTTGGTATGGTTATTGTACTATAATAGCGACAACCGAAGATGGTGAATATACTGATACTTGCGTTGTTAGTATACCGTATATTGGTATAACGAATATCGAAACTGAATACGAAGCTATATATTGTAACATAACAGAATCTGTTAATTTATTCAACTATGTCAATATTTATCCTGCAAACGCTACAGAACAAATAGTTTGGCATTGTGATATACCTGGTATTATCTCTATTGACGAATACGGTAATATTACTTGTATTAGCGGAGGTAGCGTTAGAATTACCGGAACTTGTACAAATGGTACTCAAGTATCATTCGAGTTTACAGTAGATACTACTCTTGTGCCGACACTTGTTAGAGTTATTGCTGTACCAGCAAGCATTACTTTACCAGCCGGCGTCGGAGTAACGATACCATCGTATATGAAGCTCAATGTCAAAGGCGTTACCTTAAATTGGACTCGGAAAGACGTACTAAGTTTCGGTCTCTTCGGTGATAATGTCCTTGGTTGGTGGTCTGGAGATATAATCGAGGTACCAGAGCATCATGTTAAAACTTATGTATCTACTATTTCAGATGTGTATGATTGGCGAGGGCCTGCTGTGGGCCCGTTATTCGGAAGTGAAATTAATGGGCCACTTAATGTATTTGGCATTACTGTTAAAGAGATCATTGCAAATGAATTTCCAGATATCGATCAAAACACTGTTACTAATATCAAGGTAGATGGTCATGGTATAAATAACGATATGGTAGTTGTTTTTATGGATGAAGATTACGTATGGGCTTATACCACAGGACAAAAAGATAGTTGTCACGTACCATATAGATTTGCATGGAGCGTTGATATGATCGGTAGTGATGGTATTACTACGTATAACGTAAACGTAGGCCCATTCTATTCCGAGATTACGAAGTGTAATCAGCTGCACAAGATTACAGGACATTCATTACGTAGACATATAAATGAAAAGGCTCTTGCGGCATTAAAGGCAAGTTACCCTAATTTTAATATCTCACCATTAGAGTTAGTAGATGTTACCCTTACACCAAGAATGCCGGTTGACGTATTCTGGAAATTAGATGAAACTGAACGGGTTACTGTATGGACAACTCACGAAACGTTTGTCAGTAATTATCAACATACTTACCCAGTAATCCTGGATAAGGATATTATTATTACACCGGATAGTACAAGTGACAATCCATTGAATGTAAGTATTAATACCTTAACTGAATTGTTTATAGACTGGTATAATAATTCTCCTATATATTATCCCTTTGCGAAACCGCTCAGCTACACTATCGCAATAGGAAGTACAGAGTGGGGAAGAAGGAAATTAAAGTTCGATACTATTCAGCCAGTTCCAGATCCTGAAGGTATCTGGGATCCTAATAATTCTAGTCCACTTGAGATATGGTACGATGGTATCGGCACATATACCGGACAAGCTACCGGTGTAGAATGTAAAGCTAAACGAGATGAAGACGGTATTGTGCATGTCTTTACCAGTAATGGTATAAGTCTTGTGAATAGTACAGGAGAGGTATATAGCGGAGAAGAGGTAGTTAAATGGAGTGCTCATATACAAGATAGTAATGGATTAGGTTTATTATCCTGGGCGGCCGATAATCAGGTTGACTTAAGTACATTATTTACCGGTGTTATAGCATCTATATGGTTTAGAAACTTACCAGGTGCCGTTACTAATGAGATTAATTTAGCTTCTAGTGAACCTATAGAAGTAGAGTACGTAGTTAAAGACCAGGTTACTATACCATGGAGTTTAGATGTAAATGTTGAGTATAGCGTCGCGGTTGCGTCTTCTTATGGGGGGATCGCGTTTACTAGTATAAGTAACCCGAATGTACCGTTAAGCAGTGCTTACCGACGGGTACTACCTACTGAAAGTATAATCGCCCATGTAGAGGAAGTCTCAAGAATTGAAACAGGAATATTGAAATCAGATGTTAAAGTTGCAAGGATAAATGGATTAGAACCATTTAATCAAAACGGAAGTGGTTGGGTACCATTTGAAGGTGTATGTAATGCACCAGAACCATTGAATAATTGGTTTAATGTAAAATACGGTGTTATGTTTCCTGACATCGTATTACCAGATATCAATCTTGAATTCTTCTGGAATAATTATAATAACTACAACACGGTACCTGTAAATGGAGAATCTTTTACTATTAAATATTACCATATCGAGTTAAAACCAGATGGCTATGAAAAATCATGGGTAGAACAAATCTTAAAGAGAACTAAAGAGAATATGTATTGTTGCGGTTGTGCGGCCGGTTTTGACAGTTATGGAATTGGCGGAGGTAGTATAGGCGGTTCTATTGGGGGTAGTTATCCAGGAGGTGCTATAGGCGGCGGTACCGGTAGCTATCCAGGAGGGATAGGTTATCCAGGAGGTTACCCTGGTAATTATCCCGGGGCTTATCCTGGAGGTTACCCTGGCGGCGGAAGTTATTCTGGCGGTTACTATACGACACCGGTAGCGCCCGGTTCTATATACGCACCCGTTAAACCATGGATATCGCCGGGCGGACAGAACCTACCAGGAGGTACCGATATATCGTGGGAAAACGGATTGATTAGAATTCGTATTCCCAGTTACCCTGGCGAAGACTTTGATATTAATTTAAATACGGACGACCCGAATATCGAATTCGAGATAGATCATATTGATGAATCAGAACCCGGCTGGCGTACTTACTACCTTAACTTGAAAACAATAATACCTGAATTAGGTAGATGGAATCCGTTAATTAAGTCGGGTTACTATTATCTTGGTAGTGATGAATATTATCTATTTGTAGATACAAGACCCGAGGCTAAACCTATTGTTATTAAAGAGTTTGATACTGAGAGTATCAAACTGGAAATTATATTTGAAACAGATGCAGAGCAAAATGCTGACAGTCAAGTTATAGGACACGTAGTAGAGAACTTTGCTGCAGGAGTTACGACTGGCGGAGTTATTATAAATAACGAGAATAAATCCCTAACCTTGAATCAATCTAATACCGGGTGGCAAGCAGGTATCTTCACGTCCGATTGGATATCGGTAAGTAGTGGTATTCAAGAATGGAAATACTTCGAAGCTAAAGGTTATATTCCACAAGGTAGCCTTAACACAGAAGTTAGGTTTAAGGTTAATGGTGAAATTAGTAATTGGTATTTAATCGCTAATGGTACAAAACCATTGGTACCAATGGGTACAGAAATTCAATATAGGCTCATTATGCAGCAAGGTACTATCCAGGTACCAAACAATACAGAGTTTGCCTGGGACGGAAATATGCTTTCAGATATAGAGTGCCATAATGTTGTAATTAACGATGAGGGTTATATCACTGCACAAGATTTACTATCAGATATGGTACTAATATCTAACCCAATATCGTCTGAGAGCTTATCAAAGTTTATTCATAAGTGGGATATACTATGGATCGATGGATGGGTGCCCGAAGGCTCTATACTCGAATTAAATACCTCAACAAGTTCGAGTATTATGGGCCCATGGAATGAATGGGTACTGGTAGACGATGTAACAGGGTTTATCAAATCCACTCAAGAACCATATATTAAGTGGAAGGTTGTAGCCAGGAAAGGAGATGGAAGACAAGCTCCTGTTATTGAACGGATAGTACTAGGTGCTGTAGCTACTATGGAAGATATCTTCCCACCCTATATCGGTAGTGTACGGATCGAGTTATCCAGACCTCAAGGTATTTATCCGACAGATGTTAAGATTAATAAATCAGCTGCTTTAAAAACAGATGGTTTGTTCTATGATATAACAGAGGGTAAAACCTTAAAGCAAATGGTGGATGAGTATATCTATCTAAATGAAGCTGAGTACGAAAATGTCCGTAGATACAGAGTCTTTGGCCCAGTCGGAGTCGAATTTAGATATGATAGCAATGGTACAACATCTGTACACGCTGCTATCAAAGAAGTTAGGAAGATTGATGTAACGATAACTGATAACTTTGTTTTAGATACGGCTAACGAAATCGAGGTATATCCTGTACCTAGACAAGGGGCTCCTATTGTAGTCTACGATAATAGAGAAGAACCGTTACGCCAAGTGTTCTTTACCGATAGTGACGGTAAGCCTACCCTTATAAATACTGAAATTATAATCGGTGATGGTACTAATAGGGTCGATCTAGCTCACATGGGTATAGATCCTAATAGTCTAGATATTGCCATAGATTGGACTGGCTTTGATAAGTGGGAGTCGGTCGATATCGAAGATGTAATATTATACGACAGTATAATATGGCTGGCGTACAAGGTAAGTGAAAATACAAAAATCCGGGTTCGGTATTGTTTAACGGGTAGTTTCTATGTCGATTATAACTACAAACCCGAAAACGACCTGATTAAGATAAAAGTTTACGATCCCGTGTTAGGTCTAGACCGTAAAATCAAGGTATATTACGAGACTAATAACTGGTCATCGTACTATAAGGCCGAAGAAGTAAACTTAAATCCTATTATGAGCATAGAAGAAGGTAGATTCTTATTTATCAGCGATAGGATACCGGTACCTACTACGATAGATATACATGTTTCGCCAGATACTCTCCTGGGTAATGGTATAGACCAGGCAAGTATATTTGCCATAGTTCGTGACGAGTTTGGAAATCCAATACCTCACGAACCCGTATCATTTACAAGTACCGATGGTGTTGTTACACCGGCTAATACAGAAACAAACTTTAACGGAGTAGCAATTGCTAAGTACATCGTACCATCAAAGGTTATAACCCAAGCTAAGCAAATAGTAATAAAGGCTCATGCTACAGGAGTAGAAACTTCTAAAGTCGTAAAGCTTTCTCCGGAAGCTATCACTGGTAAGTTGATAATTACTGGGCCATCTATTTTAAGTAGTGGAGTTGCTACACTAACCATTACAGGAACTGATGGTAATTATCAACCGTTAAATGGCGATATTAAAGTTGTCATAGGTAATAAGATACACATATATCAGTTAGTTAGTGGTAAGGTAGGTGTAGAGATACCTTACGAAACTATACCGAATAAGAATAAGAAGTTACTAATAAAAGCAATTAAAGATAATCTTATTACATCCTTTGTGATGTACGTAGTTTAAGGAGGTATATAATGTACTGGCAGACTAAGGAACATGAGAAATACGTCGAAGGTACTAAAATACCACGCATTCGAGCCGGTACTTCGGTACCGGCCGGCGCGGTTAACCTCGCTTATGCTTATGCGCCACTCCCTTCTGTAAGTAAGAATATTAAGATAGTTGATATAGACGAACCTGGCACCGGGAATATTGACAATCTAAATCCTATAATCATGTGGCCAGACAAAACAAGTACGTTGTGCAATCTTGCAGGAAAGAATATTATTCCCGGGCAGGATATTCTAATCACTGATATATTTAAAGATGGGATACCTTTATTTTATAAGCATAGGCTCAAGTATTATATATACAGTCAAAAGCCACCTGATAATGCAGGATTCTACACGGGTAGTTCTATTCAGTTAATTAATAAATACGATTTTCCACTTAGTACTAAGTGGCTTGTAAAGATTCTACCGGTATCTAATAAACGTAACCTTTACTATGCAGATGTATATCTTGAGACAGAAGAAAAGGTATATGTTAGGTACGATGCTATTGATCTTCGAATTGATAATACCAAAGCAACTTATACCGGGTATAAAGAATTATGTAAGCAAACTCGTATATTCGAGCAAATGAGTATTGACGAAGTTATGAGCGCATCTCCCTGGGATAGAGTTTATTGCAGGACAAATGGCGACGAGTTTAATACCAGTAGAGTATATGTACCAAACGAAATAATCAAAGAAGTACGAAAACCTCAACAGTTTCATTATAGTATCCGTCTTGAGGTTCAGGTAAACGCAGAGACAAAGGTGTTCTTTACACCTTCTTATTACGCAGAAGTGTTAAATAAGAAGTCGTTATTACCCGGAGAACTGACTGAATATAATCGCAACGATAAGATAATTACCAGTAGAGCTGCAAAAGATTTGATAAATCCGTACGTACCGAGCGCGTATAGAGATCTTGAAAGTGCTATTTATACTTATACTGCTATATGTGATAATCCAGAAGTAAGGGTTAAGACAAGACCGGATGGATTAGGGCCCTTATACGCAACTACTACTCAGGATACCGGTAAGGTAAATATAACTGGTGAATACAATACTTTCGTAGAAGATAAGGAGCAGGAATGTTCTTTCATTGTCGAACTTGTTTATAACGATCTGGTGTACCGACAAAGGTCATTTACTATAAATATTAAAAAGTCTCTCGGTCAAATAGAGGTGACCAATTTTAAGAATATCTTTGGTTTCTTAAATCTTACCGAAACAGAACTAAACACATGCTCTGTAAACGTTAAATACCTGGCTAACCCGGATAAGACAATACCTATGGTAGATATGTTTGTAGCAGACTCGGGTGGTAGATTGATATTTGGAGACAATGGTAATATTCATTTCTCGTATCAAACTATCAATAACAATATCATTCTATACGCAGTATCGAGAGCTAATTATCATTATTACGCATCCACATATGCTGTTAAGTCTATTGATTGTCAGCGTATTAAACTATTACCACCGCTAGAAGAAGGGCCTTTTGAGAGTTGGTACGTTCGTATCCAACGAGGTATGTTTAAAAGGACTATCTTTGATATAGATGAGAACCGGAATACTTACGTTTACTTCTTGCCGGAATATGAGCGACAACCTTATTCAGGGTTTGGTAAACCTTACGCCAAAGTAGACCATGAAAGACCCATCATAGAAAATAAGTACACTATCAAAGTAAAAAAGATTCCAATACTTATTAATGAGCTCGCTCCTGTAGTGATAAAGATTAATGATAAGTCTGTTGGTATTATCGATATAGACCCGGAACGTGGTATTATCGAATTAGAGAGTATTATTATGGAGACAGATCAGGTTGAAGCCTTCTATTACTATAAGGAAACTTGTCTTACTTATAAGGGTTTTACCGATGAACACAATAATTATTGGTTCCTGGATTTGAATCCGGGTGTTGGTCATACCTGTAGTATTGTAGGGGTTGATAATAAATACAAAACCATAGAAACTTTCAAATTACTTAACAAGACTATATATATTTATCTTAATCCGGCCGGCCGGCTCGATGAAAATGATCAGTTAATTCCGGGAAGCTACAATCCAAATAGTTTGTTGCATAGTTTCGAACCACTTAATGTACCTACAGCGACTCTTATAGGCATGATTAGTATAAGACCTCACCTTACTAGTAAAGGATTATCTATCGTAGATACTAGAACAAGAGGAGGCGGTATCAAACCTGAACTTATAGATAAGGCTCTTGAGATAGAACCTGCGTCTGAGTATTACTGGGATATTGGTCGACTAGATGGACAACCTTATATGGAATCAGGTATAGGGGTAATTAGAGTGCCCAAACAGGTACTTAAGAAATATGGTGGAAAGTTATCAGAAGAGAATGTTGAAACCGTTGTTCATAAGTATATAGCCTGGGGAACATTACCGATTATCGAATATGTCGATCGTCAAGAGATCATTTTAGAGAAACCCACACATCCGAATATTATATTAAGTGATGAGTTAACCGGAGTCGTTAAACCATTACATGTTACGGTTAATGATAACGAAAGAATAATTATATCTTCAATAGTAATAGAGAAACCCAGTCACTTAAATATAGACAATATTAACGTTAGTAAAACGGTAACGCTACCCGGACACCCGAATATAGAAATCGTAAACAACTTCTAAGGAGGTAAAGCTGTGTCTGATGAATTTAAAATAGCAATCGCACCCGGTAATATTCTAGTCGAACCTGTAGGTATCAGTGTACCTGCGGGTAAGACCGAGCAGATATCTGTAATGTTAGAAATGGATGATGGTACATTAAGTGAAGCTACAGAGACTTCTGTATATAGTAGTTCAAATATTGCTATAGCGATCGTGTCCGTTACGGGCTTAGTACAGGGTCTTTCTGTTGGTTCGACCTTCATTACAGTATCTAATAGCGGACTTACTAGGGAGGTTCCTGTAGAGGTAACCGAGGCTATCATGGATTCTATTAGCACCTCGGTACAAGAAATAGAATTACCAAAAGGACGTACCGAACTCGTTACGGTTACTGCCAATATGTCTGATGGTACGGTTGTTGATATAACCACCCTGGCTACACTTAGTATTAACGATCCTGAAATAGCTACTATATCCGGGAATAGAATTACCCTTGCAAAGGTAGGTAGCGCGACCGTAACAGTATCTTACAATTCTTTAACGGCGGTTATTACCGTAATAGTTCTCGATCCTGTAATCGACTCCATTGCAAGTGATGCTGGAGCGACTACCTTGCCTATCGGTCATCAACGACAATTAATAATAACAGCTACCAAATCAGATGGTAGTACAGAGAATCTTACTAACTTCGTTACTTATAATTCTACAGACTATGCTGTATTAAATGTATCTAACATAGGTTTGATATCTGCTGTAGGAGAAGGTACCGCAGCTATTATCGTCAATTACGAGGATAAACAAATTACAATACCTATGGCAGTAACGCCAGCCATAATAGATGAAGTTACAGTTACAATCGACAAATCCACTATCGTAGCTGGTACATTTGCTCAACTAGTCGTAAGATGTAAGTATTCAGATGGACGTATCTCTGATATTACACGAGAGGCTTTATATAATTCAAGTAGCGTTTCTATTACTACTATATCTAATACAGGAGTTGTAAAAGGTGTAGCAACCGGTAACGCTACGATAACTGCTACTTACAATAACGTTTCCGGAACTATACCTATTGTAGTTACCCCTGCCATACCCGTAGAGCTTATCATTGCGCCCGATGTATCTATAATATATATTAATAAATCTGTACAATATAAAGCCTCTGTTATCTACTCCGACCAAAGTATTGTAGAGGTAACTAATACCGCTACTTGGGTCTCTTCTGTAGAAGGTATTGTTACTATCGAGGGTGGACAAATTATAGGATTAGTTGTTGGTGCTACTAATATTACAGTTGTTTACAATGGATTATCCAAGGTAATTCATATTAACGTGGTAAAGGCCGGCTCCTTTAAATTAACAATCGATAGATGTACCGATGTCGATGTTAAAGGGTATCGAATAATGCGCCGCAGTAAGTTTAATGCATTTCCTATCAAGGTAATGGAAGTTTTGCAACCAGAGAATATAAACCCCATTACTATCACAAATGAAAAACTTATCTATAGAGATAACAAATGGTATTCACTGCATGGTAATATTTTAAGTGATAGAGCTATTGCTGTTAAGGTAAATGACGTGGACGTAACCGATTTTGAAATAGATTTAAAGAATGGAATATTTACTATTACAGCCGGAGAAAGAGATATTGTCAAAGCTAGTTATACTTTCGACGGAGTGAATGCTTTAGATTGCTCCGTTTTACAACCCGGAGTTATTTATTATGGCCCGGAACCTATAGATGATTCACAACTATTACCACCTATTAATACTACCATCGAATCTAATGGAATAACCGGTCAATTGATTGTGAAGTTTGACGAGCCACCGGACATGGGTACTGATTACTATTTCTCCTGGATAGCCTTTGATAAGAGTGGTAATGAATCAGTTCCTTCCGATGAGGTAGCTGGACGGATTATGCAACTACATCCCGAAACTCCGTATAAACTTGAGAAACTGGATGATAATGGAGACTGGGGACTTGTAAAATACAATAACCAACGAGTCTTTACTGACGAGCCTGGTAATTTAAATCCAGAACCTGTTAGCAATCTTGATGTTGATGTAACATCTTTAGACGGTCAAGGTCTCATTAATGTACAGCTTCGTTGGAATGCTGTCACGTTAGATAGACTTGCTCAATCTTCACAATATAGAGTAAAACTCGTTAACTCTGCTGGGCAAGAATCTCTACCAGGCGCAGCTGTAGGCCCGGTAACCGTTCACTGCGGAGTTAGTAAAATCGTAATACGACGTAAGGTATACGAAAATGATAATGTATTTCCATCCTTCGATAATCCTGATGCAATTACAGCAGCTGAGATTATCGAAGATAGTATCGTTTATAACGATATGGGACTCGAAGACTTAACAATATACGCCTATAGTATCTTTACAGTAGATACCTCTGGTAAGCATTCTATGCCAACGACTATCATTGCGGAAGTTGGAGATATTACACCTCCAGAGCAGGTTGTTATTGAAAACGTCAAGAGCTTACCTCTATAAGGAGTGTAAAATAATGACATTAGATCCTAATCGTTTTATAAAGTTACCACCTAAGGCTGATAATATACAACAAAATATATCTGCTACCGATATCAATATCATTCAAGATATACAAGAGCAAAGTCAACGGATCTTATTTCAGATTCGTGACGATAACTTTAAACAAGACTGCCAGATGGTTTTAGAGCACCATCCGGCAGTTAATATCTTATGGATTGACTTATTTAAAAATGATGACCGGATAGATTTATACAGTAGTTACGAAGTTATCTTTGACGAAAATGAGCGAGCTGTAATATTAAACCCGGACAGTTCAGTACTTACTGGATTTGTATATTCAAAGCCCTATATCAATCCCTCAAAGTTACCTGTAAACGATATCATTTTACTGACTAAATATTATACGCCACAAGGAACGTTGGTTAAATTTCAAATAAGTAATAACGGTATAGATTACTTTGATATAGATCCTTCCAGTAATCCATTAAAGCATATCTCTACCGATGGTAATACTCTGATTATAAGAGCAGAATTATCTAGATCCGCTCTTACAAATAGTCCTCGCATAGAAAGCTGGGCTCTTCTATGGTGGGATCCTACCATAGGTATTATTGCACTACCTGATGGGAGTGTGATCGGAATGCCATTGGGTGAAGGAACTATTGAAATCGATCCAGAACAGCCGCCGGATGATAGTGATGATGGACAAGTTATAACTGTGAAAGAAACCGCCGATGCGATTAAATTAGGTCGTCCTCAAGACGGTAGTTGGTCTGACGGTGTAGCTACCTGGACGCCGGATACATTCGTAGCCAATGCTTTAGATGACCTTAATGAAGTTGTTTTATCACTTGCGCCCGAAAATGCAGAACCCATGACTAAATCTTTATTTGGTGGGCCAACAAAGTATACTGGCAAATTGCCAAAGGATTTAACCAGTGACAAATGGTATAAAGACGGGAGAGTACCTGGCCAAATAGTAAACGATGTAGTGCTTACATCTAAAGGAATTTGGACAATACCTACATTTAACTTTGCAGATACAGGGCTTATATGTCTTTATCTCGATGATACTAAGGTTGCTGCAATAGACCTTGGAGCAAACTTTAATGAAGATAATCGAAACGGAGAGCAGGATTTAACTACGTACAATCTCACCGGTGACGGATCTCCGTTATTTGAAGGTGCTGCTACATTTACCGGTGGTGTCTTTAAAATACTATGGGTTAAGAAATATAACTTTAAGAAATGGCAAATAGCATCGGCACAAATAGAACTCGATACTAATATTGGAGATGGTATACACACAATCCAGGTTAAAAGAGAACTTGTTGTACAACAAGAAGGTGATATCTATCAGATGAGAATAGATACTGATAATACACCGATAGTAGTATCAACATTGCCGACTATTGTAGAGCATAGTATCTTGGGTAGATACCTAAGTGGTGTTAAATATTATACTATAGGTGATAAGTTTAATATCTCTTATAAAGCTGATAATGTATTTAAGAGTATTTATCATTCAAGTCAAGTAGGAACAATAGAGATGCCTGGTCTAAATACTAGGATTCAAAATCCACAAAGTATACCAGGAATTGCAGATGTATTTGAAGTTAGCGAGATTGTAGAGTTAGATAAGATAAATGTTGTTTCAGAAGACGCTTTAGTAACGGTAACTGTTCAAGATCCGTATGGTAATAAAGATATAAAGAAAACGTCATCTAACGGTATTCTGGTTACAACTTATGGAAATAGAAGTAATGATACGCAAGAGTATTTCTGTGACGAGATTTATCGACTTCCTCTCAACTTTAACTTCGAGGTTACCAATAATGCAATTAAGAATCAATGGGATAGCACGCTTGCTTTAATAAATAGTAATGCTCAATGCTATCTAACTGGTTTGATATACCCGGTTAAGGACTTTGTTTCTAACCTACCAGAAAACGTAGTAAACTACAGTAGTTTTACAGGTAATCAACAGTATTGTCGGGCCTTTGCGGCAGCAAGTGGTAAATCTAGTGTAGTCATGACTTTGGAAGGTATAACTAATGGACTCGGTCAGATTGGCCAAGGTGATATTAATATTGAAATCAAGTTACCGAACTTATCCGGTTGGGGAGATGCTCTCAAACCATATGATTCCTCAGCAGGTAAGAGCCAGGATGGCTGGGGTATGTTGAGCGGAAGTGTTAGCTATTCTGGCGGCAAAGCTACCTTAACAGCTACATTCGGAGGACTCTCGACTGTAGACTGTGGTGGTAGAATTTACGTTAGAGTTACCCTTAGAAATAATAGTAGGATTATCACAGCACTAAAGGCAGGGTGGTAAGATGGCTAATTGGTTAGATAGTTCTAAAACAGATAGACTATGGAAAGCTATATTCAGCCGGGCTCGTACGAGCCCGGATAAACAATTCTTTGAAGAGAATATACCTACCGCTTTCGACCTACATGCTGACGAAGTGTATGCTGAATCGATCCCCCGAGACGTGCCGATTGCTGATACGGATATTATTAAGAAGATGAATCTCACTCTTACCAGAGATAAAACAGTTTCGGGGAATAAAGCATGGGTAGCATTACCGGTATGGCAATCTAACTGGTCTTCAGGTACCGGAGATGTTACTGAGATAGCTGGTAACTTTATAAGTCCCAAATATGGCCCAGGTTATGTAGCGAAGATATTCAAGGGTGATGAAACAAGAATACCTGAGTTATCAGATCTATCCTGGGTATTTGATTATAAAGCCGGAGTTTTGATGTTTGAAAGCGACCCAGGTCAAAACGGTGTTACGGAAAGTACCTCTATTAAGATAGAAGTCTATCAATATACGGGCCGGATGGTTAGCGAAAGCTGGGGCCGACCGGGGCGGGTAACAGGAGATTCATACATTGTTAAAGAGAATGAGAAAGTTGTTAGATACGATTCTCCAGGAGGAACAGTTCATTTGATTTATTTCGAGTCAAGTCCACCCGGCGCTGTAGAGGATTTAACCGGAAGGGTAAAAGCTGTGGTAATGATAGATGGAGATAAGGCCAAGGTTACTGGAATTAATTATAAGAATGTGGACACTAAGACTGAATTCTTAGGCGTCCACGAGGAAATTCTAGCCAATACCGATACTGTATTAGATGAGGTTAAAGCTAGATTTGGAGGTGTAATAGATGCCTAGAATTGAACAACGTCCAGATGGTACCTTTATTAAGATAATGACGCCCGTAGAGGCTGACTTATATAATAAAGTATCTAAGGAGGGTACCGATCGTATTAATGCAGATCTAGAGTTGACTGAACAACTCGGTGTACTCGGAAATGCTCACACGGGACTTGTAAGTAAGGTAAATAGTTTAGAGACAGGGTTAACTGGAGAGACGGATGCAAGACAAGTTGCCGACCAAACTCTCCATGATTTAATTAGTAGCCTAAGTGGTGTTGACGGTACGAGTATATATAATAAAGAAGATATACGATTACTTCTTTCTCCATGGAAAGTGGAAGAGATAGATTTTCCATACACAACTCCTTCTGACGAACTGTTTGATAAAGCGGATAGTTTTGCTATCAGAGAAGGGTATTACTTTGGAGAGAATGCAGAAATTCATGTCGACAGGGGTATCGAATTTAAAGACAATGTGGTTAGGCGTTATACAATACTCGTCCTAATGGAACAGGCCGATATCGTTAAATTAAAGTTTAAATACGATGGAAATCTTAGTACAAGCATCAATGGAGACATGGATGAAATCGGTGAAAGTTCTTATGATGTTACTATAGAAAGGTCTTATGATTTAAGAGAAGGCTGGAATATCATTCAGATATTAATAGCTCATAAAATAGGTATAGCCGGCCTTTCTGTTGAACACGATCTGGTAGCCAAATCTAAGGAATTAGATTGTCTTGTTCGTAAAAGCGGTATTATCTCAGAAGATATGATCGGGCCTGGTGTTATTCAACCTGGACATTTAAATCAGTCTGGGAATTATAAGGTGCGGCAATTGACGGTAACTGAAAACTTGATAGTAGGTAACGAATCAACAGGTTCTATCAAGATCGGTAATGGCATCATGATGAAGACAGAAGATGGGTTCGAGTTAGACTCCCCATTGATAGTAAAGTCTATACAAACACAATCAGGTTTAATCGGAATTACAGATATAATGGAAGTTACCATATCTACAAACGGTCAGACAAATCTCGGTTCTCCTCTTGGTTTAATTAAACTATTAGGAGTATCAGTAGGTGATACCACCTACTGGGGTTCTAAAAACGCTTCTGTAAATGAAGATGGAGATGTTATATGGACAGGTGTTACCATCCTGAGCCCCTTAATGGATGTCGTTATTATATATAATAAATTAATATAGAGGAACTAATAAATATATGGCTTATTCTATATTGTGAATAGATAATTTGCTATAGGAGGTGAGATAATGAACTTACAGCTTACAGATATTGATTTAAAGAATATCAAGAAACAATACCTCTTGGAGCGATTAGATAACCTATACAAAACCGGTGTTATAAAGTCTGAAACAGAGTACTCTTATCTTGTAAAGAATATTGAATCTATATCTCTTGATACACCCTCCATGATATTAAGAAAGCAAATTGATTTAACGGATGCTGAGAATATTAACCAGTCGTTCCAAGAGTTAAATATAGATCTAAATGTACTATTCAAACAGGTCGATTTATTAGACCAATCTATTAATAGACAACAAAGACTTAATCAATCGTCTGTAGAAAACTCTATTATCGAACTGAAAATCCTAGATGAAGAACTCGATAACTCTGCTAATTTAATTAATAATAGTGGACAGACTTTCTATAAGGAATCTTTCATAGACGGTTTTAATGTAGATCTCGATCCGGCATTAAGATTAGATAGAGATGGCTCATTATTGCCATTTGCGTACATGGACATGGAGCATGAATGCGTTAAGTTGCCTCTTATAAATGAGGTTAATTGTCTGGTAAATGTACTGGGACAATCGATCGCTTCTATTAACGTGATACGTCAGGTAGCTGCCTCGTTTAGGGAAATAGAAAACCCTAAATCTTCTCTCGATAAGGCTATTGATACAAGTCCTGATACTTATTGGTACTGTAGTATTTTAACCGACGAACCTGTTAAGGTAAATTTTGGGCCAGAGGCTTACGGTATAAAAGAAGGCGTACCGTTTATCCTAGACATTACATTAAATGCGGCTCAAAGCGTCAACCAGTTGAGTTTTAAACCATTTACAAGATTTCCAATTGATATAATTAGTGTCATGGCGTTTAGTTCTGATAATCCTAACGAGCAACCGATTAGTCTTGTTTCGCCATTTCAGGCTATTGAAGATCTGCGTAATGTATCTACCAAGGATTTACATGTATATACATTCCCGGATATCGTTGTTAAGAAATTCTGGATTATATTAAATCAAAGACACTATATAGAACGAGACATTATATTATCGAGCAGGGATAAGATTAAGGAAAGAAACTTATTAACTCCTGTTAGCATCATACCTAGTCCCGCTACGTTAAACTTTGCAAATTATGAAACTATCTGTGAAGAGATGCCGGGTATAATGGCATTCTTAAAAGCTACAAGTGAGATACAAAATGATATAGATAAGATTCTTAAAGCCGATACAGAAGATACCAGAGTTCCTGTAGTTAAATATCAGTACGAATTCGGTATGTTTGATATCGGCGTAAAGTACAATCAGTTTGCAATGAGTGCTGTATATGTATCAAGTCCCATATCCCTGGGTGGGGTAATAAGGGAAGTAAGTATCGCTGTAAGTGAGAAAATACCTATTTATCTAAACGATCAACTTAAAAGATTTAAACTTGCTAATATAGAGTATTACATTGGAGACCCGGATAATGAGTTCTACCCTATTGTGCCACTCAATATTGATACCATTTACAACGAACTCCTTATCATGAAGACTTATTTAATAAGAGGACAGCAAGTGTTTGGAGCTAAGACAGTAGCAAAGTACGACCGTATTATTACCGTTAAGGGTAATGGTCTACCTCTTGGACAGAATGAGTATATGATTAACAATGATATTATCATCATCAATGATTGGAAATTTGGAACTATTTACACAGTGGATTATGTTCCTACCGAAGAGGCGAAGATAGTTAAGTTTGATTTAAATAATGAAACCATTACCCAGGTGTTTAACGGTACCGATAATGCAGGTAAGATTCATTTATCAAAGTATCATTTTATCGATAAAGAGATCCTATATAAATTGCCAGAGGATTGGAATCCTAGCATTCTATCCGGCGAACTAATACCGGTTGTAGTTACTATTAAATTAGCAACGGGCGAGACGATTACACAACCTCTTAATAGCGAAACCGCCGTGCGGTTAGAAAATAAGACAGATTATTTCACAGGCAATATAGAACTTGAGCAATTCGCGGGGCAGAATTATCAGTACTGTATCTATGGTAACGAAATGCAATTTAATACCGTATTAGCTAAGGACATTACCGTTACGGTCAACTATTCATATCTGATAGATACACTGCGAGTTAAGGCTATACTAAGACGGATTGTGCCTGATCAGTTTGGTGTTACACCTATTATGCAAGATTACATGTTACTTACCAAGATTATAAAATAGGAGGAGTTTTAATGTCTATACTATTGTCTACTAAGACTAAGATACTAGAAGAACGCATGAAACTTCACCTAATACCTCTCCAGCAAGAGGTTCGTAATGGAAGTATTCAAAGTCCTATAGAATTATATTACAAGTTACACGAAGCGTTGCAGAATATCTATCTAACTATGGATAAACCCTCTTTTACAATAAGAGAAGCTAAGGGCGCTCCTATCTCTTCCGATTACAATATGATGATAGAAGAGGCAATTGAAGACCTTAGTTCACTGTATAGCGAGTTAGGTAATCTTGCAAAAGCTATCATTGTAGAGTTCAAGAATATAGAGATACAACGGAGTAATATCCAAGGAAAGATTAAGACTCTCAATAATAGGGTAGCTACCCTATCCACAAGGGCTAAAGAGTATTCCAACATGGTCGAAATATTCAAAGAAACGTTTGCTAGTACTGATAACTACGATATCTCAATAGTTAAAGATACGCCGGCAGAAATTAATATACGGGCTGGCGTTTTAACATTAGCTACCGAAGACAGTTCTATATTAGAGGATCTCGATATTAGTGTCGTGGATTGTAATGGTTTGCCTGGTAATACACATCAAGTACGAGCCATTGATAATAAGTACAAGTTCTATGGTGAAGACGGTCTTCATATTAATTTAGCTGATGCAATGGATGGTAACACGGATACATGGTTTGAGATTGAAAAGTTTAATATCAGTGATAGTGTACGCCAAGATATACTTGGTCTTGGGCTTGATTATATAGAAGGAATATCATGGGTCGATAGCGGAGATCTAATTATAGAAATAATATTAGAGCCTCGCATAGCACAACTAGTTAACTGGGTAAGTATCGTACCGTTTATTCCGGCAGATAAGGGAGCTATAGCTCCTGTTGTAGAGTACTTAATACTAGACGATGGTAAGGGGCTTAAGTCTGTAATTACCAAAGATGAGATGCTAAATAACGATACAGTTTTTCTAATACCTCGGCAAAAGGTTAAAAGAGTACTCTTAAGATTAAGACAATCTCATGGATATTCTATATTGGCCGGTCATTGGGCTTTTATAGAGCCAGGTGAAAGAAAGGGTAATCAATTCGGTAGTGTAGAAGAATCGAGATTAAGGGTTCTAGGGCCAATGCCTAGTGTAGGAAATCTTGGTGTTAAATATAATCCGCGAACTAGGGGTGTTGACTGGCTCGTATATACAAAGGAGACCATCTTCGAAGAACAAGAGATTAAGAACAATCTATTTAGTGTATCGTCGGACGGTCTTGAGATATACCTCGAAGCTATTAAAGCTACCAGGTATCAATTAGGTTTAAGGGAAATACTCCTAGCTAACTATAGGTTCAAGTCTACTTCAACATTTATTAGCGATATATGGCCAGCTAAGAATCCTATTAATGAAATAGCTATCGAGGCTAATATACAAATACCACCACAGTTTGGTACCAGTGACTGGGTTAGGTTTTATATCTCTATTGACGATGCTGCTAATTGGCACCGAATATATCCTACTAGTACTATTGGTACGAACTTAAAAAAACTCTACTTAATCAACACAAATACCCCACTTGAAGCAAGACTTGATAACGTAGGTTATATAGATAGTTCCGAACCTATCTATAAAGTAAGGGTAAAGGTAGAACTACAAAGACCAGAAGTTGCAGAACTAGATGATGCAGACTTCTATACACCACTAGTAACTGAGTATAACTTAAAAGTTACCTCAAGGAGCGTATAACCATGAGCGTGTATAATCAGCAACAGCAAATGATCACTAAGGAAGCTTACATGACCATTTTAAAGAATGGTATTCAGCCTCTTACAACCAGAGTTCAAACTCTGGCTACTAGGATTAAAGGAAAGAAAGTATTAGGTCTACCATTCTTCGATCCTATTAAGTTAATTCCGGATGAAGTATCTGACGCCACACAGTGGAATAAACAACTTCGGGAAATTCTATGGGATTTATCAACTCTTTTTAATGAAACAAAAGCTCAGGGCCAACAGTTAATGGCCCTTTCAATATATTATAGCCATGAAAGAGACAGACTTAATCAATTGATTAAAGAGCTAAATCTTAAGTGCGCTATATTAGAAGAGCAATTAGACAATCCAAATATCAGAGGGTTTACAGATAGCTTCATAAGCTTTGACAATGTTGAAACCATTGGTAATGATGCTCAAGGATTACCTTCGACTAATGCCATGGTCGATTTAAAACGTAGTAGCATTCGTTTACCGCGATTAGCAGGATTGCCTGCTAAGTTCGATATGATAGATGCTTATATCAGAGTAAGTGGGAATGGAGTGCTTGAACAATACGGAGACATAAAGAACATTCTTTCCGATAGTATTAACGATACATGGCAGTGTGTTTTAAATATAGATGGTGAGGAAAATGCCGTACTTACCATTAATGTAGAACTTAAAGAGCCGGTCATGACTAATTGTATAGAACTAGAATACGAGAATATTGGCAACGTTAAGGTGGAAATTAATACTGTAGATCAGAGTACAAATACAATCTCCTTCGGTGATTTTCTAGCTTGGGAAATGAACTCCAAAAGTATAGACAAACTAACGATTATCCTAACTAAAGATACGCCCGATATAGAAAAGGGATACACTTTTGCTATCAAACATTTATGTATCAAGGCTGTACAATTTCAGGACAAGGCTTATATGGTAACCAAGAAATTTCCACTTGATAGAATAAATGAAATTCTACTTAAAGTTGATGAAATTGTACCACCTCAAACCAATATCCGGTATTATTTATCATTAGAGTATAAAAACGCTCCGTTTGACTGGTTTGAAATAAAGAAAGATACCTCTTACGTATTTGATAACGTAGATGAAGATTTTGGCCTGTTTGCCCCCGGAGATGATTATTACGGCATAAGCATCTTAGAGAACTTTGGTATTAAATATTATACCATTGGTATTATCAACCATATACCATTTGCAAATATTATAGATGTGCGAGCTGGAGAACGTATGTGGTCGGTGGAAAGTATACCATTACCTAATAATATAAACGCAGATTATATTCCAACTGTTGCGGATTGGAAATACGCTATCAAGGTAGATAAACGTGTAATAGATACCGACAGAGTTGCTCTTGCATTATCCGCAGGCAATCTATATCGTTTAACTACCTATATCTACTGTACCTCTGACTTGACACCAACTAGTGTAATGCCTAATATGACCGGTGGTAAATTCTCACTATATGTTAACTCTACCAGAATTCAACCTGTATCCGGAAAATATCCGTTAAAGTTCAACAAAGAATGGAATAAAATAGAATTCTTTATAACCGCTTATGAGACAGGAAATGAATTCAGACATAAACTAGGTCTTGAAGTTCTTTCCGATACTATCTTTGCTAACTATTGGCCCATGCAGATGATATCCGTTCACGATTTAACCTGTAATACAAACCTTGACGATAATAATAAGTTCGCCCTTCTAAAAAAGGATGATAAATACTTCGTCTTGGTTAACTTTAACCCAATAGATAGGGACTTATATAAGCAGGGGTGTAGATTCTCCTACAGTTATAAGTACCTGGATACAGATGATGAACTACTTGGGTTTAGAATGATGTCGATACTGGAACGTACCCATTTAGCCGAAGAGGTAACGTGTCATCTGTTAGGGTATAAGCTCTTAACGAAGTAGGTGAAGAAATGAACTATCCAAGTATGGTACGAACCAGTATGCGTAAGGCCGGGCCAATAGAAAGTAAGAAGTTTAATAGCGATATTACAAGTGTCGCTATTAGTATCGACTTATTGAAAAAGAGGTTTGACTCTTTTAGTGATGAGATAAAGAAACTCTTATTACCGGTGCAGGAAGTTATGAATGAAATTGATGAAGATTCTAAAAGATGTAATATACTGAGGTGAATGATATGAATTCTGGAGTACCCGCTACACCAAGAGAAGAGAAGCCTTTTAGAGGCGAGGCTAAAAGCGAGGATTATAACAAATTCACAAGACGTACTTTCTTTGATATTTCAAACTTGTATAATATAGCAAATAAGTTAGAAGAAGATCTTAACTTTGCTATTGAAACAAACAGAGTTACTGACGTGTTTATTCAGATGAAACTGGCTGAACAAGACCGTCTAATTAGGGAAATGGAGATAGAGAAAGCGAGTCTTAATAATGCTATAAAACAGTTCGTCATGGCAAAGGATATGTTACCGGACGAAACTTCTAAAACACCAGCTTCGACAGATAGACATCACAACTTGGTGACAATCTCTTCAACCGGATCACCCGTATCTAAATTATACCTAACCGATACTTTTACCGGAGAGATTATACTACCAAATGTTTTAAATGCTGTAGTAGATCCACCGGCAGACAATGCGATAATCAAAGACACAAATATATTCGATTCTATAAAAGGTGGTTTCGCATTTTGGAGACGCAAGGTTACTAAAAGAGCTAGTGAATATATTCCTTCCGTATCTGCTCAGGTTATTATAGATTTACCTGAAGAGATAATTACAAATAGGAATGTTAATATGATAAATATAGCTCCGTACCCATGCGGCATGGTAGATATCGCAAACATAGAATATAACGTTGATGGCAGCTGGAATGTTATACCCGGATTTGTGCCTATGAGTAATGCTAAGGATATGGTTTTATACTTTGCATCGATAGCTATCAAACAACTTCGTATTACTTTCAAGCAGCGTAACTTCATTATCGAAGGTGAGAACAAACAGTTTTACTTAGGCGCCAAGCGTATTGGAGTATATAGCGCGAATTACAAAACTGAAAATGGTGATCTTTTAATCCCCATAGAGCTTAAAGGAAGTGGCCGTAGGGCGATTAATACCATCACACCGCTATTTGCCAACGCCGGAGCCTTAACAGATACTACGACTGAGAAACGTAGTGTATTTAATTATGCTATATACGAGGTTGATGATCAGGGTAATCTGATCTTTACACGTAATACACTACCTATCTACGTTAATAGTAACAATATAATCATTAAGGCTAGTCTTAATGCAGATCCGAATAATAAAGCAATCCCTGCATTAGAAGCGGTGGAGCTTGACTATAGTATTACTGGAGTGCCTTAAGACGTTAGGGAGGGTTTTTAATGAACCCAGGCACAATCGTTAATTTTTGTATTGGCCCTATCGATGTTACTATGTTGTCTTTTGCCGGTATAATAATTATTAACACAATATCTAAAATTATCGATACGAAAACTGTAAAACCTATATTAGAAGAATCACTCAAAGCTGCATTTGCTTACCTAGTTTTTATTATGATAGCAAATCGTATGGATGCTGCAGGTATTACCGCAGCTATGGGGTGGAAAAGTACACAATATCTTGTAGTAATAGGTTTGGCAGCAAGAGAGGCTATCGATCTTCTTAAGAGAATAAGTACAAAATGGGGCATAGCTATACCAGGAATCTTGGATAATAGACTTTCCAAGATTGAATCAGGAGAAGTTGAACAATCTCCTGACTATATAGATCCTGTGGTATTAGATCAACGTATACAAAATCTAAAAAACAATATGGATAAAATCAAAGAACTTAGACGGTTGGAAAGGGAGCTGAATGATCTTGGTGGCCCTATTGTACAAGATCGTAATTACAATTCACCTTCTGGCGATACGCAATACGGTTCTAACGAACCAACAATTTAGGAGGCGTTACGATGTTTACACCAATTCTAATGGTAGTACCGGTGCAGTTTGTAATGGGGCTTTTAATTGGTCTATTTATGGACGATAATGATAATACGATTACCAATGAATTCTGGGTATCTACTCTTGTTTTTATCTTAATTAATCTATCAACTATAATTGCCGGTAAATCAGATGCCGTATCGATATCGACACTTATCGCTCTAGGAATCGGATGGATAGTAATGTGGTGTGGACTCGGTGTAGGTAACATATTACGCCAGGAACTTATTAAACGCATTACTAGAACTCGTACTAATAATGAAATAAAGTTAAGTCTTACATCTTTCTTAAGAGCAGCACAGAGTTATGGATATATGGGTGGTACGGAAAGAACCGATATTATGAATCATCATTTAGCCGAATTACAAGAGGCTATCGCAGAAGTAATCATGATTTGTAAAAAAATAAATCCTAACAGTACTATCGATATGGAAAAGACGCTTTCAACATTGTCAGAATTAGCCTTTGATTATGCTGAAGTATCAGAGCACATAGCTAATGTTAAAACAAACTCTGACAAAAGAAACGAACTCATTAATGAATGGATACAGTTTGGTGATAAACTTATTGATTATTTATGGGATACGTTACGTACTACGGAATTTGTCATGCACAACAATCTACGGAAATTATCCACATTTTCTATCATAAGGATTATGTAATATGTAATCCCTTTTGGCAAATACGTGTTGCAAAATGAAATTCAAGGTGGTATAATTGCATTAAAGAGCGCAAAGGAGTGTAATTATGGAAAGTACAATTGCAACAGGATTAAGTCTTATGAGAGATGGACAAATCCGTGAAAGTATCAAAAAGACACTATTATCTAACGTTCCTGAAGTGGACGAGCTAAACTCTTTGTTCAATCATAAATGGTGTCTTTCCATTATCGATACTGGGACAACCTTAGATGAACGGGAATACGTACTACAAGTAAGGTTATTCATTGATGGTATGGGCTTTAGGGATGGTATTGGTACCGGAGCGAATGTATATCAAGCTAAGCTATCTGCTCTTAAAGACGCTATGTTGTTATTCGGTATTGTAGATGAAGATAATTAGATGAAACTTTCAATATACGACCTTGTGTATAAATACTTTACAGATCTTTATCCCTTAAATAAGCCTATAACGGATAAAGATAAAGTCAATATATACAATATATTCTGGAGCTTATTGAAAGATGGATGGACTGCTGATGAAATGATATCTCATATATCACAAGCGGCCGCCAAAACGCCAGGAGTTGAACCCGAGCAGGGAAACCTCCTGGCCTTCTTTTATAAACTTAAACGCAACAAACAAAACATACTCTATCCTGGTACGGTTTATACTCACTCTCAGCTTCGCGTATTTGCGGCAGCTCCCGTAATCGATGTAGATATTAACACTGGTGAGATTAAGTACGAACAACAGGATTATTACATGGAACCAAGAGCTAGTTATACTATAGAAGAGCTTATTTCTTACTACAATTGGGTTGTAAAGCCGATACGGAATAATCAAATATCAAGATATATGTCTGTATTTAATATACTTGTTAAAGGTTATGGTATAGATCATGTATTATATATGATCGACACTATAGTTAACAAGATGATAGCTGGTGAAATTCTAGAGCCCAATACTCCATTGGTTATTCAGGACTATTCCAGAGAAGCCATGGAATTAATGCAGACAAGACTTACTGAATTGACAGAGAATGGAGGCCTTAGTGTTGTCTATAAGCCAAGAATTCCTCTGGATAGAAGGGGGAGTAGCACTACCACGAAACCGGTTTCATCGTAATATAATACTCACGATAGACAAGATTGAAGAATTTAGGCAAATGCACGGAAATGTCGGAATCTATACCACCGCCTATAGGTATAAGCAAGGAGACCAGAAAGGTGAGTTATGGGCAGACTTCTTCTACAACGATTTTGACAATAAAGATCTTATCAATCCCGATCCATACATAGCTGAAGCAGGTTGGAGAAAAGTAGTAGAGGATGTACGGCATGCCGTATCCGTTTATGATGTATTCTATGGAATCATGACGGAACAGATACGCTTTTATTTCTCCGGTAAGAAGGGTATAAGTTTATTAATTCATGCCGAATGTATAGGGTATAAGCCTCATGAGTATCTAAATGAAATCTTTAAACAGATGGTCATGGAAGTTAAGACATATTGTCCTAACGATACGCTTGATACTAGAATATACGATAGGGTGAGATTATGGCGATTAATAAACAGCAGACACGAGGACAGCGGGTTTTACAAAGTACCATTAACTTACCAAGAAGTCGTATCAAAAAGTCTTATAGAGGTAAAAGAATTAGCCAGTACGATGAGAAAGATAGAAATAAAGAATCCAGCTCCGGTAGCTAAAGCTATCAAGAAGGTTAGTCAGTTGATTAAGGATTTTAAACCTAACCGAATAGATGACGCACCGGGCCGTCGACTGAAATTCGTTCCTCCTTGTGTAGATAATATACTAAACTTCCAGATAGCAGAAGGTCGGCGGAATAATAGCGCTGCTGCCCTGGCTAACTTCTTTAAACAGTTTGGTAAACCTTATGACGAGACTTGTGATTTAATGAACGATTGGAATAACAAATGCTGTGTGCCAAGTCTACCAGCCTCTGAGCTTCTAAGCACGGTTCGGTCGGCGTATACGACAAATAAAACTTGGGGTTGTGGGTCTATGATCGCTCTATCAGAATGCGAACCTACAAAATGTAAGTTTGCATCACGTCGAAAGAAAGGACAGGTAAATAAGCATGGATAGGGAACCGGAATACTGTTATCAGGAAGAGATATGTAACATCCCTGATGAAATACCAGATATAATAGAGGAAAACTCAACATGTGCAGCAGATTATAGAGAGAGACCTATATTAGGCGAATCTAATCAGACCGTTAATATGCCCGATTATGTAGCAGAACAGTTGAATTCCATAGATCAGTTTACCAAAGAGATACAATCAGATAATCACGGGTTTGATACCGGATGGAGTGGACTAAATAAAGCACTAAATAAACTACAAGCGGGCTTTCATGTAGTCGCAGGTGATAGTAATATCGGGAAGTCGTCCTGGCTATCTATGTTAGAATGGAACATATACAATAACAACCCTGACGCATATGTTCTTTCTTTTTCACTAGACGATCCTCTAAAGGACAAGCTTGCCAGAATACTGGCGGCGGCTAATAAAGTACTGATTAATGCTGTAAGTAATCCTAACGCCTATAAAGACTCTCATCCTATTTTATATACCAGAGTATTTCATGGTATTGAAATGTTGAAACAAGCCGCTTGGAGATATAGAGCCGTTGATTCTACTGCTTTTGGTACAGATATAGAAGATATTACTGACGAAATTAAGAGGATGTGTATCAAATTAAAGAGCCAGAGCACTCCTCTTAAGTTAGTAGTTATTATAGATAACTTTCATGATTTAACAACTGCCAATACTATGGTCGTAGGCAATGATAAAAACAAATATGATTACATTGCTCAAACGGTATCGGATTTGGCAAACACTCTTGGCATTCCTATAATATGTACAGCGGAGCTTCGTAAACTAAATAACTATAAGAGACCTACCAAAGAGGATATTCGGGAGACTGTTAAGATTAAGTATGAAGCTAAAAGTATCCTTGTTTGTTACAACGAAGTAGGTCTTAAGGGAGAAGCCGCAGCTTGTTATTGGGAGAGAAAGGGTGTAGTAGAGAAACAACCTGTATACGAAGTTAAGGTCGATAAGAACAAGTATAATAGTTATAAGGGCAGATTGTTCTTTGAGATGTATCCAGAGATGGCTTACTTCGAAGAAGCTAATGCAGCTAGAACGGCTATTTATACTCAGGCGGTTTATAACACAGATCATTAGGAGGTTTACAATGGAGGGGTTGGAAAAGAGAAAAGCCGATCTACCAATACCGGAATCCGTTAATGAGCTTGGTCTTACCGAGCTGGAACAGAACTGTATGGATGGTCTTAATCAATGTATGGCAGCTTTCTGGGAGATGGATCGTCAACATCCTGATGAAGCTAGAGATTTTGTAAATGCCGTCCATGTAATTCAACGATTACTTGGTCAACGAATTGTTAGACGGTGTTATCCGAAAGGATGGCCTACTTACAGGTATAGAAAGGATGTCAAAGTATGTCCCAATTAAACGAATGGAGTAGTAGAAAGGATTACTACAGACAAAAGGTTGAAGAAGCGGGTTGTACTCGCTACCAACCGTGTGAAATCTGTTATAAATGTAAAGTTAAGGCCAGTCATCTGTTCATCAAGTGTGGAAATTGCCAGGTTCCTATATGTGGACATGATGAGCGAGCTCGCAACTTTATGATTAGACGAGAGAATCAACGGCACAGATTAATGCATTTCTTACCCAGTATTAACGAGGGTAAGAAGAAAGGAGATGAACAAAATGAGAGCCAGGGAAGAATTTAAGGGAAAGGTAAATATCCCTAAGATTAATGCTGGTGTAAATGAAGTGCCTGGTATAGACTATTCTCAAACTATAGATTTTGTACCACCTAAAAAGGTTCCTTCTAAGCCAGGTGAGCTTATATGTCAAGCTTGCGGTAAGCCAATTCGAACTAACGATTTTAGTAAAGATCCTAAACGGAGAGCTTACCAGTATAAAAACTTATTACATGATGCATGTGACGAAGCGATTGGAGCTACCCTCGACCTCTCAACCGGAATGGATCCCGATCGGCACAGAAAAGCTGCACAAGAAGAGATAAAACGACGGGAAGCTAAGAGATTACCAGACTCTAATACCTTCGGTTTATCATTCTGATAGCGATTACCATGATAATGGGTAACTGGAAAGAAAGACCCGCTACGCCGGTTCAAATGGCATTTGTTAAAGCACTATCCGGGAGAGATTGTGACGAATTAACAAAGGGTAAAGCTACATCAATCGTACGTAATAAGGTAAATAAGATCCGAAAGAAGGTAAGAAAGATTGAACAGTCTAAATAATATTCATGCGTTTCATTTAACGATGGCTAATAAGAATGCATTTATCTTTGTAAATAAAGCTGCCAACATAACCTCTATAACCGTAACACAAATAATTGAAACATTGATACAAAAGTATAATGTTTCAGAGGTATTATATACTGTTAAGGAAATGCCAGTACGGAGTAAAAATCCCGAACAACTTTCCTACGAGTTAAATACCAAGAATACGGTAGAAGAGGTTAGAGAGCAGATAGAAGAAATCTTTATGCGCTGCGTAACTTGTCAGTAAAGTAGGTAGTCACAATTGGTTGTAGATATTAAAGAGCTTAATACTTATATGCAATGTCCTCTAATGTGGAAGCTCAAATACAAAGACAATCTAATACCCCAAAAGAGATTCATGGTACATGAGGTATTTAATCAGGCTATACATCAGTTATTCTACTACTTATTTAATCAGGTACAGAATAACTATTACCCATCTGGCTATCATGTAAAGCAAGCTTGGGGTAGAATATGGTGTCCCGGCAGAAGTATGCAACAGATCCTTTCACACTTATACTCGAATGGTAATAAGATAACATATAATCCTCGTTTTAAGGAACGGCAAGGGCTGGATATAGGCCTTAGATTAAGGGAGCAATATAAAGAGAAGCCAGGTGTTCCCATACTGGTAGGACAAACCTACACCGTTCCATTGGGTCGCCACACCGTATCAGGATTGATAGAACTGGTTAGAATTGTCGATGAAGAAGTCGAACTTATTGATGTCAGAATGTCTAAGCGTAGAGCCGAACAAACGCAATTAAAGCACGATGTAGAATTGACAGCGGCTTCCTTTGCCTTAAGGTACCTTCTTAAGACAAAGGAGAGCTATGTCCAATACCTGTATTTAGATACTGGTGCTATATATAAAAGTACCAGAGGTACAGAAGATTACAAACGACTGGTTAAGATACTGGATAACTTCGAAAAAGCTATCAAACATGAATTAATTGTACCTAACCTGGGTGGTCAGTGTCATACCTGCTCGTACCGATTACACTGTCTAAGAAAACAGTGGTTTTAGGAGGACTACATGATTACATTTAGAAACGCCCGTACGGGCCAACCTGTATTTAAAGAATCAGATGATGGTAAACTTGAAATTCTCGATCCTGACTTAAAAGAACAATGGGATGCTCAGGAACGTATTGAAGATTCCGTTCGAGAGTCGTCCACCGTTACTGAATCGACTAATAATATACTTAAAGTACCTGCTGGAAATATGATAGAGGCTTTAGCGAGCCATGAGAAACTTCATAAATGGCACAAAGAGGGAGCTCCTGAAGGATGGACTCAGGAGAGTATCGAACAAGAACATAGCCGGTTAACACGTACTGTATTAGCCCGAGGTTGGAAACATTATTCAAGAGAAGGAAATACATTAGATACTACACTAGCCGGCGATCTAGCTAAACGTACTTCTAAAGTAATAGAAGCTGAAGTAGTAACATTAACCAACTCTCATGGAAAACTTCATGCTGCATATAGTAATACCAAGGCAGAAAAGTTAGAATCATTGCATACTCAAATAGTAACTAAGATGCTGGAAATGAGTATTGGTCACAATGTATCCGATGCGCTTGACGAGACACTGCCTACCAATCTTAAAGAATGGGGGTAGATCGATGTCTATAGTTATGTTTGTAGACGGTAGTTTGACCTCTAGCGGAATCGCTATTGGCCAGTGCGAGTTCAATACACATCTTCCAAATATCATGTATATCGAAAGAGTGACAACTAATAGTAAACATCCTCTAGAAAAGAGATTAAGTCATATCTTTAACCGTGTTGACACTTTAATCAAGGAGTTCCAGGTAGAGTATATGATAATGGAAGAGAAATTTCTCGGCAAGAGTACTAGTGTAAAGAACGCACTCTCTATGGGTAAGGCTGACGGAGTTATACAGCTCGCAGCCGGACTTAATAACATCAGGGTCGGTACATTTGAAAACGGACAAATCAAATTTACAATTACAGGATTTAAACATGCGGAGAAAGAAGAAGTAATGTTGAAGGTCGTTGATATATTTAAGAACCAACCAGTTGTATTAAAACATATTATACCGGAGTATATCGGAAAGAAACGGGCTCCTAAGCAAGATGATATGGCAGATGCAGTGGCGGGTTTATATACCTACAATATAATACCTACATCAATCAAAGAGGCCTAATCTAATTGCTTGAATACAAAGAGTTAGATGATCTGGTCAGGCGATATCGAGACGGAGATAATGATGCGGCTAATGAAATCGTTAGACATTTTGAAGGTTTTATCATGAAGTTTATAAACCTCATCAAATATGGCCGGCTCGATATATCTGACACATCTCTTCGTTCATATGTAGGTTTATATATCAAAAAACCTTACGTACTGAAACGATTACACGGCTATTACAAGTACAAGGATGTTGTTGAAGAGATCCTTAAACGTGCATCCTGGATACAAAACATATTCAAGAATAATGAAAAAGAAGAAGTGTACAATGAACTTGTTTGTATCTTACTCGAAATGGCCAATAGGTATAAGTTACGGGACGATGGGGTTTACTGCTTTCATACCTATGTGCAGAAATCATTTCACTATTACGTACATAGGCACCTGCAAAAGTTAATTACAGATCCTTCAGCTTTCGCTAACGAACTAACGAACTTTAATTATACAGATGAAGAACTTGATAACCAGGACTTCATCGATAACTTAATATACAAGCAGGGTCGATGTAAACAAACTGAACTCACAAGTGAAATAGATGAAAACTGGATTTGCGGATTTACATGTGAAGAAGCTTATTTAAAGTTTAATCCCCTGGATAGACGAATCTTGCAGTTATACTACATCTACGAGATGTCAGATCAGAAGATAGCAAATACACTGGGCCTGTGTAGAGCTACTATAAATCGGAAACGTTTAGCTGCCAAAACATATATTAAAGGACACTCCGACCATGAATAAAGGTAAACCGAAAGTAAAACCCAGAAACAGCAAGGGCCCTTACAACTCTAAACGCGAGTGGAAAGTAATGATGCTGTTTAATAAGATATTGCCAAATTTAATAGCCATAGATAACGGGTTTTATTCATGGCTTAAAAGCCCCCATGGTAGTCCTATGCAATTAGATAGGTACTATCCTGAGTTAAAGTTGGCTATCGAAGTTGATGGTCGGCAACATGTTCAATATTCAACGTACTTTCATTCTTCAATCGACGCATTTGAACATCAGAAACGATGTGACAAGATCAAGAATAAAGTTTGTAATGAACGTGGTATTAAGCTAATCAGAATACGTTACGATATGCCCCTTAACTTAGAGTCCTTATTAAGGAGACTAAGGAGAGTGGGTATTACTGTACCGTCGCCGTTGAAAGGGGAATAGTCATGCTTGCCAGAAATAATAAAGGTACAATTGTTCAACCAGAACAAGAAACCATTATTAGCAAATGGATAGCTGACGGCGTACGTTACCTAATAGGCTTTAATGCGACAGGTAGCTGGTCTGCTGAATTTAGAATGTATGTTAGAAACCTAACACCTCAATGGTGGGATGCTAACTTTCCAAATCAAACATTCGATGATAGCAATCCATGGTACGCTCAGCAAGTTCATCCTAATATGAGAAATGCTTATATTGCAGACAGGGGTATACTATTACCTGCAAATGCGGAGGTAACCCTTTGCGTATTTCATGAAGCGCCAGGAGAACAAATATATAAAGGTACAATTCTTGGTGGTTAAATTATAATGCCTAATATATCATATGTCTCTCCACAAACATTAACCAGTGGTGATATAGCTACGATTACCGGTACGGGTTTTGGCGCATCCGGAATGGTATACATCAATGGCTATGAGACTTCTTACGATTCATGGGCAGATAATAAGATAATACTTACTATACCTTCACGGTTTATAGACCAATCGATGTCCTTTATAGTTAAGACAGAAGTTGGCTACAGTAACTCGGTCGTTGTTAATATAGCGGCAGTCGGTAATAATCCAATTATAAACAGGATCGATCCAATTGAACCGGACGAAGATAGCTATATAGCTATCTATGGGCAAGGTTTTGGTAACGATACTGGAGCCGTTTACATCGGAGGTAGACCAGCTCAATTAGTTACTTGGATGGATACTCGTATAGAGTGTCTATTACCTAACAGTATCTCAGAATATGCCGAAGTTATTGTTCAACAATTTACATTAAAGAGTTCTGCCTATCTACTCTGGATTAAGATGTATCCTGTGATTAACGGAATTCTAAATCCAGTTGCGGGACAGGAAATGACTATTAACGGTGTAAACTTTAGAGCACAGATGGGTAAGATTTATGTAAACGATATAGAACTTACACCTACTTATTGGTCAGACAGTAGTATAAGAATAAATCTACCATCGGTAGCAAGAGGACAAGCTACTGTTAAAGTTACTACACTGAGCGGAGTAACTTCTGAGTACTATAATTTCCAGATTCATTCTAGTCCTGAGATTATAAGTCACGAGCCGGTCAAGGTTTTACAAGGTAGAGAGTTTACTCTCATTGGAAATGGCTTCTTAGACCATGGTAATGTCACCATCAATGGAGTACCATTGATGGTCTTGGAATGGATACCTCCAGACAGGGTTAGAGTAGTTCCGCCAGCCAACTTTACCGGTACTCAACAGGTTATTGTCGAATGTGATGGATTAGTAAGTCTTCCACACAGCTTAGTAATATCCCCGAACCCTGAAATAAGATCTACCAGTCCGATAAAACCTATTCAAAGACAGGTAACGACTGTCTTTGGTGTTAACTTTGGCGAATCTGGGACAATCTTTATTAATAATACTCCTGTAGCTACAGAGTACTGGTCTGATACGGAGATATCATTATTCATTCCCTCGACGGTAATTGGTACTATTAAATTCAAGGTACTTACTAGTGGAGAGTTTAGTAATGAATTTATAGCAGATGTAATAACCGTAGAAGAAGAAGCGCCTACCTATCATATCTGGAACGAGCCATTAGGAATTATCACGTACCATATGATGATAGAAGAGGATGAGCAATTTCAGGTTACTATAGGCGTTCCGTATAAGGTAGGTACAAATGAACTCGCGGTCTATGTAAACGGCAGCCGGCAAAGCCCAATAACCGAGGCAACACCCTGGGGAGCTTACGCTGAGACCAATCCTACTACAATCGAATTTGACGAACCACTTATCAAAGGCGATATATTAATACTGGAGATAAGGAGATTTAGCTAATGTATACGGCTGCATCTTCTTATGTAGCCTTGAATAGCCAGGGTGCTGAAATAACATGGAAGCCTAGTAGAGCAACTGACTTAGCCGGATATAACATACTGGTATCTAATCGGCAGGAAGGCCCGTACACAAACTTAAATAAGAATCTTATTACAAGTACTAAGTTTACAACTCCAGAGCTACGCTATGGCTGTTATTACTTTATTGTTACAGCAGTCGATAAGAGAGGCAATACCAGTATTACATCAGAACCTACAAAGCTTGACATTAAATAAGCGGGCAATCCGCTTATTTAATGTCATATATTACATATTATTAAACCTACACAAAATGTCGTATAATGTCGTATAATATTTATAGAAAATAGGTATAAACCATGTCACATAGTACATACTATTAGACAAGGGGGGAGAGGTGATGCTAGACGAGTGGAATAACGCATTTAATTGCTGGAGTCGTGCTTGGTAAATTATCGGGATTAGATACTGTCCTAGTTGCAATCGGTAGCCTTCTCCCGGATGCTGATTGTCGTAATAGTTATGTTGGACGGTTTCTACCAATGTGGTTATTTACCAAACATCGTGGATTCCTTCATACGATTGATGTAGCTTTAATTCTAATGGTTATTTCGTTTCCACTGGGTTTAGGGTACCTATCTCACCTGGCTCTGGATAGGCATCTTAAATTCAGTAAGTTTACTCATAGGTTCATGGAATATATAAAACCCTCTTAACTTAAGAGGGTTTTCTTTTCTTTATAGGCACTATTTACTTGGTATATAAAATAAACTAGATAAATAAACCTATGTTAGCATATATATTAACAAACCGGTATCGGTAGTCTAGATCTTATTATGAATAGATGTAGTGTATCTTTGTGACGCCAGTTAATCCGGTGTTGTTGTCTTATATGTGTTAACGAATACCTTATAGGAGGTTTAACTAAATGGATTATATTCAATGCTTTGAAAAGAACTTAGACATGGCTATGAAGACTATGCGAAAGTTTCGTGAAGAGTGTAGCAAACCTACCAAGATAAATGCTACTAGCGGCAATAGGTTAATCATATACTTAGATGCACTACAGGCTGAGGTTGAAGAGATTAAAGAAGGTATCAAGGAGGTAAATAGAGGTGAACAAAAGGGGAGTGAAATCGTTAATTAAAGGTATCATCGTTATCGTTTTGACAATCATCGTTATTACTAATCTTGTAGCCTCTGTTCCTCATACTACGCAAGAACAGCGGTATCCTATAGTATATTTATAGGAGGTGTTGATTTATCATTCCGCTATGGCTTATCAAGGGTGTTGTAATCTTAGGGGTCGGAGCTTTTCTTGGCTCTCACTGCTCTAGTAGTGGTCAGATTCCCGCAAGTAGCCAGGGAAATGGAGATTTACTAAAGAGAGTGCAGGTTATGCAAGAAGATTACCGTGGGAAAATTGTAAGAGGTGGTATAGGAAAAGAGATTTTCTGGGCTATCGTTAAAGATGGGAAGGTTAAAGAAGTAGAGCTGCATAATGAATGGGGCCAGATGATTAAAAACAGTGAGGAAGAAGAGTATGTAAAACAGAGTTTAAATGAAAGGAGACTGTAATATGAGAATGATAGTATGTAATGTGAGAAAGCCTAAACCCAACGTGAAGAAAGTTGAAGAGCTTAAATCTCTCCGTAGATTCTGTGCAATGGCTTTTGTAGCTGTAGAGGCTGTAAAGTTAACAACACCGGCACCTGTCATGGCAGCGATAAGCGGTAGTACTAAAGCTGCTGCGGCGGCCGCTACCTTCGGAATTGGAGGCCCTGGATTTATCATTATAGAGGTTCTTTTGATAGCTATTGTAGGCGGAATTACTGCTACCATAGCCTCTACCATCGGTTATGGCAACGTAGCTAGGCTTCTAGTCTTTATTGGTACTATGGTATGCGTAGGACTTATCTGTGACTTAGCTGGAGGTGTTGTTAATAAAGTAATGGACTTTGCGGGGATGTACTAATGGGAGTAAGTTTAATCATAGGAGGAGTATTAGGAGCAACTATTACTACCAGTGCCGGCATTAAAGCTATCAGAGATTATATGGTTGGAAAACAAATGGACGACGTATTAACCACCGGAGTTACAAGGCAGGTATTGGTCGAAAGGAATTCAGAGTTAGGGGCGCAAGCCTTAAAGAATTACTGGGATTCTTTAGGCGTACTTGGTAGATGCGAGGTGCCAATGCATTTCTCTACTGAATTCCATTTCTCAGAGCATAAAGCTAAGATGATTCAATGGTACCCTCGTAGACTGGATAATACTATGCAGCGAACCTTAAATGCCGTGCATAAAGCTGCTGAGTTAAAACCTATTAAAGATCCGTTAACTCTGGATAGATTCAAAGGGCGGTCGGTTAAAGCAATCGAACTTGAATTAGCAAAGAACTATATCTTCAATATAGAGATGATTCGTGGAGAGAAGATGCCTGGAGACCCTGTAACTAATATAATATCCGCAGGTACAAATTTAGCATCAGGTTGCGAGGTGATAGTACAGATTTTAACAAGACCGGTATCCGGTAGATATATTGAGAAAGGTAAATTCTATCTCAATAACTATGCAAAAACCCATAGCGAACCTCTTAAATTAAACAGTAACCTTAAGATGATTACAGAGGTATTCGGGCCTATACTAACACTAGGAAATGCAATTTACATACTAGGTACTAAGAATATACCAGCACCCAAGTACAGTAACATAGATATTAAAAAGATGAAAGATAAGATTAACAGCGGGATACTATTTGATACCCATATTCGCATTATAGCCATAGCTAGTAACGATGCTGTAGCTATGAGTAACTTATCTACTATGGCCAGCGCTTTTGCCACAATAAGTGATGGTAATAGCTTTATAGTAAATAAGGTAAAACCTACGAATAAATGGATTGATAACTTCTGTAAAAGAAAGATACCTCCTTATGTAACAGAGAACCTTTTATCAAGTAATGAACTTGCTTATTTTGTACACTTCCCGGATAAAAGAGTACCCTATGTGGAAAGACTCAAGAGTAAGAAACTACCCGTTCCAGAAGAAGTCCTGACATACAAAACATTCTGGGATGCCATTAACGATAATGCAATACCATTTGGATACTCTACATTTAGGGGTAGAACTAAATGGCTTGCCTTTAGAGATGTAAAGATGCTAAGACAACATGCTTATATTATAGGAGGTACCGGTGCTGGTAAGAGTACTATGTTAATATCCATGGCTCTTGCTGTTATTAAAAAAGCCGGACTTACATTCTTTGATGTTAAGGGTACCACTTTGGATAGATTTATAGGGTATCTAAATAAGAGTGAAAGAGAGCGTGTCGTATACGTAGACCTCTCTAGTGATGATTTCTTTATACCAATGAATATCATGGCTGTAAGTATGCCACCATATGATTTAGCAAACCTAATTGTGGATATATTCATTAGTGCCTTTGGAGAGAAATCCATTCAAGCTCGAAGTCAGAAGGTACTGCGACAGGCTGTGTTAGCCGTTTCCGTCAATGATAAGAATGGTACCATAATGGAAGTATACCGAATGTTTACTGATAGTAATTATCGTAGAAGAAGATTAGAAGATCTAGAGAGGTTATACCAACAGGGGAAGTACACAGAAGTTTATGAGTACTGGAAGAAGTTCGTAGGGAAGAAAAATGCTTATGATGACCCGGATGCTCAGCCGATTATTAATAAGTTAGAGAAGATTATGCAAAGTACTAGACCTCGTATGATGCTCTCTCAAAGAAGTAACGTTTTAAATTGGGAGAGATTTATGAATGAGAAGAAGATTGTATTAATCAATCTCAATATAGGGACTAATACTCCTGAAATTCAAAGGCTCTTTGCCACTATGTTAATGACTATGATACGGCAAGATACCTTTAAAAGGTTAAAAGATGGTCGGCACGAGAATGACAGAGAGACTCATGTTACTATCCTAGACGAATTCGAGGAATTTGCTAAAGATCCTGTTGAGTTTGAAAGACTCCTAGCTATGGCTCGTGAATGTGGTAATGGTCTTATCTTAACTCACCAGGCTAAAAGCCAGTTGCCGGATAGGATATTTGATATTATTGCTGATAATACATTTACACAGGTCGCTATGAATATTGGAGACGCTTCGGCCCCGGTTATCTCCAAGATGTTTCCGGGCTTTGAATCTCAGGATATGACGAGCTTTACTTGTGATATAAACGAAGGACTTGAAGGAGTTTGTAGGATGAAGAAATTATCACCCGAACCCTTCACCTTCTATACTCCTTTATATTGGAAACTGTTTAAGGATTACGGAAAGGTTACTGAAACTATTAATAAACTCCATACAAGAGATCATGTGTCAATTATGCAGTGCTTTAGAGATATAGAAGCAAGATACAAGACTACCAAGGAGGATACGGTAACAGATGCTACCATTCAAAAGCAACCGCAAAATATCAAAGTACGAAAGGATAAACCTAGAGGATCCCTTAAGGCTATACCAGGAGCTATTAAAAAGTCGAGTACTTCAACCCCGGGATTTGAAGGTTCTGGAGGCGGTATATTACCGCAAATGTGTGATACCAAGACACCTGGGTAGTGAATTCTTTGGTATAGACTCTAATGGTAACCCGAATAAGATCGCAGACATCATAGCTAGGCGGAGGCTTAAACAATATTACCGGTGGCATATAATTGACCGATTCTTTGTAGACCCTGGGTTAAATAAGGGGAGTTCTCCACAGTATGTAACACTTGATGTTATAGGGGCTATGATACTAGCAGGATGGTGGGGATGTACTATGAAAGAATTAAAGTGGAAGAAAGAAAGGAATGATGTACAAATACCTTACTTAGCCCATATTATAGAGATTAATAGCTTCAGAGAATGGCTGGTCAATAACGCTAAGGTAGCGGGCCATCTCCCTGGAGTGTGGAAGGTAGAGCATCATAATTATGTATCGTTTGAAATGGATGAACTTAATTATAGGTTAGAGCCGGATGGGTATTGTCAGTACTGGTTTAATAAAGAAGATGGGTTCCATTTCTTTTACGAGCACGATAGAGGAACGATGTCTTTAAAGCAGTGGAAGGAGAAAATAGCCAGGTATCAATTGTATTTTGATAGCCGGCATTGGCAGAAAGACAGTGAGTTACAATTCCCGATCGTATTATGTACTACAACAACATGGAAACGTACTGAAGAGCTTTCTGCGTTATGTGCGGAAACAAATGTAGTCTGGTTCTTTACCTCTTACGAGAATGGATTTACAGACGAATGGATCGAGAGTAGTACCGAAGGAAAAATACAGTTATTCAATACGAAAGACGGGGCTTAATTGCTCCCGTCTTTACTCATTAACTTTAATATTGTCCCAAAAATCATCGAACATATAGTAACCGGTTATTAATCCAGTTACAATTGCTATTACAGTTAGTATAATCCATGTCTTAGTATTCATAAGTGCTACTCATGTGTTAGTATCACCGTTTCCTTTCGCTTTTTATTCTCTGCTTAAATAGTCTTTCCCTAACGTGAGCAGCAGCTCTATCGTAATACCATTTAGGTGCTTTACGTAGTCTACCACTCTTGAAAAGAATGTAATATCCTTCATGATTTCTAAACACATCGACTACATTATTCATAAATCACTATTACTATTGAAGTTATTCTTAGGATCATTCTTAAATGTATAAATCTTATACGAGAATACCTTACGCAGTATAGGAAAGAATAACCCTATAATTGCCGGTGGTATATCAAATACGATTCTAAAAATATGATATACCCTGAAGTATTTATCACATCCAAACATCACATGCCTGTATCCCTTTATTAAGCCTCCTTCTCTTGTCTCTATCCAGAAATCGCGAGCCCTTACCCCAAAGTAAAACAGATAACATATCCATAGAATCATTTGCCACCAGGTAAGATCGATAAATCTTGTCCATATAAATATAGCGTACTCGATCATAGTATCACCTCTTTTTAATAATTCATGATTATATATTCAGGAACTTCAGATCGGCCGGTACCTTTAGAGTTAACATTCCTTCGTACGTGTACTGTATCGATCTTATATCCTTGAAACAATGTTTTTATATCCGTATGTGCAGAGTTACTGCACATACAAAAGACATCCTTTGCAGTCAGTCTATCGATTAGATTCTTAAGTCTGATATGCTCTGTATCAGGAAAGCCCTTGTCTGTGTACTCTGTGAATTTTGCCGTATCAGAGATAGGCTTATATGGAGGATCGAAATATATAAAGTCTCCTGCTGATATATACGGCTCTACCAATTCGAAGTCTCCATGGATAATGACTTGTCCTTTAAGAGTAGATGCTACAGACGTAATGAGTAATGAGTCGTAGATGATTGGATTCTTATAGTTACCTATAGGAGCGTTAAATTGCCCCTTTTTATTATAGCGGCTCAACCCATTAAAGCAAGTCTTATTTAAGTATATGTACCGAGCGGCCCGTTCCTCTGGCGAGGGATTCCATCCAGAGTCTCTATCGAATTCTCTTACCTTGTAATAGTTACCTTCGGTAATATGGTCGCCTGGATGCTTGTTAAATGGATATCTGGCAAGTAGGTTCCTTATCTCTTGCAATACACCACCAGGATTCGTTTTAATAGCCATGTAGCAAATAGCGGTGTCTTTATTACCATCTATCAAGATAGCATGTTTGCCATTCATAAGACCAAGCGAATGGAGTTTAAAGTATAATGCGCCGCCACCTACAAAAGGTTCAGCGTATCTATTATACGCTGCAGGCATTCTCTGCATTAACTCATCTGTTATACTACCCTTTCCTCCTAAGCATTTGATAAACGGTTTACACATCTACTCTCGTCCTTTCTTTTCTATCAAGATTACATTCGGAGGTAGATACTCGACAGATTTATAAAGGGTTCCGTCCTTTTTAAATCTCCTCCAATACCAAGAAGAAGGAGTGTAACCTTCGCAATGACAAAGAGCGCCACGACGTCCTTCGCGATCTTCTACTATATCATCAGGTTTAAAACCTGTCTTAGTCTCAAGAAGTTCTCTTTGAAATACGATGATTTCTTTATTTAATTTATTAATACATTGTTGCCTACTTCTTATGTCCTCTTCTATTTCCTTTATATCTCTCATGTTATTACACCTCGTCACTTAGTCTAGCGGACATCTCTACTTCGGTTTCCGGATTAACATGCATGTACTCGCAAAGATCTAAATATGCTTGTAATGCCTTTGCCCGGACGACGGTATCCGGGTGCTTGTACCCTATTATTTCAAATGCATGCATCAGATGACCGAATACGTGTACAGATAACATATCAAATGCAGGAGGATTAGCCTCTGCCATATCTATTATCCTACCAAAATAAGTACGTTTCATGAATGTCTTATCCGGTGCCGCATTTCTTAAAACGATAGAACGTATCCACCTGGTTAATGATTTAACCTCTACTGTAGCTCCTATATCCGACCCCCTTAGACTTAGTAAAAGAACTGTCTGCTCTTTTAATGTTAGAGCAAATAGCCAGTCTTGCATAACAGGGCCTGGTACCCATTTCATAGTATCACCTCCTTTATAAAATAAAGACTATAGTAAAATACTACAGTCTTGGATAAAAGATTATTATGGTCGGGATGGAGGGATTTGAACCCCCGATTTCCTGTTCCCAAAACAGGCGCCTTACCAAGCTAGGCCACATCCCGACAATGACCGGGGAGATAGGAAGACCCGGTCAAAGTGTCGAAGCACTAAGTTAGTACTGTTTTGACATACTTATCGATGCCGGGTACAGCCCGAAACCCAACTACTTCAAGGTGTAGTCAATCCTGCCTTATTAATAAGGCTCTGGTGGGCCCTAAGAGATTCGAACTCCCAACCAACCGGTTATGAGCCGGATGCTCTACCATTGAGCTAAAGGCCCTTAAATAAGTTTCATATCAAATTCCATTGTTATAACAAATACTAATTTTCTTTTAATTGTCATCTTTAATTCCTTCCAACTGTAATAATAATTGTAAAAGTGCTTTCGTATATGAAATATTACATTCTATCGGGTTATTGATTCTTCTAAATGCTTTACCGATAGATTTTAAATTACAAATCCTATCTAAACATCTTTAGGAACGAAATTTACATTTCCTATAGCCTCTTCGAGCATATCTTTTTCAATGCCAGACATAACAAATACATATACACCATCTAATTCACTACTATTATTAGAACAATTATAATGACTTTTTGCGAATATATTATTCACTCCTTAAAGTTCATTAAATCATCACCTAAATTAATTTTTGGTCGGGATGGAGAGATTCGAACCCTAAATCACTGGTACGGGCTTAAACCGTATGTCTCTACCAATTGGGCTACACCCGGAAGATGATCGGTTACAACCTATTACTCATCTTTAGATCTCCATCCAGTTACTAAACTCAGAATCTTGCTCTAAACCTTTAGAAATAAGTAATTTTACAAGAGTGGGTATGTCTCTATCAATCATAGATTCAAAAGAAGAATCCGCTAAACTTACTAAAGAAAGTTCATCTAATATGGGATTAAGTATATCCCACTCTTCTTTGGTATAACTATCAGTAAGATAATGATAATTATTCCAACATTCTTTAGTATTGATCGTAACTACAATTAAATCTGGTTCATCTGGAAACGTACATACATGAAATATAAATTTATTTGTATCTATAAATATCACTCCTTTAATGTTTGGTTGCGAGTGCCGGACTCGAACCGGCAACCTCCAGTTTATGAAACTGACGAGCTTCCAATTGCTCCAACCTGCGATAATGCTGCAATTTAGTGGACTACGTGTACCTTAATCCGTGATAGATCCTTTACCCATATTAGCAGATATATTACATCAGCTTATGGAGTTATATCACTGGTTAAAGTCGCGCCGTTTGCAGCTGCCACTACAGGGCGTGAAGCCCTCTGGTCTGGGTGGAGAGATTTGAACTCCCAGTTACCTGCTCCTAAAGTAGGCGCCTTACCAAACTAAGCTACATCCCGAGGAGGCCCAAGGGTCGCAACTCCTTGAGCACATGATAAAGTGGTTGGGATCAGCAGTTATCCCTGGCGGAGGGTACAGGAGTCGAACCCGCTAGGCTTTTACACCTCGACTGTTTTCAAGACAGCTTACCACCGTTGGCCTACCCTCCGTAATGCAATGGCTTTTATTCGCTTAGTTAATTGTTCCGGTATGCTAAAGCCATTAAAATATCAACCGTCTACAATTTAATACTGGCGGAGACAGAGGGAGAATCGACTTATAAATTGCGACTCTCCATGATTCCATAAATGGCGGAAGGTATAGGCCCTTATAATACATGTTTCCATATTAAACGATTCTTTATATCAGATATTACACTGTGATGTATTTCAAATAATCTTCCTAATTCTCTAATACCATAGCCATTACTAAGTAAACATCTAATATATACAACCTGTTTTTCATTAAGTTTTGCATTAACATGATTAGAACCCTTTATACTAGGTCTATTTCTCATCTTTTCTCTAGTTGATTCGGGTAATTTCTTACCAAGCATATGTAATCTACTATGTTCTTTTCTTGTGGTCAATTCTAAATTACTAGGTTCATTATTTCCTTTACATTCATCTTTGTGATGAACAATTTCAGAACTAAGTAACTCTCTACCAAGTTTTGCTTCCATAACTAATCTATGTTCGTTATTGGTGGTATTTTTGTTTATTCTAATCTTTTTATATTTATTAGAAATAATAATCACCACCAATTAGTTTAGAGCGGAAGGTATAGGATTTGAACCTATGCAGGTGTTACCCTGGCCTTTGATTAGCAATCAAGCACATTACCGCTCTGTCAACCTTCCAGTCATTCAGTGTGCCAGTCTTAAGTGGGTTCCATTGGGCACACTGAATATTGTATGTGAGCTCTAGAGATATGCCAACTCTAATACTTATGGTGGAAGAGGTAGGATTTGAACCTACGAAGTTGTTACACGGCAGATTTACAGTCTGCTCCCATTAACCACTCGGGCACTCTTCCATGATAACGGTTTCAGGGGAGGGATTCGAACCCACGACCTTCAGGGTATGAACCTGACAAGCTACCTCTACTCAGCGTCGTTATGGAAGGGGAAGTAGGATTCGAACCTACGAATGTACGGATCAAAACCGTATGCCTTAGACCAACTTAGCTACACCCCTACATATTTATAAAGTGTATTACAATATCTAAGAAACTTAAGTCTTTAAATTCCCAAAATAATAATTCATTACATTCTATGCATGGAATTAATTCATAAAATTCTATATCGCAATTTCCATACAAACAAGTTGAACATGATTTCTTAGACATTATATCATCACCTTATATTATTGGTATCGGTGGAGGGACTTGAACCCATCACTGGTACGGGCTTAAACCGTATGTCTCTGCCAATTGGACTACACCGACATGTGCTGCAATTTAGTGGACTACGTGTACTTCTTGAGGATAGATTCTCTAGTCCACTTTAATAAATAAACTAGAGAATCTATCCGAACAAGAAGCAGCGCCGCTTGCAGCTGCCACATTGGCAGGGAAAGCTGGATTCGAACCAGCAACATACGGATTAACAGTCCGCCGTTCTACCATTGAACTATATCCCTGTGTCATCCAGTGTGCCAGTCTTGGATTGCACCCTCCGGCACACTGGACATTGTTTGTGAGCACTGGACATCTGCCAACATCCATTATTAAAAGCTAATAGGTAGATGAGAGATTGCAGTCTCTCATGATTTAGTAATCCCCTGCAGTAGAATTACACAGTGTTGACTTCTGGAATTGAGATATACCACACCTTATACGCCATGTATAATATATCCCAGTGTATACCTTAGCCTTCGGTATAGCCCACTACCTATTAACATCTTCGACATTCCTTAACTATAACGAGCTATTGAAGCATTGGCCCAGAATACAGCCTCTTCAATCTTCTTTATAGCTTCGCGTTTATCCATGCTGTCAGGACATAATTCATTGATAAGTTCTGCGAAAGCCTTACCCATACCGCGAATCTCCTCATACTTCTGAGGCTGCTCTTCCGTAGGAGGATGATAGCTAAATCTTTTCTCGATTTCAACGTCAGGGATGCTCTTTAAGTCCTGAACTTTATTTGTATCATTCATACTAATCACTTCCTGCGTCGTTTATTATACCATTTTACAGGATTGTTAGATGTAAACTTTTCATAGCTAGGTTTCTCAAGAGGCATAGGTGCGAGTCTAGCATGCATCATAAGACCGATAGGATTGATATGCTCTTTTACTGTTAAAATACCGCCATCTATAATGTAATCTACGCTATTTTTAAGCTCTTTACCGTTTTCATCTACTATGCACAACCCGCTATAACCTGAGCATTGGTTATTGCTAAAAGAATTCCTTACTCGGGTCTTAAATTCGATTATATCTTCTTTAAGAAGATTGGCAAAACTCATCGTATCACCAACTTTACTCTGGCGGCGGAGGATCTTCTGGAGGTTCAAGGTCTGACTCTATCGGTTGAGGTAAGTCACGACATTCTTCCAATAGGTGAGAGTATATACCTTTGAGTCCCTTACTAACAGTTCTTAGTTCCTCGCCAGCAGCCTGAAGTTTCTTTAATGCTTTATTGTGTAATAACATTGCTTGATGATCAAGTACATATATGTGGAATGTATTAATCTCTCGATAACCCCTACCTTCAGGGTCTAACATTCCGGGATACTTTACTAACGATTCGTACATTCCGAACTTGAGAATTTCAATCTCAACCATCATGTCTGTACGATTATGACGTGTCATAGCTTTCATGGTACCACCTCATGAAGAGATGATACCATGTTACATGCTACATGTCAATACCCATTTCACTTATATACTTCAAGTTCATCACGGTAGTAAGGATAGGGTAATAAAGACAAGTACCGCAATTTGCTATTATAGCATTAGTATATTGAGGTACTATTCTACCTTTACTATCTTTTAATATCTTCTTGGGATTTAACTTCCAACTCTTACAACACCTATCCAAACCCATTACACGTACTTCATACTCGTTCGAGTCTAGCACGGTGTCCTGATTAGAGCATGTATTATTTTCACACATGAGGTATGCGATCTGTCTCTTCCGCTACTTTTGCGTCATTGAAGCGCTCAAGTGTTGAAATGTACCCTGTTATTCTGCGAATCCTATCTATCTTATCTCTTTCTCCACATACAGGACAGGGTTCTCCATGTGGTATTATATTATTATGAGTACCACAGGACTTGCACAAATCTACTGGATAATTAACAGCAGCGTAACCCATATCGCAAGCGGCCATGTGTAATACTATATTCTCAATAGCATCGATATTGTGTTGCGGCATACTTTCGAATTCAATGTAACTCATGTGGCCACCATTGCAATATTTATGGAATGGCCCCTCTATTGCTATTTTATCATAATAGCTAATAGGATAATCAACCGGTACATGATAACTGTTTGTATAGTATTTCTTATCAGTCGCTCCGGGAATTGTCCCAAACTCTTCACGGTCAAGTTTGGTAAACCTACCCGATAAACCTTCTGCCGGAGTAGCAATAACAGAGAAGTTAAGGTCGTATTTCTCGCATGCTTCATCGGCTATCTTGCGAATATAAGATATAATTTTATGACCCAGGGCCAGTGCATTTGTACTTTCAGCATGATACTTACCTACAAGTACTTTCAAACATTCAGCTAAACCAATAAAGCCTAGTGTAAGTGTACCATGCCTAGCAGCTAGATAGATACTATCTTCTGGATTTAATTTGTCAGCATCCCTGTATAAGTCTTGACCAATTAGGAAAGGAAAGTCTTTAGCCTTTAATGTACATATATATTCAAAACGATGCATGAGCTGCCGTACTATAAGGTTTAATACTTCATTATGCAATTCAAAGAAGTAACTTAACCTGGCATCTGTATCATCAGGATGCTTTAACATAGCCTTTATAGCTAGTCTGGGTAAATTCTCTGTGGTAAACCCTACGTTTCCTCTCTCAATTGTAGTAGATTCTCCATGACGGTCGGCTACTACACGGGTACGACAACCCATATAAGAGATATCTCCGTCTTTATTAAAACTACTGTCGCAGAATACCCAACTAGGATTGAGCCGTTTAGCTGAAACTTCCTGTGCCAAACGAAATAGGTGATAGTACGGATCCGACTTATGCATATTAACGCCGCTCTTAATCTTAAAGCAAACGTTAGGAAATATCGGTTGCTCGCCATTCCCTAAACCGGCTTTAAAAGCTCTTAAGAACCATTCACAGATCTTAGCAGCATCGGGACTTTGCACATTACCTATGTTGATAGAAGAGAAAGGGATCTGCCCCCCTCCCCTGCTGTTATGAACGAAGATACACTCGGCTGTCAAGAATGTTTCATTATCTTCTACAGATAAATCGTAGACGTATTCATCACCACTGTTAGACTCAAGACATTGATTAATAGAAACGGGGAATACGTTAGTAGCGGCCCCGAGTCGTTTGTCTGTCATAGCATATATATCTATTTCATGGGGCTTAATCTTCTTATACTGGATTAGCTTATTGTTTTCTTTGATTAGAGATTTCAGAAATTCGTAGTCGTAATGCTTTTGTTCATACATAACCTTACAACCAAACTCTAATCCTAATCTATTCTCCGCAATTCCACTAATAGATATCTCATAATTGAGTGATGTACCGTAATTCGAACTGGTAGTTCTCTCGGCTATATGAGGAAGCTCACGCAACCTTAAAAGCATGAGATTTAACTCATTGCGTAATCTCTTACTTACAGTGGTAGCTATAATATAGTTCTCTTTAATACTACCGTCACATTTGAAGTACCCATTAAGGAATGATATAAGTACTTCATCTTCTGCAAACAAGATCTCTACAGGAATATGTTTAGTATAAGCGTCATAGCCGAACTTGTCTTTAAACATATCGGCCCATACCTTACCTACATTAAACCGTATATCCTTCGGTTTACCGATAGGTGTAGGATAACGATTATAAGTAATATTCTCTCCATAACATTGCTGCATAAGAGAGATTAACTCATCTTCTTTATTAGTAGAACATACTGTAAAGCAGAGTTGAGATCCTCCTACTACACTACCTTCAGCCACATAATAACCAGCTATCTTGGCAAACTCCATAGTTACTACAATATGATCATCTAAGTAGTTTTGAACTTTTCGTGAATGATAATGATCTAAACCGATATCGCCTCTAACCGGTGGGAGATCGATACCTCTTGGAGATAAAACATGATTCAATGTTTCTGGGAACCTGCCAGTTACATTACCGTAGTCATCCATACACATAGTAACATGATTATCGGTAGTAGTATTTTTCCTACCTTCATTGTCAATAAGAGTAATAAGTCTACGGTTATTATCTTTCTTACTGACACTTGTAATATACTTCATCTCTGCCTTACCAGTCACATGGTTAAGACTGATAGTTTGATACCGATTGGGTTCAAAGATTTCAGCCAATTTGCCAATAGCTATCTGTAAGAGTTCTTCTTCGACAGTATCGTATATCCAAATCTCCTGACTATACGGCAAGCAATGCATCGTGTTAAGGTTATAGATTAAAGCCTCCATAGCTTGGAATCCTTTATGATCGAGTATTCTTTCTACCTGAGTATCAATGGCTTCCGGATCTAATTCGTTAAAGTTCTTACCTGTAAGTTCTACGCCATACCGTAAATCACGACGTATCTTCTCCCGTTGTTGCTCCATTATTCCGGTCGCGACGAACTGATTATCGAAATCCGGATAACTTTGACCGCCGTACATCTCATTCTGATTTGCCTGGATAATTATGCTCGCATGCATAGCAGCGGTCTTTAAGCTACGGGCTGGACGGATAAAGCCATGGCCGGTATTAAATCCATGAGCAGCTAGTTTCTCATAAGGTATTTGACAGCAATTGAGTCCTTTGCCATACCAAGCTTTATCATGGATATGGATGTCTCCATTATCATGTGCCTCACTAAACTCTCGAGGTATTACTCTCTTACCGTAAAAATACCCAGATGCGGCTTCGGATATCTGAAGTACCTTACCAGCCATAGTGGGCCCTACATTAGCATTATCCTTTGTAGCTTCTCGGTCGATATCCCGGATTACATCCATTAGATCATCCTTACCTTCGCGTAGGGCAGCTCGTCGTTCTCTATATACGGCATATCTTCTAGATACTTTCCAGTATCCTGCGACGCAAAGAGTCTGCTCAACAACGTCCTGGATGGTTTCTATATCAATGATCTTTTCATCCGGCAATTGTTCAATTACCTTACTTATTAATAACGTAAGACATTGATCTTCATAAGGTATCTCACTGGCAATAAAAGCTTTCTGTATTGCCATACGAATTTTCTCAGGATACCATTCTGCTAGTGTTTCACCATCACGTTTACGTACATAAGGTGTTGACACATTAATCGCTCTCCTTCTCATGTTGCATACTGACAGTATCGCGAAGGATTTGCAGTTCTCGCATTGTTATCTTTAACTGCTCCCTGGAGTTAAACAGTTCATTCTTTAGATACTTAATCATCTGAACCATCTCTGCAATGGTATCGAATTTAGAGAATGAGTACAAATCATCTGTATCTTTAAGTTTGAAGTTAACTACCGGGAACTTGCCCCTACCCTTACACTCTGCAATAGCCTTATCAAGCCATCCTTTTTCTATTGTTATAGATAACTTTCCTCCACCTGTAATTATAGGTTTTCTTTCTTTAGTCTCATTAAATATCACATCATCCAGAAAATCTCCTGGACGATGTGTTTGATTTCCGGAACCGGGGTTAATCTTAGCCTCCATCTCTACGGCGCTAGGCATAGCATTTACAGTTAATGTACCTTGAGTTTCGGCATTACGCCAGGATGGATTATTCCTGGCGATTTGTGAGTTATTAAAGTGTCCGGCTTTCTTACGACGTTGGTTACGTACCTTATCTTCAGGTAATCTTAAAAGATCTTTATTCATGCACCTGTAGCACGAATTCTTAGCCCCGCTTAAACAACGTCCATAGAATTCGCATTCAGACATATTAATACGGTTGCCTAGGTTCCGGCAAAACTATATTAGGAATTTCAATACGATCAAGAGGAGGTTGTGGATAGTTATTGTTATCTATTATATTAGCAGCACCACGACCAGGTCTATTCATTAATAACTCTGCATCCATCTTTAAACATGCGACGTCTGTAATGAGTCTGTCAGCTTTCTCTTTTAAGATATCGACTACGGCCTCGATAAATACATGTCGCTCTTCTGCTATATTCATGGCAATATAAATATCGATATTATAACCCGGCAAATGAGTCCTCTTGATATAGTCGATACACCAGGCGTCTCTTTCCTTTTCATTAGATGGTTTTAACTCTTTCGGAATAGCAGGATCGGACACCATTTGTTTGAGGTTAAGACCTACCATTTTCTCATAGTTCTTAATATCGCGTTTAACCCTATCGTAGGTGCGCTTGGTCTTAGCTAAATCGATTCTAGCCTCTGCATATAAGGGATCGATTTCTGCCTGGATGGCTATAATCTGCTGCGGTGTCACGTCAGGCGGAATAACAATTGCGGTAACCCTCGCTTGATACGATTTTTCTTTAGCTTTCCATTCATCTTGCGTCATTCACTTGACCTCCTTAATTCATAATACCCTTTTATATATCCCCGTTGCTCATTGTAACATAACACTGTCACATGGGTACATTATTTCAATACCTCTTTAATTCGCTGCATACCCTCTGCCATTTGGGGATTTGTTTCCTTTACAATGGCTAATTCTTTATCTATGAGTGCATGAATCTTAGTAATACTCAGGCCAATGGGGTGCTGTGCTATACAGACGCTACAAGAGCATCCCAAGCAATCTTTACTTTCGCCACGAATATCCATCTCTTCACAAAGTGCAGCATCCTTCTCTTGTTCTGGGGTCATTTAGATTCCTTCTTTCGTTATAAGTTGTAGTATGTCTCACCGAGACATGTTTTATACTCGTGTATAAATTAAATTATAGACTCAATTAGATAGTCCGTCATATCGATATAGATTTCCTTTATATAAAAGCAAAAGCAACCAGTTTTGGTTGCTTTAAAGTATAGTTCTATAATCTTTATGAGGTCTGCTAAGTATTATACTCTCTAGAGTATCGCTAACAGGAGTTACGCTCATAACCCTACTACGTAACTCGTTGTATCGATCAAGCTCTAACTTTAAACGTTTAATTGTATTATGACAGTTATTTATATGATCGACGAGTCCCTGGGTTAATTCGTTGTTATCTTTTACATCATTACATAATCGACTACCTTTGGTTAGTAATGATGTATCTATAAGCTCTCCGTTGTAGATAATTGTACTTGGTTCTGCAGCTTTACTACTTTTTTGTATCTCAATAACTCCGTCAGCTTGGAGTTTCTTGAGAGCTCTATGTAGAGTAGTGGCGGAATACTTGAGACGTTCTGCAATATCTTGTAAGCTCATTGTACACTTACGATTCCATGTATTGAGCTGTAGAAAGGTTATTATATCATCAAGCGCTCTTTGGCTTACATAATGTGTTGGTGGTGTCGACATACGTTTCACCTCTATTCCATATCATATATTATAACTATTGTATTCCACATTGTCAATCAATATGAATATATAGTAGTTCATAATGTAATATAGAATAGAAATATTAGCTAATTATACACGAGGTTCTGTACCGACTCCCCAACTCCATATTCTTTCCGACTTCGATTCTAATATATTACCTTGCTGTATTAATGGAGATCTCTCTACGTAAATTTCATCGTTAATATCATTACTAATATCTGTAGATATGTACTTAGCTATATCAACAGCTAGTTTCTTATCACGACACGTCCAAGTTCTTACTAGTGTAGTACCGGATAAGTGAATAACAACATACGATTTATTAATATCAAGAATATGATCGATAACCTTAATCATATCGTTATAGTAATTTAATAAAACTTCGTACAACTCGGACGGATTACGGGCTATAGTTTGCCAAGCTTTCCGGATATCTTTAAGAGCTACAATACTACAAGGTAAACCATCGTAACTCGTGTCGTTACTAACGATTATTGTTATTGTACTCGCATCTTCATACGAAGGTTCGATTACTGTATGCATCCTTATACCAATATAATTCTTTATAACACACTGAGTTAATGGATAAAAGAAGTTCCAAAGTTTTGATTGGATACCTAGGAGTCCCTCTTCGTCGTTATCGAATGGGCCACCGCTATAAACATCGCTATCAAGAAAAGGGTCTAAGAAGTCTTTATAATAGGCATAAAAAGCTTCTATAAGTTCGTCTGGAACATTGCAATTTTTAGCTGTATCTTTGACCTTTTGTGAATGCTGGTCATCTTCAAGTTCGATTATTTTCCCATCACTTTTAAAGTGTTCTAATTGAGCTAATAATAGCTCTTTACCTGTCAATTCTATTACCTCCCTTGGTAAGTATTCCATAAAGGTATTAATATGAAATTGTAGAATTACAAAATGGGGTGATATTATGTCAAAAGTTCATGACTTTCAGAACTGGAAAGTCTCTAAAGAAATATACGCAAGACTTGATATAATGAAAAATATAGACATGATTATGTTTAGAATGTCATATAATCTTTCGCAAGCAAAAGCAGCTCGAATGGCTAATATACATCACATTGTCTGGATGAATATAGAGAATAAGAAAGTTATTCCAACTATAAACGAAGCTGGTAAGATTGCCTTCCTCCTTGGCAAACCTGTATTTAAGTTATTTCCCCAGACAAGACATGATACTATTCGATCGTTACCGTTACGTAGCTTTTCTAAACTTGCATTAATACGTTGTATATATGGAATCTCTCAGATTAAACTAGCTAAAAGAGCTGAAGTTCCCTTTGAGATTATTCAGAGATTAGAGCGCGAATGGAAAGTCTTTTCCGACATTCCAGAAGAAAAACGTATATTAGTACAAAAGGTTGCAGATTATTTAAACGAAGATATTATTAATATTATTGGTGAAGGTATTATAAAGGAGGGCAATTAATTACCCTCCAAGTACATTAATTAAGGACTTCCAAACGTTCCTTTATTGGCGCTGTCATGTAAGCTCTAGTCCTCATACAATCAAGTATCTTTAAAGAAGTGTACTCAGGTTTACCAGCACAGAAACCGTCGAGCTTTACTTTACACATATCACACTTTAAATCAATAGACCTTGGCTTAGCGGAGCCGAAGTTCTCCAGTAACATATCACCTAATGATCGTCTCGGTTGTTCTACCTGGGTAACTTGCTCCTTGGATTGTTCTTTACTCTTCTTTCGTTTCTTTCGAGTTTTTGATACCGGCATTGTGTACCTCCCGTAAACGTAGTTTGTTCTTGTAATCCTCTATCGGTACAATGATATCTATATCAAAGTCCTTACTGTTAGAGTCGGATGCGGATGAAATTATTGGTGTAGCTACAGCGGTATTACCAAATATCTTAGACACAATCTGCATAGCGTTTATAAACCACTCATCTAAATGACATAGTGGTTTATCTTTGCCACAAATATCGTCCGGATCCCAATCATAAATCTCGTCACCATTGATATATACCATAAGGTTTATAACCTCTGAATCATAGTCTACTATAAGATCTACATCTATTCCAGTTTGCTCTTTAATGTAGCTCTCAAGTAAACTTTTAAGTTCCGCATCAGTAAAGGTATATATAACTCCGGCAGGCGCCGGAAGAGGTAACTTGGTTGATTCATTCATTTTATCATCTCCTTATGTGTATCTAAGCTGTTCAATAACCCTAATAGATTATTAGACGCTACACCAAATATACTAGCTACCTTCTCCATATAGAGTACTAATTCTCCAGACCGTCTGATAGCCTTTAGGAGTAGTATTAGCTTATCAAGACATTCTGTACGCATCATATCAAGCATGTCGGGATTAGTCCATCCTGCAGCTAAATCTATATCTTGTTTGTATTTCTGAATAATACCCAACAGAGCTGGTATAGACTGGTTTTGTATTATATATCTTACCTCGTCCGGTGTCTTACCGAACATAATCTCGTCTGGATCTTTTCCTGGCGTTTGAACCCAGATAACCTTAAAGCCCTTTTCCAATAGCTTCGGTAAGGACTTCTCTACTATAGCCGTACCTGCAATATCACCGTCTGGCCAGAGGTAAAGTGTATCAGTTTCTTTTCTTAAGATATTCATCTGCTCGTCTGTAAATTGACTACCCATTATACCTACGGTATTCGTTAAGGTATGGTAATGGGCTGACAATACATCCATATATCCTTCCATTACTATAGCACTTCTACATTTTCTTATGTGCTTATAAGCGTATGGGAAGTAGTATAACGTATTGCTTTTACTAAACGCTGTCGAACCACTATCGTTAATCCATTTAGGAGAGCGACCGTCTGGATGTCTATAAGCCATCCCAATTGTGCGCGGATTCTTTACCTTACTCATCTCTGGTATACCGATACAAAACCGGCCCCGGGCCACCTCCCAATAATAATTCTCTGGGACTAGACCTAATCTTGCATTTGTCTGTAGCCAATTAGCATCGATCCCTCTTTCCCTGGCTATCTGCTGAGCAAGTTCGTAGTTATTACTCCAGAGGTTTATATAGAATTCCCGGTTAGTATTGGTTACCTGATTTATCTTACCGGATAAATTCCCGTCTTCGTTTCTGGCTAAACTAAACGGAATTCCAGCCCGCTCTGCCAAGTGACGGCAAGCGTCGATATAACCTAACCCTTCCATCTCCATGATAAATGCTATCACATCAGAACCAGCATTACCATCTTCTTTATTTCCTTTACAACAGGAGTAGCAATAAAAACTCTGATTCTCATAGATAGTAAAACTAGGGTCAGATTCAAAGTGTGGCTCGTTATCGGTACCGCCATGGGGGAATGGACAAAGACCAACCCATAAATTACCCTGTCTGATAAGCTGCATATATTCGCTGATTACGTCGACAATATCATTCTTAGCTTTGATCTCTTTCTTTAACGCTTCCGGTACTATAGCGATTCTTACCACCTCCCAAGGGGATCCTATCTATCTCTATCGAACCACATGCTAAGCACCTAGTAATTACTTCGTCAGATATAGTACTATCATAAGAGTATTCAATCGGTTCATATTTACCGGTAATCTTATGACCACCATTATCTTTCATATTACAAATTTTAAGTCTTAGTTTTACTACAACCTCGCCTTCGAATGGGCCTTTCTCCCCGGTATTACCACACCTTTTGCAACACAGAATCTCGTAACGTTTGTCTATTGGGCCTGACAAAGGCTCAGGAATTCCTGAGCCTTTAATTAATCGTAAGTTTAGTTTACTCATTTGTTATAAATTCCGGTATTTTTTGATAGCCTCGATTGAAGGTACATTCTCGGGTGAGAATACCTTACCGGCCGGAGCACCGCAATCCTCACAAACTAAGGGTGGTTTAGCATCTTGTATCAAGCCTTTAGTATTAGACATCTTTAAGGCTGTGTGCATGTTTACATTCTGAATAATCTCTCCACCACACATACATAATCCTTCTCTTTCTAAGAAGGTAAAGGGCAATGGATCTTTGAAGCACTTCTCCCAGTTATCAGCGGTATCTTTATTATCACAGACAGGACACTCAATTTCTTCATGTCCTTTCATGGGAGGGTAGACATTCATAGGTTCTATTGTAAAGGTATCAGAACCTATCTTGATGTATAAGCCTTGCCTACAATCTTCATTTGTACATCTATACATCTTTAATCCCTCCTTCGATAATGAATTTGGTAGTAACCGGAGGCAAATAGTAATAAGCAGTTTTACCACTAGGAGACTGTACTTTAATTAAGTACCTATCGGATACTTGGTTAACGTTTTGAGCTTTAGTCCTAAAAGTATCCAGTTTATTGTCGGCTATAACCTTTTCGACAGATACTCTTTTAGGTACTATTACAAGTACAATACCCGTCTTTTTAGTAGTACTACCACCTGTCTGACTTGTCCAACTTACTACCTTACCAATAAGATCGCTCATATTCTCACCTGCCTAGTTTGTATGTTATAACCTTACCCGGATAGATCTTGCTCGGGTCTGGTATTGGAAATGGTGTATTAACACACTGTGTAGAGTATACAATACCTTTTGGTAACTCTATAAGTGATAACCATCCGCCAATGTCAGCCCCTGTATTGATACACATCTTACCTTTAAACATCCAAGGTCGGTGTTGTTTATCCCCTCTTAAATGTATAGCTTCGTTATGACCGAATATTACAAGTTTAGGGATACCTGTCTCCTTATATAAGAAGTTGTTCGTACCCCAAACAAATTCCTCTGTTTGTTCGTTTAATGGCTTACTTACATCAAAGCCGGCATGACAGAAGAAATAATGTTCTAGCTCGAAAGTTAATGGCATATTAAGTAACCAATCACAATCTTCGGCAAGTTTATTAAGAGCATCTATTCCAAACTGATCAACATATGAACGTACTGTGGAACTTCCACCGTAGTTCTTAAAGTAGATGGTTTCCTCAAGAGTCCCTGTTGAATATGCATGTGCAGCTACTTCATGATTTCCTATCAGAATCTTAGCTCCCTCTTTTTCTAATTCACGGGCAAACTGTACCGTTTTATACGAATCCGGCCCTCTGTCGATAAGATCTCCAAGAACAATTAGAAGATCGTTTCTTGGGTTGTATCCTGCCTTTTCTAATAGTAGCTTCCAAGCGTACCAATGACCATGTATATCTGCACAAGCAAATACTCTCTTCATTAAACCACCTCGTAGTACCATCGTTTCATTTTGTGCTTTATTCTCTGCATAGTATTGTCTACAGAACGATAAGATCTACACAACTTCTCACCTATATCATTTATACCCATGCCCTGAATCATACATAGAGCTACCTGATACTCTAGGTCTGATAGTAAAACCTTGAGTCGTCTATTGAATATCTTATCTTCTTCAGCTGTCAATACGACCTGTTCCGGTTCTACGCTACCTTCGTAGGTGTCTATACCTTCTACATCATACATACTAATCGCATCATTTAAGGGTTTATATTTATTGCGATTAGAATGTCTGATAGTTTCATAGATCTGTCTACGCATAACCATTTTGCTAAACATGACGAAGTTATAGCCAGGTCGGTAATTCTCTATTGCTTTTACGAAACCGACTCTGGCTTCTTGAACTATATCTTCATTGGTGCCACCTGCTATGAAATAGGATTTTGCCACGGAACATATTAAATTGTTGTATTTAGTAAGAAGCCATTCCTGTGCATAAAGATCCTCTTTAGCAAGCACGGCTACAGATTCGATAGGAACCTGTGAATACACTGATTAAATAACAGTATCCTCTGTACTAATTTGTAACAATTAACTCCACTCCTTTAACAGTAACTTAACAGTAAGTTTACGATATCGGTATGTAAAACGTACATTTAGCTAAGACGAATCATTGATAGGTTTCACTTACATACCACCTCCTCGTCACAGTATTTTCTCACATCTATCCTCTGTTATGCATAATAGAGGCCCCTCTGAATCGTTACACAAATATAAAGAACGGGATAAACTACGTGTATTCTCCCATTTTCCACCAAGATAACGGGCCGCACTCAACTCTTCCCCGACGCGAAAGCGAACAACTACTCTACCATTAGGAGGTGTCTTGAATTTACGTTGCCATGTACAATTGTTAAATACCATTGCTAAGTTTATCACAATAACTACTTTCCTTTCCTATGTAATAAATTATAGAATGAAACTATTGATACACCTTTCATTAAACCAAAGACGTAAGTAATTATGATAATCCATACATGAAAGGCATTGTTTTCCATAACTATCCCTACCTCCTAAATATCATAGTAGTCTCATCATACAAAGGATGACCGTTATCATCATATACTTTGTTAGTATTGGCCAATTTTCCTAAGAGAAGTTCATCTCTGATGTATTCCTTTACAGCCCAATCTCCATTCGAATGGCGTACATGAAATTGTCGGCCGTCGACCTCGATAAGTTTAAATGGAAACCATGCGTCACCCACATCGTGAACCCGACCTTTCTTACCATTGTTGAAGATTACATTAAGAGTTCCACGAATTGTCTTACCCTCTATAATAACAGCCATGTAATTCCTCCTTACAACTTGGAGTACGCCAACAGTAGATCGTTATAAACATCTATATTGACTGTGGTAAAATCAGCACCGGTCTTACGGAGTACATACGCCGGATGATATATTGGCATAACATTGTACTCTATATTATTCTGCCAATAAGAGCATAAAAGGCCGCGAATTTGTGTAATCTTAAGGTTCTTGCCAGGAAGGAGCGCATTTAAAGCTACACCACCTACAGCTACAATAATCTTAGGATTAACCATTCTGATTTCTTCTTCCAGATACCTTTTTATACATGTAGTACACTCGTCTGTAGAGGGTGTTCGGTTATTAAGTGGACGACACTTTAATACATTTGTAATATAGACCTGCTCTCGTCTTAATGGCATTTTTTCAAGCCACATGGTTAAGGCAGCTCCAGCAATACCTGTAAATGGTAAGTTAAACATATCTTCATGCTCTCCCGGGCCCTCTCCGATAAACATGATAGGCGAACTAGGATTGCCGTATCCGTATACCATACCAGTACCATATTCTTTAGAGATGTGACAATAATCGCATCTTTGTTTAAGAGCAGCGTGTCCACTTATTAAAGAGTGTTTCATTAAGGCTCCTACCTTATGGACACCTATAGATACCGAAGCCTGACTGTAACCATTCTTAAGTAGTCTTTGACTAAAGTTATCTGTAAGATTCTTTATCAAGTCGATATTCACTACTGATTGGTCGCTTGCTGTATTGACCATTCTTTTAGTCCTCCTCTTAAGTTAATGTTTCTACACTGCTTACAGTCACTCCAGGTAGCTCGATTACCGATCTTCTTTTCAAATACTTCCGCAAATCTCTTATATCTTTCTAAATAATCTGCAAAATCACGTACCTCATTTATATTTGCGACAACCCCGCCACCGCCATAACAACAGGGGCCAATATCGCCATTCCAATGAACTGTGAAAATTAGTTCATTTTGTTCAATATCTTGGACACCTCGTGATATAGAGCAAGTAGCATTTTCACTAAAATCGCTATTAAATACTCCGGTTTTTGCCGCACGTCCAATAGGTAAAGCGACATTATGTGGCTTAAGTAATCGATTTAGATGGCTAATACCCTCACCATGTAATTCTGAATCTATAAAAATACCGTAAGGATTATCTTCAAACCAGTATAGTACCTCTTCAAATCCGAATTTCTCAACCAGTTTCTCGTCTTCATATGGGTAATTTAAGAGTTCAGCAAGGTTTCGTAACAGAGTTTCCATATGTTTTGACCTGTACTTTTGATGCCAGATTGTATTACTAATTCGCATACTAAATAGTTCCTGATAAGTTTCCATGAGTTTAACAACAAGTTCGAGTCTATCTTTCTTTAATACAAAAGAACCATTTGTACTAATAAAGATCATGGTATTATAATCTTTTACCCTTCTACAGAGAATCTCGATTGCACGGTCTAGTACTTTGGGTACTAAGAAAGGTTCTCCACCAAAGAAGTTATAGTCTAATATAGGCGCGTCGTATACACTTATAGCTTCAGAGACAAGACGATTAATATTCCATATTGTTTCATCTGTCATAACACCTTTACAATTAGGTGAGCAATTGTAAAAACAATGATCGCACTTAAAGTTGCAATTAATATTTGTCTGTACATTAACAGACATAGAATTTATATCCATATCACCCTTTCCGCCTCGTATAAGGCTATCCCCGGCACAAGACCGGGGAATGTTTATTTAATATATCCTTTAGATATGAGTTTTTTGATATGAGTATCACGAGCTTCTTCTATATTGATGCCGTACTGATCTTCTAGTACAAACATCATAGATATAGCTGTTTGAGCTACATCAAAAAGCTCTTTTGCCGCAGACTGCAACCATTCCTTATTAGGCGTCTCGCCACTCATGCCTCGAAGTTTGCCTATAGCTTGAGCAAGCTCTCCCGACTCCTCCATTAATTTAAGGGTAGTTGATTCTAATGTAGGAGTTAGGTTATTGAGCTTCGGTAAACTGATAGTCTTTAGATGCATTAATCAGTAATCTTTATTACCGGTTGACCGTCTTTACCTATGGTTACATCAAGCTTACCCATATCATTATTGCCAATAATAATTTGCTCTTTCTTACATTTACAGTCTGAGTCTTTACACTTACCACCACAAGTACATTCTTTGTCAGCCATGGAAAGTTTCCCTCCTATTCATAATTCTTTGCAAATATATATAGAAATTTTACCTTATTAGGGCCCCACCGGTGCTATTACAGGTATCTTTTCTTTAACTACGCTACTGCCATTATAGATATTTACATCAAAACATTTACTCGCTTGGTCGGCCAAGTATTGCTGATGTGTAACACCGTTTATCTGTATGTCAAATTCCTTACTAATAAACTGGATGAATTGACCTAACTTAATAGCGAAGTTCTGACTAACCATCTTAGCGGGCTCATCAAGAATCATACAGCCATTTTGGGCCGGTTCCTTACAGAGTTTCTTGACAGCTACTTGTAGAGCAAATGCTACGATATCAACTACGCCGCCACCCATACTCTTTTCAGGCGAACTTTTGATAATCTTATTACCCAGCTCATGCTCAACGTAGAAGTGTATCTCAGGTTTACCCCGAGATTCTTTATGTTCAATGATTAATCTAAAATCCGGCCCAAAGGTGTGTTGTAATGCACTTGTTACGACAAGGGCTAGATTATCAGAATACACTTTACGAGCTTCATCGGTAGTATCCTGGAGTACCAGACCTATAGCTTCAAAGTCTGCAATGGAGACCTTATCTTCAAGAACGGATTTATCCAGAGATACAATCTGTTCTTCAATGCCTTTCTTTTCACCTAGACGGCTGTTGTAACTTGCTTTTAATTGTTCAAGCTGCTCTTTTAAATCTATAGTAGATATCATGAGCGTATGTCTCCTTTAACACTCTAGAATGGAAAATCCATTACAGAGTTTTTAGGTTGCAAGGTTGAATCACCTTCAGTAGGAGGAGTTAGATTCGGGAGTGGCCAACTCGATACACCTGCAACGGATTCCGGTAAAGGTGAGTTCTCCTGAGACCCTCCTTGTGTAAGAAAACTATCAAAGGTTGGGTGTTGTTGCTCTGGCAACATATACTCTTCTCCCGTTATAGGAATATTGGGTAAAGACTGTCCACTTTCACAAAACTCTTGCATTACCGGTGGTACATGTTCTTGCATTACCAGTTGTTGAGCTACTTGCTGCACAGGTTGTTCTACCGGTGTTTGTACGGGTTCCGGTGTATTAAACACTGGAGGCTCTATCTGCTTACCAGTCAGTACGTCAGATACATATTGCTTCAGCTGATCTCGTTTCTGAATACGTTCATCTCTCTCGGCCTGTAGGTTTTGATAGTTATAACCCTTAGCCGATACTCTATTGATCAGTTCCTGATACTGGTTCTGCAGATTGTTCAGGTTCTCCGTCAATCTCACTTCTTGGAGCTGAATTTCCTGTACCTGCGCTTTTAGCTGTTTCAATGATTCGCTCATGTAGTAACTCCTCCCTTTTCTTTCTTACCAAGTTCATGATAAGTGCTGATACTTTTTCACGAGTCTCTGTAGTTTCGATAGGATTGTCACCAACCTCATCCCTAATGGTTGTCAGAATATCTTCATGAATATTCTGTACTTCACTAGGTAATACCAGAGAGTTTGTTTCAATCCATTCTTGAATAAACAAAAGCATAATCTGCCTGGTTTCTTCGGTGTCTGGATACTCATAGAACACAAGATTCATTAAGTCTGCAAGATTCTTTAGTTTATCTTGCAAGTGTACTGGGAACTTGGTTTTAATAAGTTCAAACTTATCTTGACCATCCCACTTAATGAAGCCAGGATCTTTATATTTCGTTATCCAACGGCACACCTCGCGCTCTATTTCTCGTTTTACCTGCCTAGTAAGACGAGAATCACGGTACCTCATTCGTAAATTACCAGCCAGCTGAGCGGCGTAACGGCGCAGATTAAATGGTAAACTCTCTGCATCAATTTCAATGGTTACACCATTACCATCCTCGGTAGGTATAAAACGAACGTGTCGCTGTATCTGTCTAGGTTTAACCTGAGGAGCTATTTGTTTAACTGCACCCGGCCTAGTTTTATTATCCATTTATCTTACCCCCGTTACATTATCAAGTATTAGTGCTATCCGGGCATCGTCTAGGATACTAAAACACTCACCACATACCTTAGCTTCTCTTAGGGAAGCTGTATAAGTATCTCTTATTCTTTTAGATGCTGTTATAGTATCTGAGAGATTACTTTTGGTAGTGTTAATATGAGTGTAGATGGTAGATATATCTCTTTGAAATATATCAATCTCTTCGATCTGTGGATTCAGCTGCTCGGCCAGAGATAGATAGTCAGAGAGTCCATTAGTATTTGGTATGTTATTAAGACTTTGTTGTACCCGAACCATCTCTGATTGTAGATGCTCTGACTGTGATATAAAATCAGTAAGCTCTTTTATATCATCCTCAAGAGGTAATCCTTGGTCTATAAGATCGAGTAACCCTGTTATATTAGGCAAGGAAGCTTGTGTTTCTTGATATCCCTGGATATATTTATTCAGGGTGAGACTTTTGTCAAGAGCTTCGTTAAGCCATGCAACTTCTACATCTATATCACTAGCGTTATCCAGTAGAACTAAGAGTTTAGCTGCATCGATAGCTTTAATACGTTTTAATTCAGCGTCACTTGTAGCTATATTGGTATTCATTGCTGTAAAGTCTTTTATTGCTTGGTCTATATCTTGGACTGTATTTGTAAGTTCTTCGATAACATCGATACCGACGGTAGCCGAAGCGATCTTTGTTTCCATATCAGATAGATCGGTAAACGTACCAAGTTTATTTATAAAATCACTTACTATCTTTTCTTTTTCCTTGATACCTTTTTGTATACCGGCAATACCTTTACTATTTTCTCTGATAGCTACGTCGAATGCATCAAGTCCGGCTAATGTACCAATTATAGCTGCCCGGATAGATGGACTTTCAGACAATAAGAATGGAGCGTCAAGTTGCTCGGAAACTGAAAGGTTTATACGCTTATCTTTAGCTAAGATAACGTCCGGCATTTGGTGTACGTTAAGTACTTCAATTGGGATTTGATGCCCCCACTTAGTAAAGTCATATACTTGCTTGCCATCAAAAACCTTTAAGGTACCGGCAGCCGACCTAGTTCTCTCACGTTCAATCCAGGTACCATCATCATAGTAGATTTTACCACGGGTTTTAGATTCACCAAGTTTTATAAAGTCAGCACCTTTAGGATCGTCAAAGCATACCCAGCGAACTAACCTTATAATAACGGATTTGCCATTATTACTTGGCCCGACAAACATATTCGTTTCAGGGTTAAGATCGATTACCGTATTACTGTGACTCATGAAATTCTCGATCTCGATACGAGTAATACGCTTGGTATAACCACAATCTACATATCCCTGTAACTTTTGTGTTACCTGAGCATGTAATGCGTCGGCATCACTTAGCATCTTAAGACACTTAGTTAAACAACCTGCCTTACTAGCCTTTTCATTTAAGATCTTCATAACATCATACGGCTTAATATTAGCAGTATTAGCTAAACTTTGTCTAAAATTACTTAGAAAATTACTCTTAGCTTTCTTTTGTACATTGGTGTTAAAATCGAATACATCTATACCGGGTTGAGCTGATTTAAACTCTACGAAGTTTTCTTTCCAGCCATTCTTATCAAACTCCAGGATAGTCATACCTGGTATTCTGGTTTGTACATCTACACTGGCAGAGTTTCTACCCATACTACCGTTGTTAATGATAAACGGATTGTTCTTACTTTGCATTGTCTTAAAACCAGGATGATAATGTCCTGCACATATGATTGCAGGATATGGAGTATTACTTGCAGGAATATCGTCTGCTAATACATAATCCATATTCGGTGGCCCTGGTTTATCCAGAATGTTACCATGTACAAAGAGAACGTGGTACTGTGCTGAGAGATCTATATCTACGATATACTTATCCGGATTCTTATCTACATCAGGTGTAAACTCCTGTCCCTGAATTGATACTACCAGTCCATCATTAGTTTTACAGGTTGTAGGAGTGGCTCTGGTTAATAGATTAAACACTCCGGCTTTTGCTAATAAACCAAGTGTTGTTTTATTGATATTTTGCATACTGTAACCAAAGATATCGTGATTACCTGGTACAACCACCATAGGACAGAGATACTCTTTCATAATTCCTGCAAATAAGCCGGAGATCTCATTATCAATACGAGGGCCGTCAAACATATCACCTGTATGTACAAGTAAATCAATTTGATAGGTCTGAATAAGTTCTCCAACTTCCATGTACTTCTTTAGAAGGGCTACAATGTAATCATCCTTCCGAGATTTAGGGTTAGTTTCTCGGATGTGAGTATCATTGATAACTCCAATCTTCAAATTAGTACGTCCCTGAATATTAGGACACCCTTCTATACCAGCTTCGATTAATTCTTTTTCAAATTGCTCATCACTTACGCTAGGTAAATGTTCGGTTAAATCTTTTGTTATTTCTTTTAAATCCACACATTTCACCGCCTTAGTAGTAACGATCTTCTTCTGTAAATAAACCCGGGTTAGGAAACTTTGCTAATTTACCAAAGGTATCATGCAAGCTATATTTACTTGCAGTTTCGGATATTTCGATTACATATACATCTGGATAGAACCGTTGGGCATCTCGGATATCTTTACAGTATTCGTCTAGAAAAGCTAAATAAGCGGCATTAGAATCGATAGCATCATAAGTACCCATCACGGAGAATAATTCTCCAGGTACTAATTTATCAACAGCTCTTTCATATGGTCTCGCTGTGACTATAAACTTCTTTAACTTTGGTTCTGGTTTATATCCACCGCAGCTTGGCAATTTGCTATCAAGATATTTGTAGTAACTCACATGCTTACTCCTCCCTATATGCTTCAAGTGTTCTTATACCAAACTTAATAGCTTTTCCACGACTAGCAAAACAAATATCTATTTTGTTACGTTTAATAGCACCACCAGTATCTTCAACGATAAACCGTCCTTTATTCGGGTAGTTAGATAATGCAGGGATAACTATAATAGTACCCGGTAACAAGAAACTTGGATGCGCTGCTATTGTAGTCAATCCAGTAACCGGGTCAGGTTTTTCGATGGGCTTTACTTTTGTACCATTCTTAGTTATACCACGACCATCCATACCAGGATCGTTTTTAGTATAAGCCGTAGCTACAACCTTAAATGTTTTTCTAATCTCCGTTTTAACTTCCGTAACCTTTACATCCTGTATAGGTTTCGATACAGGTATTAATTTCGGAGCCGATATCGAAACCGTATGTTTAATAGGCTGTTCGTAAAGGTAGCTTGGGAAAGTAATCAGAGAAAATAGTACAAAAGCTAAAAGCCACATACGATATATCAAGCAGGTTCCTGTATTGCAGGAATTGACGGTTCAAGTGGCGCTGTTTGATTAATCATTGGCGATACAGGTGTAGTTTCCTGAGTTGGTACCGGCGTTTGTGCAGACGCATTAGGCAACCGTTCTATATGACTAATAATATCCCAGCCATCCTCTTCAGTCAGCTTAGAGGCATCATTCTTATGACAAAGACTTATGCTAAGTGCTCGTACTTGCTCGCCAGAGAGACCTTTCTTAGTCATAATTTCTGACATATACTGTTTTTGCAGTACCGTGAGTGGCTTTTGCTCCCAAGGGGATAGTAACTCTTCAAAGCATACCATATCGATACCAAGGAAATCTCTCAATACCCGGGCTTTAGCACGAGTACTTGCCATTCTGATAAAGTGCGGTGCTACCATGTTGTTACAGTTAGCAGGCGTTGCATCACCGATATCAGACCACTCGTTACCATCGGTATCAATCAAACATGATTCTGCTACAGCAGTAAAATTATTAGATTGATCGGGATAATAAACTATCTTAGTTTTAAGACCTTTCATACCTTTGGCATGACCAAGCTGTACCAGTCCTTTAAACAAGATGTGATCTTTTCCTTTAAGACTGATAATATACTTCTTTTTGAAATCGGCGGAAAGGTTACGTCCTTCATACGTTCTTTGTGATGTCATTTGTTCTATCAACTTGTTCCCTCCTTATTACATAGTCTACCCAACATGTAATACTATTATACCATATTGCAACACAGGATGCTAGTCCCAAGCATCCTGTGTTGCAATGATATAGTGTTTTGGTATTTCTTTAATAAATCTGGATAGTTTACCTTCTACGTGATTACCATACAAATAGCGCTCTTTAACCCAGGATATAAAAAGTCGGTTCCCTGCTCGGGTAAGTGCTACGTACATACCCCGACGCTCTTCTTCTAGGGTACGTAAATCATTCATACTATTCTTATGTGGGAATGTACCTTCTTCAGCCCCTATTAAGAATACAACGTCAAACTCAAGACCTTTAGAGCCATGTACCGTCATAAGTTTTACACCTGGGCCGTCTTTATCATTAGTACTTGATAAAGCAGCCTGACTTAAAAACTCTGTTATCATGTGATAGCCCTTACTTAGTTCTAAAAGTCTTTCTACATTGGCTACTCTTTCTTCGCCTGTAGATTTATCTGCAGAGAGAGTATTAATACAATCAGACTTAACTATAATCTGTCTTAGCACCTCGTAAGGAGATGATAGTACTGATATATCCTTCAGTTCTTTCACCATATAACCGAACTCATTTATCTTTTTGTTCGGTGAGTTTATACATGTATCAATCAAATCACCATTACTTATTTCTATAACCCGGCTAACAATCTTAGCTCCGACGCCCGGTTGAAGTAAGGCTACTCTCTTAAAGACATCCTTATCAAAAGGATTAGCTATCAATTGCATATGAGCAATTAAATCTTTAATCTCTTTACGCTGGTAGAAACTTACCCCACCTACCAGTGTATAAGGAATATTGTACTCAAGCAAAGCTCTTTCTGCAGGTTTAGATTGAGCATTAGTACGGAATAGGATAGCTATCTTGTTATACGCATTACCCTCTCTGATTAACCTTACGATGTTAGAAGCTACACCCATTGCTTCTTCTCTTTCATCGTAATATTTCACCAGCTCAATTGGGGCACCTGCTGTATTTATAGTATACGATTTCTTAGGCAGCCGACTTTTGTTATTAGCTACTACGAAGTCTGCAGCATCAACTACGGTCTTAGTCGATCTGTAGTTTCTTTCAAGTTTACATAGCTGAGCCTGGGGATAATCTCGCTGAAAGTTTAGGATATTTGTAATATCAGCACCGCGCCAGCCATATATACTTTGATCCGGATCTCCACATACCCACAGAGCGGCAACTGGATTTAATAATCTTTGTATTAACACATACTGTGAATGGTTGATATCTTGATACTCATCAACCAGTAGATGCTGGAACTTATTATGAGCCCAGTATCTCGCATGTGCATCAAGTTCTAATAGCTGTATAGTTCTTAAGATAAGATCGTCAAAGTCCATAGCATGGTTGGCTAAAAGTTCTCTGGTATAATCAGAGTATACTTTGGCAATCTGCTCGGCCTTAAGTCTTGTTCCATCTGTCGGTAAATTATTAAATACAAATTGAGGACTCTTAAGTTTGTTCTTCCAATCAGATATCTTACCGACAATGCCATTTATTTCATTGTATTCAGTAGGCATACCGTAAGATTTCATAATACGTCTTATGACAGCCTTAGAATCATCGGCATCGTAGATGGTAAATGCACTACTAAAGCCTATATTATTAGCATACTTACGTAATATCCTACAGCATAATCCATGAAATGTACCTACCCATATCCTATTCGTCTGTACATTCATTTTCTGTAGACGAGCGACCATTTCATTAGCGGCTTTATTTGTAAAGGTAACAGCCATAATAGTACCCGGATCAAATCCCATGTTAATTGAGTGAGCTATCCTAAAAGTTAGACATCTGGTTTTACCGGAACCAGCGCCGGCTAATACTAATACTTGTTGATTCGTAGCTACAACTGCTTGTAACTGCTCTGGATTTAACTGAGTTAGCAATCTTTTTCACCTGCTTCATATAATACAACTCGACCACTTAGTACGCTGGCCGGCACTTTGATTAAACGTTGATTGAGACTCCCTCTATAAGCTACATTATTACTATGTAACTCTTTCATATAGGGGCCATCTACAATTACATCAACAAAACTAATTGTCATGATGTCTTTAATCTCTTCCCAAGTAGCACCTGTATACATCCATACATCCTTGCCAGAATAATACTCCTTAAAGTAAATCAGAAAGTCTATAATTTCATTCCACTGGTACATAGGATCTCCACCTGATAAGGTAATCCCTTGTATCAGTGGATTCATGCGTCGGTCGATACTTGCAATAAGTTCTTTTGTTGAAACCTCCTTACCCTTCTTGAAATCATGAAGCCCTGGATTATGACAACCAGGGCAATCACGTTTACAACCCTGAAAGAAAATGACTATTCTTAATCCAGGGCCATCTACTACAGATTCTGATACTATTTTATGAATACGCATAATATTATCCTCTCACTGGTTCTGGTATTGGCCAATCTTCCATAGGAGGTACATGAGTAGGTGGATTTAGTTGTTGTATTTCGGGCGATTCCATTAGTTGCCCGGTTTCGTTTCCGGTAACAATCTCTATATCAATATCTGTTGCGCTACCTTCCGGAATTTCATCTTCATCGATCATAGGTACGTTACTCATTCTTGAAGCAAAGGAAGCTTGCATTCTGTCAAAGAGAAGTTGTTTTAAAGTAGGATTTCTTTTAAACTCTTCTCTTAGCTGAGCGGTACCGTTTACCTTATACGGCTTATTATCCGCGCCATTAAGTTCTGGCTGTCCTGTAGTAGGATCGATAAATGTCATCCAACTACCGCTCTTCTGTACAACAAAGAGATCGTGACCTAAATCGTAAACTTCTTGAGCAAAATCAACACCCTCGTTATACAGAACAGAGAATGTGGCTACCTTATGAGGAGCTGCTACTTTATTCTTTATTACCTTTACGGTAGTAGCATGGCCAATGATATCTGTACCAACTTTAACAAATTCCCCTTTTCGAACATCAAGTCTTACAGAGGCGTAGAACTTTAACGCACGACCGCCCGGGGTTGTCTCGGGATTGCCGTATCCGCCAACCTTTTCTCTTAACTGATTAATGAAGATTACAAGTACTTTATGTTTAGCAACCAAATTTGTAAGTTTACGCATTGCTTGACTCATTAAACGAGCCTGTAAACCGACATGACTATCGCCCATCTCTCCGTCTAGTTCTTTTTGTGGTACAAGGGCTGCTACAGAGTCGACAACAGCGACATCTACCATATTAGTCTTAACAAGAGCTTCTACAATAGCAAGAGCTTTCTCTCCACTTGCAGGTTGGCTATACAGTAGACTATCAATATCAACTCCCTGTAATTTCGCCAGCTCTATATCTAAACCACATTCTGGATCTACATATGCACTTTTCTTACCGGTATTGAGTATTCTGGCAAGAGCTTGAGCTTCCGAGACAATGCCTAAAGCGATACCAGTCTTACCGGAATGTTCCGGGCCGTATATCTCCATAATTCTGCCTCTAGGAGCTCCGCCTATACCAAGAGCAATGTTTAAAGCCATAGATTTAGTAGGTATTGCTTCAACTCTTAGTAAGGCTTTCTCCTGACCTAGGTACATTATACTACCGATACCCATTAATTTATTAATAGCATCCATAGTAGCATCAAGTATACTTTGACCTTCTTTAGCTACTACTATGGTTTTCTCTTTTCCAGCCACTATTTATCAGCCTCCAACATCCCCTTAATTGTTACAAGCGTATTCTTTACAGCCATACCTTCGATTCCAAGTCCCTTCGCCTGCTTTAAGGCAGTATTTAATAAGTCGAACATTCGAGACTTGTCCATCTTTACAGGCTTATTGTTTGAGTAAGTTTCTGATAAATCATTTAAGTCCTGACTAACCTTTAGTCTAGCATCCTCCTTTGTGAGGCCTGTCTGTATATAAGCCTCACAAAGGTAGATAGCCATCTGGTTAAGTCCTGATTTAGACTGGTTTACAGGGTTCATTAAAACGGTAAAGTCGGGTCTGTCGGGCCACCCGGATAACCACCCTGCTGAGCCGGATTAGGAGCGGTTTGCGGCTGTTGAGCAGGTTGCTGGTACGGTTGAGCAGGCTGCGCCGGTTGTTGATAAGGCTGTTGATACGGCTGAGCCGGTTGTCCTTGCTGTACAGGTTGCTGACCGGGTTGTTGATAAGGCTGCTGAGCCGGTTGCTGATACGTTTGTTGTGCAGGTTGCTGACCGGGTTGCGGAGCAGGCTGCTGATAAGGTTGTTGGTACTGCTGAGTTTGCTGAACCGGCTGTTGTACAGGTTGCTGTGCCGGCTGTTGGTATGGCTGCTGTACAGGCTGTTGAGTCGGTTGCTGATAAGGTTGTTGG